TTAACATATTTGGGTAACGGTATTGCATTGGCTGGCACTTATATTAACGGTAAAATACTTCGTTCTACTGATTATGGTGCAACATGGAGTGATTTAGGACAACAGTTCAGTCAAGAATATATATCCTCATTAACATATTTGGGTAACGGTATTGCATTGGCTGGCGCAGGTCCTGATGGTAAAATACTTCGTTCTACTGATTATGGTGCAACATGGAGTGATTTAGGGCAACAGTATGATCAAACAAGTATACCTTCATTAAGTAATTTGTTTCCCGTGCAATATTAGGATTTTTAGTATAAACTGATATGGAACTTATAAATATAAAAGGATTTAAGGGGTATCAATGGGTGATATAATAAGAGGAAAGATTGAAGGAGATACTACTTGGAGTGTTTCATATAGACCTCCAGAGCTTCTTACTAATGTACCTAAAGAGATTTTTGATACAGACATGGAAGTTCCTGAGATTTTTTCTAATGCTATGTTTTTTAAAATAAATAGTTCTTATGATCCAGGTGATAATTTCAAGGAATACAGATGGTATACTAGAAGTAGATATGCAGGTAGTGTTCCTTCTTGGGATAGTACTTGGCCTTATACAGTTTATGTTGGAAAAGATAATAAGGAACATAGATTATCTGGTGGTTATCAAGAAAATGATAATGGTATTCCTGAAGTTTTTGATATTTGGGTTGTAGCATTTAATACAAATAACGAATATAATACTACAGATTTTGACATATGGTTTACTTATCCATAAGTTTATATAGGAGGAAGGTTTGGCTTTAACATGGGATCCTGATACTTTTTTGCATTGTCATTGGAATTATAATGATAGTAGTGTAACGGTTACATGGAGTAAAGCAATTACTGGTTCTGATTTTGACCATTATGAGATATGGTTGGACCAGTCTACCCAGAGTGATGCTACAAATAGGAATGTTGGAGGAGGTGCAGAGGGAATAGATAACAATGATATAGGCGCTCTTGGAAGCAAGACTACAACTACTGCTACAATAACAGAAGCAATGACTACTATGGTCTTGTCCACTCCAAGCACTGCAGTCTTATATTTCGCAGTATTTGGAGTGGATAAAGGAGACAATTATAGTACTGCATTGACTTTGCAAAATAGATTTTTGTTAGGTTGTGAGATTTATTCTGTAAGTCAATTGACTGAGGATGATTCACCTGGATCTAAAGGTGATATAAAAGTTGTATTTGAATTAGACTCTTCAGGTGGTGTATTTGCTACTACTAATGACGGATGGTTGGAGTTTAAGGATTCTAACGGTTATTGGCAAGTTTGTACAGCAGTTACTAGTGACGGTTTTAGTATGGCACGTATAAAAGAGGGAGTAACTAAAACTATCTATTGGCAGAATCCTAAAATGGATTATGGTTCTGCTGAACTTTCGAATTTAGAACTAAGATTGGTGATAGTATAGTATGAGTAGTTATAGGATACATACATTTGCTAGTGGAGAAGGTCAACCTATACCCAGTTGTGATATGGGGGGTTTTAAGGACAACGGTGAAATGGTGGGAGCTATAGGTCTTTATGATAGTGATAGTCCAGGTGTATGGTTATGGAGTTCAGCTGATGAAGGTTGTCATGGTCATGCTGTTGATGTAAAAGAGTTTGTAGGTTATAATACTAATGACACAGTTGGTAAGTATGATACATTTAATACTGTATCGGTTGTAGATTCAGAAAATTTTTTACATGTGTGTTGGCCGGATGGTGATGTTGACGGGAATATTCATTATTTTAATACATCAAACTTTACTAGAGAAGTGTTGTACAATTATAATACGGGTTATGGTATATCAATGACTATTGACTCGAGTGATAATCTCTATCTTGCATTTGCAGGTGAAAACCATGATGTATATTTTATGAAAAGGACTTCTGGCTCTTGGGGTTCGGTGGTAACTGTAGACACCACAGGTGATTTTTCTAAAACAATTGGAGACATAGTTATAAGATTAGACAGTAATGATATTCCACAGATTGCTTGGTCTGCTGAATGTGGCAATCAGTATGGAGTGGTTTATGCTAAAGCTACTAGTACTGCCGGAACCAGTTGGAATACTAGAGTTCAGCTCGATGGTGGAGCTAATAATTATATAACGTCTATAGTTATGTCGGTAAATCAATCTACTGATAAAGCTTATGTTGCTTGGGGGGAGAGAGATGTGGGTTTTATGTGTGCTACTAATCAAAGTGGCTCGTGGACTGATCCTGTAACTATTGATACTGAAAACTATACAAGTGGTGATATTAGTATTGGTAGCGGAGGTAGGATCCATTTTATAGTTGATATAATATGTTCCTATATTTATACGGATAATGCTGACTTGTCTAATCTAACTAAAGACGAATGGATTTTTAGCCTTGGTTCCTACCCCAAATTTTTTGGTCCCACTGGTGGGACAGATGATTATGCCTTTATGTATTATAGCTATAGTGGAGGAATCGGTTTAAATATATACAAAGGAGCCAACTGGACAGGTGTATCTGATCCGGGAGTTAACTTTGGTGTGGGGGCTATTGATGAACAGGATATGGATACTCAGTATCCCACTATATCAGACTTTACTGTAACTGGTCTTAATTTAACTACTGTAGAGGCTACATGGGACTGGGATGGAGATACTGCAAATGATCTAACTCCTACTTTCAAATATTATAGATTATATACGTCTGAGGTTAACCAAGCAACTGCTAAAGCTAGAGGTTCGGCAGCGGCAGCTACTATAGATACAAGATCTGTTGAAAGTCAAGAGTTAAGTGTAAGTCCTGGTAGTACTTTATATGTTGCAATGTTTCCCTGTGATATTTATGGAAATGAACCTCCAGCTGGAACTTATGGAGATGATAGTAGAACACCTCCCGTTGTTAGTATAACAAGTTTGGAGCAAACAGATGAGGTTAATGGATATGTGACTATAACCTGTGTAATATCTGATGTTAATATAGATGAATGTAAAATAAGGGTTTATTATGGCACTACTCCAGGTACTCAAACAAATGATCCCACACTAGTTGGGACTGAAGTAGATTCAACTGACCCTGCTCAAGACCCATTACCTGATGTATCTAATGATGAAACATATCAAATAGGTACCAATGAACCTATTGAGGGTTCAGCTACTGGCGTGACTGTTGCCTTTAAATGGGATTCTCATACGGATTTAGGTGCTGTAAATGATATTTATTATATTAAGTTAGTGGGTAATGATGGATTAGTAGACAGTGCTGCAGTTATAGATGATATAGCTATTGATAGTAGACCAGACCAACCCAGCCCGCCAACAATAGATAATTATACTTATAATAGTATAACTATAAGCCAAACTCCTACAACGGGGGAACCTACAAGTACTGAATATGCTATATATATTCAAGGTGGTACAGCTGACAATTGGCTTGGGTCTGATGGTTCTTTGACGGATACAGAGGTATGGCAAACTTCGGATGCATGGGCTAGTACTGAAATAAGTAATCTTACTCCTTCAACAGTTTATATTTTGTATACTAAATCAAGGTATTCCTCTTCTGATGATTTAGAATCCGATAACAGCGATACAATCAGTCAACTATTACCAAGCAATCCTCCTACAGTTTCCAATTTTACTGTAAATACTCCCACTGATGGTTCGAAAAAATATACAATATGTTATGATATGTTAGATGTGGATAGTAGTACTGTGACTGTAAGTTTTGAATATTACAATGGGACGGACTATGGGGCCATCCTAAATATTACGGGAGATGTAGGAGAAATAACGGGAATAACAGGAGTTGCTCAAACTTTTGTAGCTACTTGGGATGCTGGGGGGGATTATGATGATGTAACTTTAACTGATACACATTTGAAAATTTTAATGGATGATACTACTCAGGTTATTACAGGTACTTCAGATACTTTTAACCTTGATACGGATAATCCAGTTATGCCTACTGACGCTTATTTAAGTTTTGCTAGCATAGGTACTGATCAAATGGATATAAGTTGGAACAGTAATGTTACAGAAGCGGAACAACATTTTGAAACGTATGAGATTTACTTGTCTACATTGTCCCAGGTTGAAGCTAATGGAAGGGTTACATCTGATACTTGTTTTCTTTGGGATTCAAATGATGATGCCAATCTTGCTTTAACAACTACTGATACAACTACAGTAACTGGATTAACACACAATAGTACTTATTATTGTGCTTTCTTTGCAAAGGACACTTATGGGAATGTTTCTACTGTTATTGAGGGAAGTCAAACTACATTAAGAATATATGATATAACTGGTTCTGTTTTGGATCAGAATGGATATGGTGTACCCAATGCTAATGTATTTTTGTATACAAAAGAAGATGGAAATTTTATAAATTCAACTACAACGGATAGTTTAGGGGCTTATTCATTTATGGTAACAAACGATAATGAACATTATATTATTGTAAAAAAGTCAAAATATGGTGGTGGAGTAACTGATGGTATTTTTGGAGTAGGAAGATAATATGGCTGATGTAAATATAAACATAGACGCAGATTATGTAGCTCCAATTAGTACAGAGATGGATGTAAATATAAATGAGGCTTGGGTTGATTCTTATATAAGTTCTACTCAAAGTTTAGGAACTATAACAAGTACACATAATATAACAAATATAACTACTTTGTATTCAATAGGTTATATTGAATTGTCTTTTAGTGTAGGAAGCTTGGAAATGACAGTTTCAATACCTAATTAAATAAAGGAGATACCATATGGCCAGTGGGACAATTGTGAGGCGGAATTTGATTCCAATCCCAAAAATCACTATTACTGATTCAGATGGTTCTGTATATGATTTGACTAATCATACCATAAGATTTATTATGTGGTTTACAGATACACTTCAAGTTGCTTTGGACACAGATGATACTTCTGTACATTTATCAGGGTCAAATGTAGATAGAATACAAACAAATGATGTTTTACTGGTGGACCATGAAAGAATGTTAGTGACGGCAATTCCAACACAACCTCTTGATACAGATGATACTATAGTTACTGTAACTAGAGGTTATGATATACCTGCTACTGCTGGATATGTTTTAGGTTCAACTGATGTTGATGGAGCTGGAACAAATGATCCTTATGCATTAAGTACTGATTGTGAATTTGATATAGCAATAGACGGTGGAACAGCAACTACTATAACTATGACATTAGCTGCTACCGAAGGGAATACCACTATGAGTCACTTGGTTGCTGATATGAATACTGCTTTAACTGCGGCAGGAGTAACTTGTACTGCTTCTGCAGTATTTGATAAATTCAAATTTACCTCACCTACAGTTGGAACAGATTCTTCTGTTGTAATTAGCAGTCCAGACACAATATCGACAAATGAGTTAGGTTTGATTGCAGCTACAGGTAACGGGACCGCAACTCAGTCTACAGATAATGTAGCTCATACAGTTAATAGTATGGTAAGGGTTATAAAAATAGAGACAGATGCGGAGATTGATTCACTTACAACAGGTACTATAAAATATCAATGGATATCAGGTGATACAGATAAGACAGGGGAATATCAAATGCAATTTGATATTACTAATCCAAACGGTAAGAAATTTACAATACCTGTTGCATCTCCTTCAACATTTACTGTAAATATTATCGAAGACGCAAATGATTATATTTAAGGAGAAATTAAATGAGTAAATCATTAAAAGCAGCCAAACCCCGTATGTATTCTACATATTATCAAGTAATAAATGTTTTAAAAGAGATCTCTACTGAAGTTATTAATATTTCAAGTGACCCTAATAATATAGTTAAAATGGCTGGACAGATTGAATGTGAAATAGTGAAAGCAGATTCAATTATTACAGCCGCTTTAAATTCAATATACAGTATTAACAACTTAAGAACAACTCCGTGGACCACTCCTGTTGTACCGGATCCAAATAATGACGGAGATATGACTTTAGTGGGGATATCTACTGGATCTGACATAGCAAATGCTTATACAGCTACTTGGATTGTTGAATTTACATCTACTGAAGACTTTACTTTGACAAGTAGTTTAGAGGGAGCTCAGGGGACTTTTACTATTTCATCTGACGCAGCTTCTACTAATAATGATATTATTATAGGGTCTAATGCTTGGATTGCGGGTGATGCAAGTCCTGTTGATGGAGATAAATACTATTTTTCCGTAATTGATTCTCAACCATTAATCAACTATATAAGTGCTAGATTAGCTGCTGGATTTGTATTAGAGAGTATTTTTACTTCTGAGACACCTAATGAAAATGCCAGTAGTAAAACATTAAAAGACGAAGCAACACATTGGTTAGAAAAGTTACAAAGACCTAACGATGAAACGGGGGCTAGGTTAACATCATATAGTGTGGAAGATATAGAAAGTTTACACGTAGATTATCATATCACGGATTATGGGGTAGATGATAGTAGTTATTCTGAAACAACCCCTTATAGAAGTGGGGTAGGAAGTGAGATTTAAAGATAAATCCTTGACAGTATAGGATATAATGATTATATTGTTTTATTATCCCTCTGAGATAGCGGGGGATGTATAGTACAAATTTGTATCTTATTGAAATAGGATAAGATGTCTGAAACTGTTACAACTAAAGAATTGCTTAATAAAATTAAAGAGACATTGTTAATATGTAGATCTCATACTGGATTAGACACTGTGAGGACATTCAAGAGAGGTATTCTACCTCCTATTCCAACTTTTCCAGCTATTGCTATTGTACCTATCAGAGAAATCCATGGGGGAGTTTGGTCTGGGGGTAAATATGAAGTTACTAGACAAATTAATTTGGAAGTATATAGCAAAAAATTAAGTGGAAAAGCTTCTTTGGACCAGTCTAAGAATATAGCAAAGGAGATTGTAAATATAGGAAAAAAAATATTTACGTGGGGTGATTTAGTATTAGAAACTGTTTTTGGGGGACCTAATGAAGAAGATCCTATGGAATTTGGTTCCTCGATATTATCTGTTTGTACTGTCCCCATGTGGTTTATCTCTTATGAGAGGATACCTGATAAAAGAATTAAATCTGGTTTGAAAAATATAACAGCAGTGGGTTTGTCTGAATTAATGGAAAGAATACTAGAACAACACAAGAAAACACCTTTACTTGATTTGTCTTTATCTAAAGTTGCACAATTGAGTAGAGGACCTATACCCTTATTAGGTAATTTTCCTGCTGTAACTATTAATGCTCCAACTATGGATATAGAAAAGACATATAGTTCAGCAGATACAGAAATTAGGCATTTTAATATAGGAGTATGGACGAAACTATTAGATAAAGAAATAAATTTGGATCAAAATTTAGATATAATTGAGGTTTTAAAGGACCTATTACAAATATATAGTGGTTGGAATGGTTATTGTATAAGTAGTGAAATAGTAGACATTGAATATGATATGACTACTATTCCAATTGGAAAGGTATATTCAAGTACAATCAATTATGATTGTCATATTTTTAACACCCATGTTTAGGAGTTAAAATGGAAGAATATGTAAAGATACAAAAAAGCGGACCTATGAATCTTCAATGTAGGAAATATTATGAAGGTTTAGGGATTTCTCCTCAAGAGTGGAATAAACTTAAAAGTGGAGGAGTCATAACAGTCCCCATGGCTTTAATTAAAGCACACCTTTTAAGAGGTATTAGTATTGTAACGGATTCAGTAATTAAAGAAAGAATAGTTGAAAAAGAGGGGACAATAGTCGAAACTGATCCTGAAGTTGTAGATAATGAACCAAAAAAGAGAGCGTATAAGTCTAGGAAAAAAGATTTATAAACAGTGAGATATACAAATATGAATTTTGAGTTGTGGTTTGCTTTCAAGAATAATAAATAATTAAGGAGGTCTTATGGCTACAACACGCGTAGCATGGCAAGAGAGATATGCTACTGTATTGTCTTCTCTTTTAACAAGCGATGCCAGTTTCTTTCCAACTACTGATATAGGTATAGAGGGGACGGGATCTGGTGCTGCCAAATTTGTCATGCCTTTAACAGAACATCCACATTTAAACCCAGGAGCTTCTACACTAGAAACAGAAATGGCTACTGGTCAAGCTGAAAGACATCAACTTGAGTATACTAATGTTGCAGCTGAACCTGCAAGTGTTACTTTGACAATGCCTGCTAATCAGTATACTTTGTCTTATTTTTTAGGTTTACTGTTTCAAGGTGGAGTTACTGAAGGTTCAAGTGATCCAGTTATACTTACTTGTGATCCTTATACTACACCTGATGTTGATAAATATTGTTGTATTGTTAGACAGTTAACTGATGATGCTGCATTTCTTGTTAATGATGATAAATCCCATATACTCAACGGATGTATTTGCACATCATTAACTATTTCTGGTGAGGAAGGTGGATTAGTTATGTTGACTGCTGAAATGATGGGTGCTGAATGGACTAATGACACTATAACTTCTATACCTACTATGACTTGGGATGGAATGAGTATGGCCGATACAGGGGCTTTCTACAAGTTTCAAGACATTAGCATGAAAATCAATCCTAATCAGCAAGGAGAGCAGGACTTTGATACTCCAAATTTTTCTATTACCATTTCTAATAATGCTGTAGGTAATTATTATAATAATGATACAATTCAAAAATATGTTTTAGGAAGATTAACCGGAGAAGGTACATTTAGGATTCCTTGGGGAGCTCATGCTACTGTGGGTGGAAATGTTCCTTTAAGTGATTTTACTTCTGGGAACAGAGCATTGTTAACTTTATACAAGGATGATGCTGCTCCTGATGCTGATGGGGAGTTTATGATACAACTTAACATACAATATACAGATGTTGGATTTGGTGGGGAAGTAGAAGTGGGATCGGATATTACTTTCTCTATGGTAACAGATTCGACTAATACAGCTATTAAGGCTGTAGTTGCATATGATCAATCTGTTGCTGATAGAGGTTGGTAATATTTAATTATAATATCTTAGTTTAATATCAAAAAGTTGACACTAATAAACCAAATCCCAAAAAGGTAGGGAACCAATGATAAGTAGTCAAAGGACAAAGGGAAACTATGGACATCCTAAGTGTGTAGAAATTGAAAGGATTAATAGAGCCAAAAACAATCACTCTCTGAAGAGTTTAAGACTACTTTTTATTAAAGGTTTAAACTGGTTAAACTACCTATAACAAAAGGAGTAACCAAATTATGGCTATTAAAGGAGTACAAAGGGCAAAAGACGGTAGTTCGGATGTATTGGCTCAACCGTATATACCTGAACAGGAACGTGCTTTAACTGATGAACCGCAAACAGTTTTTTGGATTAAACCAAAAGATACTAGAGCATCAAATAGAACACTTCAAAGGTATGCTGGTACTGGTAAAGATCGAAGGGGATATAGAGATTTAAATATAAGGAAATTAAATAATGCTGATGAAGCAGAATGGTTGGATCTTGTTGTAAAAATTGAAAATTATACATTTTCGAATCAATATCCTGATTTAAATAAGATGGGAAATATTCCTGTAATTGATTCCCCAGAAATAATAAGACAAGCTTTATATGATTTACCATCTGATGTTATTATTGAAGTATTTGATGCTTCAGCTGATAGTGAAATGTTGACGGCTGGTTTAAAAAACGTCTTGACCTCCTCGTCTACTACCTCCAGTGGAAAAACGAAAACAAAATAAAGTCACGGGCTTATGACTGTGATTTATGTAGACGCAGGGGGGATAATAAATATAGGATATGCTATCTAGACAGAGATGAATATGATATAGAAGTTCCTATATTTGGGGAAATTCCCGAGGGTAAACCAAATGTACAAGATTTTATTGCTCCTGAGGATTATGAAATAAGAAGACTGACTAGTGATGAATTTCTAGATTTTGTATTTGAATTTGCGGAATTAAACCCAGGGTTACATTCAGTAGAGGTGATTTTGCAGATTATTAATACAGCAAAAAACAATAATGAAGTCTGTATGACTGCATTTGTTGACCCTTTAAGTAACTTTCTTATTGAATTAGAAGCAGCAGCTAATTATTACAATGTATTGCCCTATGAGGGAGGGCTTTTGGATCAACCTCAATATATTTTGGATGCCTTCAAAATTATTAGAAGATCAGATAACATATATCAAATAAAGAAGGCGGAAAAAGATAAGAAAGCAGCAGAATTGGAAGCTAGAAAAACAGCACAAAAAAGGAAATTATGATATACAATGGTGAATATGTGGAACTTATAGTTCCAAAGATTAAATTTTATCAAATAAAAGATATTACTGGACTGAACAAATATATAAATGAATATGTTAGGTGTGTAAAAAAATTTAATAAAGCTCTTGCAGGTTTTGGTCTTTCGGTATTGGATAAACAAACAGAAAGTAGGTTTGAAGTTGGAGGGATAGAAACCGGTACTACCCCTATTATCAATGAACGTTGGAAACCTTTATCATTATATACAATTAGAAAAAGAATGAAGAAGTTTGGTGAAACTTTGGAAGAAAATACAAGGAGTGGTCAATGGATGGGGGACGGTTTAATTGATAATCAACCAATATTAAGATTAACAGGAAGGGGTAGAAAATCTATAGGTAAAATTGCTTTATTTCGTACTCCAGAAGGTAATATGGAATTGGTTTATGGAGTAAGAGGTATGCCAAGAGCGTATATGGGGGAACATCAAGAAGGTTCTGGTAGAATACCTGCAAGACCTTTTTTAGGTATTAGTGCATATATAGCAAAAACTATTTCTAAATTTATTGATACATGGGCTAAAAAGGTGTTTACATAATGGGAAGCAAACTTTCAAAGAGTTTACACGTAAAGATGGTTTTAAAGGTTACTGGTGAAAAACAAGCCAAGGAATTAGTAAGCGAATTAAAAAAGATAGCTGGTGCTGAAGGTAAAGTTGATATTGCTTCAGGTAAAATGGGCAGATCTCTTAAAGGTGCTGCAGAGGGGATGGATAAATTAAACAAGAAAACGGAAACTTATCGAAGGAAAGCAGGAAAGATAAGAGGACATACTGAAAGATGGCAGCATGAAGTGGGTAGGTTACGTAATATAATCTTGTTGGCAACATTTGCTTTGGGAGGTTTTGTAGCAGCTATGACTAAAGCTGTTCAAGCTTCAATTCAACAAGAGAATGCTTTATTAGGTTTGACTGCTGTTGCAAGTGCTGTTGGAGAGTCAATTGGGGGAGTAACAAAAGCAGCTATAGAATTAACTGAAACAGGTTTGTTGAGTATACATGAAGCAGCAGCAGGTTTGAAGAATTTATTGTCTAAAGGTTTTGGTATGAAAGAGGCAATGGATATAATGAAAGCTTTTACTGATGTTGCTGCATTCAATAGACAAGGTATGTTGGGAATAGGTGAAGCGGTTGTTGGAGCTACTGAAGGATTAAAAAATGAGATGTCAATGAAGGTTGATAATGTTGGAATTACAAAAAATTTGTCTATAATGAATAAAGAATACGCAGACACTATAGGTACAACAGCTTTAAAATTAAATCAAGCTCAAAAAAATCAAGCACAATATATTGGGGTTATGAAAGAATGGGCAATTTTTGCTGGTAATGCTGAAAAGTTAACTCAAACTTTCTCTGGAGCTCTTAGTAAATTAGGTGTGATGATGTTTAATCTTAGGGCTGAAATGGGTTTTAGACTTCAGCCTATATTGAAAGATGTTGTTAATATTTTGACAGAAAATGCAGCAGCTACTAGAAAATGGGTAATGGCCAATAAAGAAATGATTGAACAGAAGATTGCAGCATTTTATGTACACGTTAAAGTTGCATTGGAGGGTATAGTTGCTCTGCTTAAAGTGTTATATACTGTAATAAAACCATTAGAGGGGGCATTTGCAACTCTTGTATGGTCTTTAGCTAAAGGTTTTGTAGGTTTTAAAGCCCTTAGTCCCTTAATTAGGGTGGGTACAAAGAGTTTTACCGCTTTTAAAGAAGCCGCAGTAACAACAGCACCATCTGTTGGAATATTAACAAAATCTTTGAAAGGTTTGAAAGCTGCATTTATGAGTCTTAATCTTTGGTTTGTTGGTATAACTGCTGCGTTGTTTGCTTTTGAATATATTTATAAAAAATTTAATAAAACTACAAAAGATGTCACTGAAACACAAAAAAGAAAAATACCCTATGATTATCAAGAAATAGAATTAATCAGACAAAAATCGGTAGAACTCAATAAATTAATAAAAATAACAGAAAATATAAACAAAAAAACAAAAGAAAGAATAAGTCTACTTTCTGGAGAAATTCGATCATTACAAGCTATTTCTATACAAAAATATATGGATTCTTATGGTGAAATGATTGATATTATGGGAGAAGAGGTTTCTGTTACTAGTTTGCTTACAATGGACAAAAAGAAACTCGCTGAAGCACATAAAAGATTAACAGAACAAATCAAGATTCAAACTGAGTTTTATGAGAAGGCTCATATAGCTAAAGTTAGGGATAAAGTGGCTAATGATAGATGGCTTAAACAAATGGATGATATAGTAATTCAAATGAATAGGATAAATAAAGCCGCTACAACCGCGACAGGTCGAATAGTTCGTACCCCAGAACAAGAACGAGCTTTTCAAGAGTTACGTGCAGAGTGGAATAGGTTGAATGCTTTAGTTCTTGAATACGAAGCTAATCTCAAAATAGCAGCTAAAGGGGGTAAAGCTTTAGCGGAAATGAAAGATCGTTTGAGATTGATTGGTGGGGCTATGTTAGGACTAACAAAGAAAAGTGAAGAGGCTATAAAACCTATTGGAGAACTATCTCAAAAGCTAAAAGATCTTCAATTCCGTTTAAATACGATGAGGGATGATATAAAGAATGCTTTTGAACCTTCTCCTATAACAACTTATGACAAACTATTGAAGGCTCATGATGATACTGTTACAAGATTGATTAAAGCTTATGACAGTTTAAAACATGCTATAGAGAAATCAGGGGAAGAGGGATCAGAAAAATTGCTTGAGGATCTTTCTGTATTGAAAAAAGAAATATATAAAGGATGGATGGAAGAATACCCTGAATTTAAAATTGAATTTGCATATGAAGATTTATCTCAAAGTCTTAGAACTGCAATGAAATATGCTAGAGCTGAAAAGGTTTTGGCTGAGTATCTGACTGGTCCTGCTGCATTAGAAGCATCAAAAAGAGGTGCTAAAAGATATGCTGAACGGGTTATGGAAGCAATTGAGAGAACAATAGAAGGGATTCCAACAGAAGAAGGGAAAATTGAGTTTAGAATGATGATACCTGAGAGTTTAGAAAACGATATAAAACTGGCTACAGCTCATAGTGATGCATTAATAAATGTAAAGAAATCCTATTATGATAAAGTTTCGGCAATGGATGAACGGTATTTAGAGTGGGAAAGAGAAAGAATTAAAACAAGAGAGAAAGTGGAAAGAGATCTCCTTGATGTATTACTTTATACTCATCAAGCAGGTTATGTTAGTTTTAAAGCATATAAAGGTTTAGAAACAGGTGTTGCATTGGAAGCAGAGAAATTAGCTAAATCTTTATTTGATAAAGATATGAGAAGACAAATCACTCTTTCAAGGGTAGCTATGAATGTGGCTAATTCAGTAGCTGCTACAGCTGTTCAAGCTATAGCTGATGTAGCTAAAGTAAAAGCAGCAGATGCTTCTGTGGATGCCTTATATTGGTTTTCTCAAGGACTTATGGGACGTCCAGGAGCTTTTGCAGCAGCAGCAGGGGCGGCTAAAGCAGCAGTGGGTTATGGAGCTTTAGCTGGTGTTGCTTCGGGAGTAGCTTCAGGGTTTACTTCAAGAATTAATGAATACAAAGGTGTAGGTGGAGGAGAGGTTGCTGTTGAAGCTCCAGGAGCTGTTCCAACTGCACCTACTGGGATTATTATACCTCCAACTGGGGGTTTAGATTTAGCTTATAATCCTTATAAAAAACCTGAACTTGAAAAACCTTCGGGTGTAAATGTTACTATTGATATGAGTGGTTCAACTTTTGTAGGTGCTGGGGACGCAGAAACTTTAGCTCCAATGATAGCAAATGCGGTCAAAGAAACAGTCAATGAGGGAATTGAAACGGGTGAAATAAACATTAAAGATTAATGGCTTTTAATTAATTATGGTTTGTCTTTTAAGGGCTTATCATAATAAGAGGCAAAGCCTTGTAAGTTAAAACCCTTCCCCAATTTTTTGTTAGGGAACAATTATTATTTTGAGAAATAAAAATGTCTTTTACAAACGAAACATTTTACGCAATGGGGGTTGCTGCTCCCATACCAAACTATAGATTTATTCAAGGTTCTATTGTAGAAGGAACTTTGAATGGTAGTCATGAGAATATTAATACATTAACTATCAATACAACTTCCCCTGATATAAGATTTTATGTTGTTGGATATGATGATTATCCTTTATTCCCGGATAAAGTAATAATAGGTCCAAGTAGTTATGATGACGAACATCAACCTAAAGGTGCAACTGAAGAATGGATTATAAGAGATGCAACTTCTTCAACTAGCTTAACTTTATTAAGGAAAGAAAATGAAACAACTTTGAGGTATAAATATAAAGATGGTGATCCTTTTACTATTTATAGTCATAGATTTCCTCAAGGTTGGACTACTACTAATGATTACGGAAACATAATAACATACCCTTTAAATCAATTTGTTCCTGAAGAGAATATATTTTTTGGTGAAAGATCAATGTTTGATGATTTTTCATTTAATATGAAAATGACTTGTAATTGGATTCCATTAATAAATGATGTTAATGTAAGTTTATCTTTAGGGGATATTTTAAAATCTAATACTGTTTATAGATTAGGAATAAGATATAAAGGTTATTGTGAAATAAGCAAATATACTTATTTATATGTAGATGCGGAAGATAGTATAACAGAGGATCGGATACGGATATCTAAAACAAGTGGATGGGCTACTAATGTTGATGATGCAGAATGGAATGAGGATACTGGATATGGACTTTTTTCTGGGACTGAGGATACTTCAGATTTGAATATTACTATAACTACACATTATGAGACTACTGATGCTAGACCTCTTTATTTAAAATTTGACTATATTTTTTTAGAACATGCTGCTGAAACTTCTGGTGAAGATGAAGGAGTTTATACTTTTACAGAGCAACCTGCAATGGGTAGTACTGGTTATACTTTTAGAGAAACTGCTGATGAACATTCAGATATACAATATAAAAGTAAAAGATTTAACTGGTATGGTATGTTTGAAAATGTCTCAACCTCTTTCTATAAAAATTTAATGGTATTAGATTATTATCAAAAATTGGGACACAAAATGTTCTTTCATACCAATGAAGAATTTGGAAGTAATCTACCTCCATTATTAAAAGGGATATTTAAAATTTCAAATTTAACTCAAAAACATTGGGACCCTAAAAGGTTATCTTTTAGGTTTGATTTTTTAGAGGAGTAATGAGTATACCAATAATGGCATTAGGTGTTGCTGCACCTATAATTAACCCTAAATTTCAAGAAGGAACCCATTTTAGAGGAAAGGTTTCTGGTACTATAAATGCTGATGCTACATCGGGAACATTTAACAATATTAATGTTCCTACAACTAACTATGGTGGAGTTGAACTAGACAAAATACTTTTACCAGGAGACATAGTAGAATTAGGTCCTAGCACAAATACTACTTATAAAGGTTTAAGTGAATTAGTTACTGTTAGAAATGTTGATGGAAATACTATAACTTTTATAAATAGTTTAAGGTATCCTTATGCGGATAGTGACTGCATAAAAGGTATAGGACGTGCTTTAGCAGGAGGTTGGGGACATTATGTATATCCATCTGTTCCTCCTGATATTACAATGCTAGGAATTCATAATTATCCTCCAAGACCTTATAGTCCTCCTCATATATTAAAAGACTATCTTGGTCACATGAACTATCAGAAATTTGAGGCAACTACGGAAGGTTTGACTTCTGGAAGTAGGTCATTCTATATATTTCAGTACTTCGTAAATGAGGAAGACAGAAAATATAGACCTCTTATGGAAAATACTATATATAGGTTTGGTATGTATTATAAAGTTAGTTTTGAGGGAGGGTCAAATAGTAATAAAATAGGGTTCTGGTCAAATGATGGTGAAGGGGGTTTCTTTACCCTTGGAAGGGATGTTTTAACATACGGTGATCTGTCTTCTCAAACTGTTATAGGAACTTTTTCTACTGGTGAGACAGGTGAAACTTTTGATGATTTCTATGCTAGGGCACAACAGGAGTTGGATAATTTATCAATTGAAGGAAGTACTAAAGCCATTTGGGATATGTGGGATCAGATTTACACTATATACTTAGAACGGTATAAGTCTACAGATTATCCAAGTTATGACTTGACTAGTTTTTCGAAAATGGCTAAATTAAGAGAAACATATATAGGGACAAGAGCTCTTTCACAGACTGAAGAAGAAGACAATTATGAGATAACTAAATGGCATTTTTACAACAATACAGCTAGTACTTCTGTCAGTTATTCAAGATATGGGGAACAGTCCTTGATTATATTTTTGAGTCTGAATTATAGAACAGATTATACTGATACGGCTAAAGCTAGTATTAATTCAGTTTTTATGGAACATGCAAAAATGTCTGATGGAGAGGACAATGGAGTTTATTATTTTACATCCGATGGTACATCTTCTGGAACTCCTATATTGCCAAATATTAATAGAAGATGGAGACGGATAGAAAGTAGAAAAGATATTAGACTGGGAGAAGGTTATAGGGTTAGTTATGAAACTAAAGGTTATTCCTATAGAAGGTGGAGAATAGATTATAATTTTACTTGGGTGCCTGAAAGTTTTTTGAAGAATTTGGATGTATTTCTAACTTGGCAAAGAATGGGACATAAATTAATATTGCATACAGGAGAAGATCATTTGATTGATAGTGTTGAAGTAGAGGGAGAACAGATGGTAAACGATTCAGGACTCCCACCATTCTTAATAGGAAATTTGCAAGTAAATGGATCAAATCGGCCATTAAATGATATGACAATTAAAGATTTGACAATAACATTTATAGAGAGTGAACATGGCTATTGATACTAATATTATTGATATATTTGACCAACCTAATTTAAGTTTTGAAATTAGGTTATATATTGAAGATAGTGGAAATGAAGATAGAGACCCTGAATATGTAGATTTTACAAATAGATTAGCTTATAAAGGAAAAGACCTTCTTAAACGGTTGGGATCAATTACTCAGTCTGCTGAAGGTAAATCAGGAACTGCTTCATTTACTTGTTCTATTAACAATATCGAAGTAGACAATAGTGACGGTTTTTGGAATAAACCCATAGAAAGAGGCCCTGGGGGACTTATTAGAAGGAACTATCCTACTATTTTAACAACAGTCAATGGTAATGTTGCTTATTTTACTTTGACTAAAAATTATACTCAAAATGTATGGCATAAACATAAAGTGAAACTAGTGATTTTTGCTATGGGAAATAACGGGATGGTTTATGAGGATGATTTAATTGTTGCTGTAATTAATGATATTACTAGATCGGACAACAGGGATAGAGCTAGTATTTCTTTATGGAGTATGTCTATGCCTTTGAAAAAACTAGATGTTAGTACAGTTAGGGATGGTTTGAGTTGGTGGAATAATAAACCGATTAGTTTTCTTGTAAGAAAACTGCTTGAAAAAGAATATGGAACCATTCCAGATAACTTTGTTTTACCTGATTTAATTAGTATACCCACTTCTAAAAGACTGGATAGAAGGTATGGAGAAGCAAGGGTATTAAGCCAATACGGTAGGCCTCCTGAATATAATTTAGAAAGTGAAGTATGGGAAAATTTGGGATTGACTTGTAGAGCAATAGAAAAATGGCAATGGAATGAAGAAGGACCTAATGGTAATATAACTTCTGGTAAGGTATTAATTGAATCTAATAATGCTACTGAAATAAAATGTGAAATGGGTGTAAAATCTGGAGCAAGTGGACTGTTACCACGAGCTGGAGATGTTTTAACTATTCTACAAGATGATACTTATGGGAATACTGGTAGTTATACAATAAGAAGTATTACCGAAGGGTCTGCAGTTGGATTAGATACTGTTGAATTGGAAACCCCTCTTACTGGACTAGCAAACGATAATAATAAATTACCGTTTGTGATAAATAGGATATATACGGGATGTGATAACCAGTTATGGGAATACCTACCTGACAGAGATGTTTACAATAAAATAGCGGATGTTTTTACAGATGATAGTTTTTATATAAGGAGGTTATGGTATAACCCGAATGATAACTGTATATGGGGGGCAGCTTGGCAGGATCCATCGGACTATGGTTATGTAGACACTGATAATAATATTATTCCAGACAGTAGAAAAGATATTAGACTAAAAATATTCTATTATGATGGTTCTTCTACAACTATTACAAATACTATTGATGATGTATTTATAGGTGATTTTTTATATAGGGATAGTAGGAGTCATATTCATTATAAATACCCAGTGTGGGCTTGTACAATTGGGAATTATGAGGATTCAGCCGGAACCTTTGCTGATACAGCAGAGAACGTGGTGCTCCCCTTTAGACAGGGGATTGTTCCTTGTAATATAGCTGGTTCTGACAAAGATGTAGAAGACGGTGGTAAAATTGGAGGAGTAGGCTATGCATATGGTCCAGAACCTCATCAATGGAATGAAGGAGGTTGGGGACAAATACATGTGCATGGTTTGAATACTACTGCAGCTAATGCAAAACCACACACAATCAATGGTTTTGCTGGAGGAATGGGTGTCATAGAAGAAATTCATGCACTTTGGAATGATACAGAATATACTACTCCACGACAAGATAATACAGATTTACCGGCAGATTATTACACTGTAAAGGAATATTATAATCTACTTGATTTTAACGCTCCTGGTCAAGCAGAACCAGAACCTGAAAGTATATGGTGTAGAACTACTTTAGGTCAAACTGGTTTTTGTGTATTTAACAAAAACGGTGGATCGGTGGACAGTAATGGGGTTATTTGGATATTCAAATTAATTTACGATGATAATCACGTTGACGGAATGTTAAAATTATACACAATAGGTTTGACTTCTCCTTATACTGTTACACAACAAACTGGAACTATTACTGGTAGTGGAAACCTTGTAAATAAAGACGATGGTACTGGTGAAACACATATATACTATGACGAGGATACAAATGGTTGGGAGTATTCTGATATGCAGAGCATTCAACCTTTATGTGGATGCCCACCTCCAAATGATGAAGAAGGTTGTGTATTTAGTTATATTTCTTGGAGTGGGGTTGATACCCACCCAAACCCAGTGGGGAATCCTACTCCAACAGGGGTCACTGGTATAATTCAATTTCAAGTAGATAGTAATAGAATAACTTTATTTGAATCCCCACACAATACAAGTAGGGATGGTTTTTATACCCCTTTAGAAATGGTTCCAGTCCATTCCAGTAGTAATACATATATCTCAGTTTCCGGTTTTATTAGGTCAAAATTAGGTACAAACGAAGCTTATGCTTTAAGTAAATTTTTATGGGATTCATATAATAGTACAGCTCCTTCAAAAGTGTATAGGACTAGACCTCCTATGAGATTAGTTGGAAATCATGAGACCAGGTTAAAAGATGTAGACTCTTCTAATGCTACTGAAATCGTTTATTTTGTTGAAGGAGGTTCTGGGGCTTTATGTACTTATAATGTTACCGATTATTCAATTTCAGTAAAAGATTATGGAGCTCCTATTGTAGATGGTGAAGTATACTGTGGATCTAATATAATTGTAGATAAAATAACTAGAACTAGAGATGAAAATGACGATAGTGCAGATGACAGAAAAATTTATTTTAATGAAACTGTATGGGGAGTATCATCTAGTACTCCAATGCAAGAGGCTATGGTAGAACCTCCTTCTGGTAAATTTTATCTTTGGAAATTTGATTGTTATATGAGTGGAAGAATTGAATTGGCTAATTTTGAAGGAATGAATGCATGGGAGGGTTTATCAAAATTAGCTCAAATAAGTGATCATGTAATGGGTTTTGATGGGGATGTGTTCTATTTTATACCAAAAGAATTCACAGGACCCACTCAATTCGATTTTGTTAATGACAGTGAAAGTCAAAGAAATATAAGTATAACTGTAAAAGAGAATAGATCCGAAATATATAACAAGGTTGAAATTGTACCTTATACAGTTAGTTTAAAACCTCCTACCTATAAAATGGAACTGGTAACAAGATATGGGGATACCCCAAATATTGATATTACATTAGACCAAAGAGATAATAGAAGAAAAACTATTCAAATGGTTTGTGTTTTAGGAGGTAGAATTAGTCAAGGAAATACTAATTCAGTCTACCAAGGGGGAATATCAACTGGTATAGTATGGAAGTATGTTATATATGATAGGATAATTGAAACCTCATTAAAAGCTGCTCTTACGGCCCCAGAGGCTACTGATACAACCACTTTGACTATAAATGAGGGTTTACTTGATATAGGAACAAGTGATACCTTAGAAGTATATACTGTCCATAGTGGGATGCAAACAAAAGCTGTATATTTTGTTACTAGACCTCCTACAGATGCTGAAATTGTTGCAGGTACAGTTCAAATAAATAATGGGGATGGTATAACAGGGGGTTATAATGAAGCATTATCTACTGCAGGAACATATCAACCTGCAAGTTATCCTATAAACAGTCTGGTTAAGATTATAAAAATAAGAGATTGGAGTGATGTATCAGATAATACAGATTTATTCATTGTTTCCACCCATGATATTTATTATGAAATCGGGAATACAAACATATATATAAAATTTAAGGATGAGAATGCTTTAACTGTTGACGAAACTGAATTTTTCTCTGGTGATTTATTAACAATTGAAGCTCCTGGATTAGTTGCTGAAAAGAATGAATCTGCTAGACAAATAGCAGTTAACATGTTAAGTGTTGACCAATATCGAAAAAACCCATTCCCAAGTATAGAAAATAGATTTATTAATTATAAAATAGCTAGGGAACTGTGTGAGAAGATTTTGAGTGAATATGCTTGGCCAAAATACGATATTGAACTTAGAACAAGAATTTATCCTTTTATAAAATTTATAAGTGATGGAAAGTATCTTAGTTTATTTAGTATAGTTAGTCCTTTTTTGTTTCCGTTAAGTCAAGGAAATAGAAGAAAAGGTTACCTCAAAAGGATCACACATAATTTACTTGCTGGGGAGTCAGAATTTACATTCAGGGATGCAGATCATTATTAATTTGGTTTACTTTAGTTTTGTATGGAGATATATTAATAATATAAAAAAGGGTGATTATGTCTATTGTATTTTCAAAATTGTGGAAAGAGCAAGGGCCTTTTGCTATAGATTTATTTGAAAAAGGCTATAACTGTTTAAATATAACAAAAATATTAAATGAAAAAAGAGAAACAGAATCCACTATTACCTATGGTCAGGTTAAGGGTTTTATCGGTCGTTATAAGAAAAACAAAGAAAGAATACTATTAGCTCTCGAAATTCCCCTGTCAAAATATAATATTGAGCCTAAGGTTGATGATATATCAACTCCAGAAATTGAACGTTTAAAAGAATCTAATCAAAGATTAATACTTGCCAATGCGAACTTAACAAAAAAATTATTAAATAAACAAGCGGGTATTGATACTCTTGTACAGGCTATGCTTATTCAAATTGATAAAATGAAATTCTACCCTCTTTCCAGAAATGAACTATCCAAACCTATAAAATCAAAAAGAAATTTAACTATGGAACAGTTACTTTCTGACATACATTGGGGAGAGAAAGTTGATTCCATAGAGACTATGGGTTTGGGTCATTATGACGCTGCTGAAGCTGAACGTAGGATGAATAAACTTAGAGATAAAGTAATTCAATTTAAAAGAGAAGACGAAGAAAGCCATGGGCTTAATCATTTAGTACTCTATATGGTTGGGGATATCGTTGAAGGTACAGGGACCTTTGCTAAACAGATTTGGAATGTGGATTTAAATGAATTAGAGCAAATTTTTTCTGCAGCGGACTATTTAGGAAGCATGATTAGATACTATAGAACTATATTTCAAAGTGTAACGGTCTATTGTATACCTGGTAACCATAGAAATAATCCAAAAAACGATCAAAGCCATTGGTCTTGGGTTCCCGACTACCTTGTTTATGAAACCCTCAAACGTTCTGTTTCTAATCTTCAAAATGTTGATGTTTTTATTTCTTCTTCTCCAAAAATGGTGGTACAAAGAGGTAGTAAAATTGTAGTATTAGGTCACGGAAATGATGCTATTAGATATCAAGGTGTACCTTACTATGGGATTGATAGAGTATTTAGAAGATTACCTAATCTTTTCGGTATTATTCCAGATTATTTTCTTATAGGTCACTTTCATGAGGCTTCTGATTTGAGAGGGGAAGTTATTATCAACGGGTGTGTACCTGGAGGTAGTGATTTAGCAATTACAAAATTGAATATAACTTCAAGAGCGGAACAAAAAGTCTGGTATTTTGACGATGAACATGGTATTAATAGAATGATAAACGTTTATTTGTCCGACAAAGTTGTATTAGAAAAAGATGAACACAATATATATACTCCACACGATCGTTTATTAAAGGACTATAAATGAAAAACCTGTATTATAAATCTGTATATTTAAGTTATCCTTATAGAAGGGATCCTGAGGGTAATCGAGAAAGAATAATTAAAGTTTCTCAAATTATACATAATAAATATCCAGATTTGATATTAGTTATCCCACATTTGTTTTTATATTATTTTACTAATGATGGTTCAGGCGATGCGATGAATCAATGTTTAGGACTAGTTAGCCTCTGTGATGAATTATGGATATGTAATAATAAGTTAACTAGTGGAATGATTCAAGAGTATGAGTTGGCTAATAAATTAAATAAAGTTATATCCACTTATACAGATTTAATTAACATTAAAGGATTATACCAGTTGGAGGGTTTACAATCACAGGCTTGATAAGATTCCGCAATGAGAGTTTAATATTAGAGAGTACCTTAAAGCATATGTTAAGTTTCTGTGATAGGGTGGTGGGTTTTGATGATGCTTCCACAGACAACTCCCTTGAGATAGCACAATCTTTTTATAATGTAACAATGATTGGAGAAGCCAATTGGAACCCCAATCAAACCTATGTTCAGTCAATCCAACGAACTAGACTTTTTAATTATGCTAGAGATTTAACAAAGGACGATTATTATATATACATGGATGCAGATGAAATTATAGACTTAACTACAATAGATTGGGAATTACTTGATGAATCTTTTGGTAATGGTAGACTCCGTTTATTTGATGCTTATTTAACTGCAGATGATTGTAAAGAATATAAAAAAGGTTCTTTATTTAACTTAAGAAAAAATTTTGGACCTGAATATAGAGATATTTTATTCTTTTTTAATAGGAACGCTATTTGGAGTCCAAATATTCCTACACTAAGACAACCATATCCAGATACAATACCCAATATTATAGGGTTTGTACAACACTATGGAAAAGCTTTGTCTATCGAACATTGGGAAAAAACATGTGACTATTATATAAAATATTTACCTGTTTATAAGGAAAAATGGTTAAAAAGAAAAGGTAAAGCTATCCATATTTTAAGCGATTTTGATAATAAATTATATACTTGGAATGAACTAATAAACAATAAGTCACTACAAATAGCAATTAACTAACTCCTTTAATTGTTTCCACCTATTTGTATAAGTTTCATTAGGGTATACTAATTTATACCCATTCTTCCCTATCTCAAGAGCTTCGTTATAATTATTTAAATAATAGTATATTTTATCTCTCAACTCTTTTTTACTGTCATACATAATACAATTTTCACCATCTATATATGAGTAACCTTCTATTTTTGAAGTTACCAACGGCATACCCATACCCAAAACTTCTACGTTCCTCATATTCATCCAATTTCTTTTAACATTATGATTAAAAGCTAATTTACCTTTTTGAATTTCTAACCAAGCTTTAGATAGATATGAATTCTTCGCTATATGAGTTTTAAAATTTGTTAATAAAAAAAGAATATATTCTTTCCGTTCTTTGTACATTTCTTTCCCGTATTTTCCTATAAATGAAATATCATAAGGGGTTTCTCTATTGATAAGAATTGGTTTAAATATCCTATGATCATAAGCGTGTTCAAAAAGGTGTGTATTTTTATTTATTTTTTTAAATGTTTTTAAAGTTCTTTTTTGGGACACTAAAACCATATCAAAATTTTTGCAATATTCCAAATGGTGTTTAAGTTGAGTATTTATATTAGTAGCCCAATATATTTTTGGAGTTTTGGTTTTAGAGATATCAGGGTAAAAACCAGTAGTTGGAACTAATATAAAATCTATTCCAAATTCTTTTATAGTTTTTTGATTTGAATAAAAAGTTATAAGTTTATCATTTGTTTTTTCTATAACTTCTTTTAATCTTATACAGGGGGTATAATCTTTAGTGTCTGATTTTATAGTCATTAATACCTTCATAGTACCCTTGATATGTCTTTAAAAGTAACAAATTCTATATTATTATGAGATTTGATATATTTTACTATTGTTTCTAAATTTCTTATTAATATCTTAGATTGACTAATATGTAATAAAAAACCTATAATTGAAGATGGATAATAGAGTTTATCAAATGTATAACATAACTCATCTATGGGAGTAAATTTTAGTGGTTTATATCTTTCAAGAAAATTAATTTGAGGTGATATATCTATAAAATTATAAGAATTATAATAGGTTATCTGTTCTTGCGAGAAAACCTCAAAATTTAATTCTTCACAAACTTTTAATGTATTTCCATTGAATGAATTAAATGGAGGACTAAAAGCTTTAAAAAAATGCTCTTTAAATCTTGATTTCATTATTTGAAACCCTGTATAAATATCATTATACTGTTCCTGATATGATCGTCCCTTCCCAAACTCATATGTGTCATAGGGTGCACCTGAATAATTATTATGATTATAGCCATGCTGACATATACAAATTAAATTATTAAACTCTGGATTATTTTTTAGGGTGTTTATATAATCTACTAGTATAGAGTTAATAGATGCAGGAATTATTTGAAGACATATAGGCAGTCTATTTTCTAAAAAATAAGATATAATGTTTTTTATATCTTGATTTGAATTAGCTACATCATCAAGTCTAAAATATACTTTTATTGTTTCTTTTTCCATTTTATAATCTCTTTGTAGAAATTAATCAATTTATCTATTTCATCTTCGATTGTTGAAACCTTTTTAATTATTTGGATCTTCTTTAGTTTATCTATACTATTTACAATATCCTCTACACTATTATACAGTATTCCCACATTATTAGTACTAATGTAATTATTTAATTCTTGTAAATCTACGGATATTATTGGTAGTTTAGCTGCAAGATATTCAAAAAGTTTATGTGGCATCATACTATCGAGATGTCTTATATTAAATTGATTACGTCTAAAAGGTATAATTCCAAAATCATATTGACTAATCTCATGTATAAGACTATCTGGATGGACAGGATTATAGCAATGGACTTTAGGATTCGATTTAAATTTATTTTTATAAGGTTGAATACATTTTAAACTCACTGGATAAATGTGTATATGAAATTCTTTCTTGCTTAATTCTTCAAAAATGGATAAGAAATTCCTATGAGTTTTCCCATGACTAAGACTGCCAATATAAACAATGTGTATTTTTCCATCAACATTAGATAGTTTTGGTTTGAAAGTTTTAGGTATTGCATCTTTTAAGATGTAATTAGGGAATATAAGAGATCTTCTAATATCAATATTATATAACCTAATTGCCTCTTCCATTTGTAAAGTTGATACATATATTCTACCATCTGCGTATATATTGGCTCTTTTTTCAAGATAAGATCGAATTTTAATTTGTGATTTAAAACCCCGTAATGAAACTAAATCGTGACAGTCATGTATAACTGGTACTTTTTCATTGAAACATTTTGTAGTAATTAAATCAGGTTCATTATGACAATGAATGATATCATAATCTCTTAATAAACTTTGTAATTGTTGAACTGAATCAATATGGATAATTTGATGATATATATTACTATCAAGAGCTTCAGTATTTTCCATGGAATGACAAGCTAATGATACCTTTATGTCTTTTTCTTTTAAGGCTTTTGCTAACTTGTAATTACGGATGCATGGAACTTCTTGTGTAAATAATATTTTCATAAGTCTTTTATAAAATCTTCTAATTTTTCTTTCATTTTTTCGATAGTAAAATTTTTTTGATAATATTTAGATGCTTTGTAGTAAGGGTCCGTTATTGTTATTAATTTAGAAAGGTTTTCTTTTAGTTCTTCATAATTTCGTATTATAATACAATAAGGATGTGGAATAGTATGGATAACCCTTCTACCACATTGAATCATCTCCATCATAGACTGAGAAAAAGCATCATGTTTTGGGAGTCTGAGGTAAATAGAAGTATTCAAATATAATCTTAACTTTTCAATACCACTCACCCATCCGTGATTATAAATATTTGGTGGTACTTCTCCGGGCAATGTGTCTTTTCTCCCATAAATATGAAACGGTAAATTTGGGAAATCTTTAGCTAATTGAACAATCCAAGAATACCTAAAAAAGTCTTCACGTCTATCTGGGATATAAGATAGTATTGCAGGATAATAAGGTAAAGGGAAAATAGGATAAGAGTCGGGGGCTATTGTAATAATTTTTGCATCAATATTATAGTTTTCTTTTAATTCTTGTCTTAACAATTCTGATTCACATATATGTTTAATATTTTTAGGGATATTAACCCCTTTACAACTTAAAACATCTGTACCTATCCACCAAAAAATTATATTTGTATCTTTTAACTTTTCAAGTTTTTTTATCCAACCCTTCGTTACTCCCAATAATATAAAACACTTCCCACTTCGCAATTTAGTTTTCTTGTTAATAATATATTTTAAATTTAATTTTTTTGCTAACCCTATAGTATGATATATTGTACCACCTCCTATTAAGGTAACATTATTAAATATCATCTTTAATCCGCCATTTTATTTTACAATCCTGAGTTTAAAAAAACCAATACCTTTCAATAGAAGATTTTCAAAAATTTGATATTTCTCTATTATAAAATTATACTTAACTGCTAAAAAGTTTATTTTTTCTACATCAATTGCATGTGTATGCGAACTAACAACTCTGTCGTTTAACATTGTAATAATTAATAATATACCATTACTCTCTAAAACTCTATAGATTTCACTAAAAGTCTTATTTAAATCCAAAACATTGTCAAGTACAGCATAAGCTAATACAATATTAAAAAAGTTATCTATAAAAGGTATACTTTCTGCAGTTGCTTTTAAACGTAGTCCGGTATTTCTTTTTAATAGTGGGTCAATACCCCAGTAAGTTATACCTTTTAATGTTATACCCATTTCTCTTAGATTTGTAATAGTGTTATATTTTTTGTCAGTCCCACAACCGATATCTAAGATTCTGGGTTTTGAAAAAGAATTTATTGCGTCTATAGTTACTTTTTTATAAAGTTGGACGACTTTCTTATAACATCTGTCTTTGTTTGGAGTTTTTTGCCATTCGACAAAACTATCCAACGCTTCCTTCCATTGTTTTTTTGTAACTTTCAATTCACTGTCAGTATACATCTGTCTTTCTCAAATTCCGACAATAATGTCTTTTAATATAATCTATATTACTATATTTTGATTTTGATGGATTTACCATCTTATTTTTGATAGCTCTTTCTATTTCAACAATACCTTGAAAGTAACTTGCTTTATAACTAGAATGATGACCATTGTAAAATTTTTTAGAGGATACTCGATAATCCCTTTGATCTATCTTTTCTATATTAGTCTCTATTTCAGTTGGATCTGATAAACTGTCTTGTATTGATAAAGCTAATTCACTAATACTACTATTTAATCCAGCTATGTTATATAATCTTTTTTTAAAATCTCCTCTTGTTAATATTAATAAAATGGCATTAACAACATCAGATATGTGGATAAATGGTCTATATTGTTGTCCACCAAAGATTGACATTTTTTGATTTAATACTGCTTGTGATACTAACTTATTGAAAATAGTATCAAAACGGGGACGATATGAGATCCCATATACAGTTCCCAATCTCAAAATTATAATATTCTCTAAAAACTGATTTATATATTTTTCTACTTCATACCTTGATTTAGCATAAACGGAGATTGGGTTTACCGGACTGTCTTCATCTACAATAGACTCACTATAACCATAAAGTGAACATGAACTAATAAAAATATGTTTAACTTTGAGAGGTGACATATTTATTATCTCTAATACAGAAACAGTATTAATTTCATTTACTATATTTTTATTTATATATTCACATACAGGATCTCCAACTAATGCGGCAAGATGTATTATTATATCACACTCTTCGATATAAGGACGTAATTTATCATAATCCAATATATCACCTTTTACAAAAGTAAACCTATTTCTGGGTAAACTAAGAAAATGTAATATATTTTGATTATACAGCAATGAATCATAAACTGTAACATTATAATCTTCTTTTACAAGTTTATGGGTTAACATTGAACCTATATAACCGGCCCCTCCTGTAATTAAGATTTTATACATTTTATTCCTTTGAAAAATTGTTATTGAATTATATAAAAATTTTTTGTTTTTAGATACCTATGGGCAATTTTAGGACAATATATAATATCAATTGATTGTTTATATATAATCAATTTTTAGTGTTTTCTAAAAATTATCTCTAACAGTTTATGATAAACCCCTAAGAGGCAAATCATAATCATCTATACAAGTTTTAACATTCTCAATTATATATTCAATTTGATCATCAATTAAGTCAGGATATAAAGGTAAACTAAAAATTCTCTTCCCTACTTCATTTGCAATTGGAAAATCGGTATCTTCATACTCTTTGAAATAAGGGTGAGTATGTAGAGGTTTATAGTGTATACTAGTATTAATTCCTTTTTCTAATAAATATTTGAGGAATTTATCTCTATCCAGTCCTTCATCCAATATTAAAGTATATAAGTGATAAGAACTATTCCCCATAAGTGAACTCGGTGGAATTATTAACCCTGGAATACCAATAAACCCTTCATTGTATTTATTAGCAATGGTTTTTCTTTTTTGTCTGAGTGTTTCTGCTTTTGATAATTGGACAAGTCCCATTGCCGCTTGAATATCCGTCATTACTAGTTTAAAACCTGTTTTAACTATTTCACCATACTTATAAGAAGACCGATTTAGACCATTGGTAGATAAAAGACGAACTTCTTCTGCAATAGACTGATTATTTGTAGTTATCATTCCTCCTTCACCTGTAGTTATGGGTTTTGAAGGGAAGAAGCTGAAACAAGCAATATCATCTGTTTCTCCTATCCTTTTTCCTGAATAAGTAGTACCTAAAGCATGTGCAGCATCTTCTATAATTATTTTAGGATAATCTGTTTTTGCTATTTTGTTGATATAGTTTAAATTACAAGGTACTCCCCTAAAGTGGACCGGAATAATAGCACGAGTAGAAGAATTTATTTTTTTCTCAATCAATTTGTGATCTATATTCAAAGTATAAGGATCTATATCAACAAAAATTGTTTCAGCTCCTGTAGCTTCGATAGCATTAACTGTAGCAGCGTATGTCATGGGAGTTGTTATAACTTCATCTCCTTCTCCTATTCCATAGGCTTTTAAACTCAAAAATAAAGCAGATCCACATGAATTTAAACTAACTGCATATTTTGAGCCCACATAAGCGGCAAATACTTCCTCAAACTCTCTGCGGCGAGAATCTTTGATTGAAGGATCCGCTCCTGATGTTAAATAGCCAGATCTTAATACTTTGATTATTGCTTCCTCTTCCTCTTTACCTATAGAAGGTTTATGGAATGGTATAGGTATCATTTCCTCCCCATTTTAGATCTTTCTTCTTGTTTTTGGACGGCCATTGTTTGCATCATTTTTTCAGACTCTCTAATTAGTTGTTTTCGAACTTCCTCAATCATTATCTTGCTTTCTAAATGTCTAACTAGTTCCCTCATAATTGCAACAGCCTGACTTTCACCTATCTGGTTTAATTTCATGTCAACTTGGTTTTTGGTATTAGTAAAAATCATTATTACTAGTTTACCTTCCTCCGTAGGAGCTTTTAATTTGTCTAATAACTCTTGTTGTTGTTTTTCTTCAAGTATTTTTTTCTTTTTCTCTAATGGGGTTAACTGTGGTCTTTTTTTATTTTTTTTCATTATACTTTACCTATTTTAATGTCCTCAAAAACCTGTGGGATTGTTTTTTTCATTGTTCTTAATAATATTGCTCGATAGACAGTGATAGTTCTTGGTTCTAGTATACACCAAATATTGTCTCTTATTCCTTGATAAACATATAGACGGTTATTTGTTTCGATAACGGAGAGATGAAGAAATTCAGCTTCTTTAGATTCTATGAATTTTTTTATAAAGTAAACTCTATCTTCAAAAGATAATTTATCTGGTGATTCTTTTTTTCTTTCAATAGTACCTAATTTTTTCATTTTTTCCCCTTTTATTGACTTTGATTTTAAATGGTATTTCATACAAAACTTATACCGTTTTCTCTTTTTACTATTATAGTTTCTTTAAACCTATCTTTTAACTCATTTGAATGAGAGATAACAAACTTTAACCCACTTACTTCTTTTAAGATTCTAAAAAACAATTCTGTTCCTGTTGCATCTAATGTGTCTACAACCTCATAACTTGTTTTAGTTACTCTCATATTTTTTAATCAACCCTTTAGCAAAAAGTAATAGGTCTTTTTCTGGATAATTACTTTTTAAACTATTTTCCCATTTACAAAGTAGTTGAATATTATTTTTATTATAACCTAATGAACTATCTACTCTATCTAAAGACATTTTATTTTTAGTATTATTAATTAATGACATCTTTAATCCTGATATAGTACTGGAACCTTTTTGATTCTTATATAAATCAAATAAATCTTCTTTAGTTATTGAAAATTCCATATTTCTTTTCTTAGCTCTAGATTTAGCACTTGACCATAATTGTCTTAATTGTCTTAAAAGATCTCCATTTCTGGCTTCCCGATAAATTTTCTGTTTTAATAAAATTTTTGAGCGTTCAACATCATTAAAATTGCTGCGTCTTTCTTTTGCCCTTTTATGACGTTTTTCTATATAGATAGGATCTTTACCTCTTTCTTTCCTATAACTATTACTTTTATCTAATCGCTCTCTATGTTTTACAGGTTCTTCTAATTTTTGTTTTTTATGTCTTTCTCTTCTTAATTTCTTTTGCCTGTTTTGATGTTCATTCCATTTTTCTGTATCCAGTTTTCTTTCTTTGTATATTTTATGTCTACATTCTTTACACCGAGTTTGTAATCCATTTTTAGACCTCTTACTAATACCAAACTTTGATCTTTCTTTTAATTCTCCGCATTTACTGCATTTAACTTTTTCATTACTAGACAAAACTTACACCATTTTCCCTTTTAACTATTATTTTATTTTTAAATTTCGAAGCCAATTCGTTATTATGACTTACTATTAACTTTAATCCACTTATTTCCTTTAAAATCTTAAAGAATAATTCAACCCCAATCGCGTCCAAATTATCAGCTATTTCGTCAAGCATCAAGAACCTAAACATACTATAACCTCGGTTTAATGTTAATTGTCTCAAAGCAAATCCTATACAAACTGCTATTCTTTTTTGACCTCCAGCAGAAAATGTTTCAAGGGGAGCTTTTACTCCCATTTCATCAATAACAGAGAGATTAAATTTTGGCTTGTATTCATCTTCACTAGTTTTTGGACGTTTCTTTCTTGTTAAAGTATCTAATTGAATTTTAATGCCCACTTCAAATAAATCTAAATATAAATTAACTTGTTTTTCAAATGCAGGTAGAAAATCCTCTATCATCCATCTTCTAATAGTTTTGAAATGTTTTTCCCAGAAATAAAAAACATCAAACTCTTTTTGAATACCCTCTAATTCCTTTCTCATCTCTTCTAATCTACTTAACTCTTTTCTTCTTTGACTTATTAGAACTTTTAAACGGGATAAATGAAGTTTTAATTGGTCAACTTTTAATTTCTTTTCTTTAATCTTTTCTTGTAAATCTTCAAAACCTTCAACAGATAGACGTTCTAACCCTTTCAGTCTTAAAGTTAATTGGAATTTTTTTTCTTTGTATTCTTTTTTAGTTTTTATTGTTGAAATTTCTTTTTCTTTTATTTTGTCTTGAGCTTCTTTAATCTTGTCCGACAAACTTTCTTTATCTGACATACTTTCTTGAACTGTTTCTAATCTTTCCTGTATAGTTCTTATATTAGTTTCATCATTTGAAAGAGTTCTAATATTATTTTCTATTGTAAATATTTGATTATCTATATTTCTAAGTTTCTTATTTTCATTTTTGATTTTTAGTTCAAGTTCGTGTTTTTTACTAATTAATTCTTCTTTATTTAATGTGTCCAAAATTCCTTTATTTCTATTCCACATTAATTGTATTTTACAGTTAGGGCATTTCCAATTTTTATCACCTTTTAACATTCCTTCTATATCAGATAAGTCCCTTTCTAAATAGTTTATTTGTTCTTTTATATCAAATTTCCTATTTCCAAGAGTTTGCATATCTTTTTCAAGAGTTTTGGTTTGCTCTAATATTTCAGATAAACTAGGTAAACTATACAGTGTCTCTTTGCATTTTTTGATTGTTTTTTCTGATGCTTTAATATTTTCTATTCTTTTTGTAAATACTTCTATATGTGATTGAGTAAACTCAATAAATTCTTTTAAATTAAAGTCAGCTTTTTCATCTAAAATATCTATTTCTTTTATACTTTCAATCAGTTGTAGTTTTTCGTTTATCTTTTCATATTTACTTTCTAATTCATGGATCTCCGTTCTTAATTCGTTTAAATTTGCAATTTTTATTTCGTATTCTTCTTGAAAAGAAATCTCTCTTTCTGAATCTTCCGATTTTAATTTTTGTTCTAAATATTCTATCTGTCCCCTAGTATTATCTAAATTACTTTTTATATTATTTTTATATCCGTTAGCTCTATTACTACATTTATCAAGAATATCCAAATTTAAAAACCTGGATATAAGTGCCATTCTATCCTCAGAAGTGGCAGCTTTTCCTGCAAAGGCTTCGATTGCATCTATTGAAAAATAGACTGTATTTAGAAAATCATTAAAAAACTCTTTATTGTCTTCTTGAATACCAAGGAAATTCATTAGACTTCTTTGGGTTTGAGTATCAGTTAATTTAGTATGTTCATTGTCATTTACCCAAAACCTTAATTTAGTCTCTTTACCTCTTTTTCTTATTATTTTTAAACTATTTTCTTCGTCTTTTAATACAAGTTCAACGGAACATTGTTTTGTACCTCTTCTTATTAAATCATCTAAGGCCACTCTACTATCTGGAACTCTATTAAATATGGCCCAACTTATAGCATCAAATATGGAAGTTTTACCACTCATATTTGAGTCAGCACCACTAGAATCAAAATTTAAACCTAATACAAGAATACTCTCTTCATCTTTGTATTGGTCAAAATTGATTTCTACACTCTCTCCAAACCCTTTAAAATTTGAACATCTTATTTTACTTGGTCTCATTTGGGTTCTCAATAACTATAGTTCTTGTATTTCTTTCAATATTTTTAAACCTGTTGATAGATACTCAGGGTCATCTTCTTTTTTTTCTTTTTTTATAACATGTTTTATAGCATCTTCAAACTTACTATCCAATTTAACTTCTGGAACTCTTAATGTTACTTTGTCAGAATTAATAAAATCAAAAAATATTTTTAATGCATTATTCTCTACCATACTGTCTGTAATCCTCTTTTTGTCATAACTATGATACCACGCGTTACTCCCAATAAAAATAACTTTAATTATTGCACCTTTCAAATCCCCTTCTTTTTCTATTCTGTCAAAAATATCTATGCCACCTTCTCTTATTTCCCATTGTAAAAAAGGTCTATCATTTACTGGTATAAATTCATCAATTATTTCTCCATTATCTTTTAAACATGAATACATAAAACCTTTTGTTTCCATCCGCTCACCCATGTCTTTTTTAGCAATGGAACCTGTATAGTAAATATTAGAACCAACTTTTTGATGTTTGTGGTAATGCCCTAAATAAACCCTCTTTTGATTTTTAAAAACTAAAGGATCTATTACATCATCTTCTACAAATTCGTGAGCTCCTAATTTAGCTCCACTGACTGCTAAATGTCCAAATACAATATAACCCTTATAATCTTTTATTGTTTTTTCTATTGAGTTTGGGGAGGGGTCCCATGGGAGCATTAGAATTTTGAAGTTTTCTCTTTTATATTCCCAAGGTTTATCAACGATTATAATGTTATCTCCTTTCATAATCTCTAGTAATTCTGATTCACCTGATAGATTGTAAGCTTTACCGTCTGTATCATGATTGCCTATAATAATAAATACCTTTATTTTTGCCTCAACTAACGGTTTGATAGTTTTTACAAATAAGGATTTTAGTTTTTCTGGAGCATTTACTTTATCAAAAATATCTCCCGCTATTACAAAAAAATCTACTTTCTTTTTGATTGCATAATCCATGGCTTCCCATAGATTATCTAATCTATCGATTAATCTTACATCCCATAAATCCTCAAGACCAAAAATGACAGTTGGAATCATTTTTGAATGTGTATAATTACGTTTAAGTTCTAAATCACTACAAACCGCCCAACTTGCTATCATATATATTTACCTTTCCAATATTTTTTTTATTTTTTCATCTATATTGCAAAACTCTTTTGTAAAGTCACTTAGTTTACAAATACAATAATCTTTCCATTGTATCATATTCAATTTCAGTGAATCTAACTCTATATTTAAAACCTTACTATATATAATATATTCCGGTAGATACTTTTTTGTAAAAATTATTACAGGGTATTTTATTATACCCGTTTTATTGTATAGTTCTTCAGCCTCATTTCTTATTTCTTCAAACCACTTTAGCAAAGGGCTTGTACTGTCTTTGTTTTTATTCCCTAATAGTTGATTAAAATCCCATATCTCAGTATTCTTACAAGAAACAACAAAAGGGAAGTCATTAGGACCTACAATATCCCCAACAGTAATAGCTTTTTTTGTTTTCCAATTAAGTCCTCCAGAACATGGAACAACATGAAACTCCCCCTTACCTCCAGTCCACCACTCATCTAAGATTTTAGCAACAACCCTTTCAAAATTTCTTCCCTTACGTTTGCTCTTTTTTCCCACTGCTACTTTAATAGGGTTTTTAATTTTTGTCATTTATTCTCGCCAAGTTTATAGAATTAATAATTGATGCCTTTATATTAACTAAACAAGAGTCAATTATTTTTTGTTCATTTAATTTTGGATTTAATGAGTGAATCAATTCAATATGTTGAACGAAAATGTTATGAATCAAAATATAATGATCTTCGTTTAGTTTGAAGGGCTTAAACTCTTTAATTATTAGACTTAATATTTCTAATCTAGTCATTTTCACCAACTTTCAATCCGTGTGGTTCGCTATCTGTATACTCTGCAACTTCTAAACCTTCTACCCGTCCATCAGGGTACATTAACAATCTACAGCTCCTATAAGGGACACCTACTTTATTCTTTCCTGTTTTGATTGTAACTATTTTGTATTTTAATTCTCCATTACTTTTCTTTTTATTTTGAGCACTTATAGTTAACTTCAAGGCAAAGGCAAAATCTTTTCTATCTCCTCCACTAGTCCTTGTTGTTGTACCAAATGAAATTCCAGGTTTAATCCTTCTGTGATTAATCATAATCAAACATGTTTTCTTTTGTCCCATCTTATGCTTGTAATAATCAACAAAAGGTTTACCTTTTTTAAAAGTCTTTATAGGTTCATTACTTTTTATTTTTGATTTTTTTTCACTAAGTGGGTCTATTACAGAGTAACCCCCTTCCAAATCGTTCCAAAAATCTGCCCACATTTTTGAAGAAGACAATCTTGTGAACATTGTTGACTCATCCGCTATACTTTCTTCATGTTCTTTTGCAATGGTGGCTCCTATACTATCTACCACCATTATATCAAATATATTTAGTGCTAAAGCCAATTTTGTTTTATATAAAACATCTTCCCCCGAACCTAATTCGGGCATAACAAGTTTTTCCAAATCGATCCCTGAACTTTGAGCATATTCACTTGTCATAGCCCGTTCTACATCAGCCCACCAAGCTAAACCACCCTGTTTTTGAATTAATCCAACTAACCATTGACAAAAAGTAGATTTTCCACTAGAGAACTCACCTGATATTTCCACAATTTTTCCCCGAGGGAAACCACCAATACCCAATACATGTTTATCCAGTACATCAATACCTGTGGGTATAACTTCTATTTTCTTTAATCTTTTTTTAGCGGTATTGGCGGTTTCTCCTAAAGCAGCCAAAATTTGACGTATATCATTCTTCTCATTTACCATAATTTTTTCTTCTCAGTCGGAGTAGTTTTTGTTTTTTCTTCCGTTGGAGTTGTTTCTTCCTTATCTGTCTCCTCTTCTGGTTCTTGAAATAATCCCTCTTCAACCTCTTCATCTAATTCCCATTTTGTATCTGAAGTTTTTTCTGTAGGAGGTGGAGATGTTTCAATTTGTACTGTTTCCGTAGGACTTTCTAAGTCAACTTCAGTCGGGGATACACTTTTAGGAGCGGGAGGTAATGCGGCTTGGTTCCCTTCCCTCAAAGTTTTCAAACCTAACTCTATAATAGCTGCATTGAAACTCTCTCTAGAGGGGAAAATGTAATTATCCCCATCTTTTGCGTCTAAGAAGATTGGACTATCAATTAACATGTTAACAATTTGATCTGGTGTATGAGGTTTCAATTCTTTTTCTAGTTCAATATTACAATTGTTCATAGCTTCCCATTCAGCCTCAGTAAAAATACTTTTAATATGATCGCCATATATTGCCATTAACTCTTCTGGACTCTGACCTAATGCCGCAACTGGAACTTTACCTACGAACGGAGCAACACTCTTTGGATCTGGTTCTGCTGAATAAGTAACCCCATAACGTCTTTGTTTAGAAGGGTCAATAGATTTTTTAATAATCCATTTAAACATAAAAATCAAACCATATCGCAATTTGGTAGGATCATCCGTATCTACTTCTTCTTCTTTTGTAATCAAATCATTGAAAACTTGATAAGGATATCTTGCAATCTCAACTAAAGGTTCTGCTCTATTTTGATCCATTATTAGATAAAAATACCTTGTAACAGGTCTAAGACTGCTTTGAGGTTGGTCCTCCCCTAAATCCATTCTGATCTTTTTTTCAATCGCAGCTATTTCATCTAATATACAACCTTCATCAGGTCTTATTACCATTTTCTTTTTTAATTGTAATTCTCCGTCTACATTACGTAATGTAGGATACCAAATAAAAGAACGTCTAACAGGTCCATATAAAATCCTATGTACGTTTTCACCATCTTTTAGATCTACAAAATCGGTATGACCTTTTCTAGCCTCATCTTTATTCTTTTGCGGTTGACCTAAAATTATACCCATGTTTTCCTCCTAAAATAGTTTTTGTGTTTCTTGTGATTTGTTTTCTTGACTTACAAGAGCAATCTCATTTACTCTTTTTAAAAACGAATTTAAAATATCAGTATTACCTCCTTTTATAGATCTAATTTTTTTAGCTCTTTCAAGATGTTGTTTAAAACACTCTCCCCACTCTGTTGCTAATGTTTTATAATGGTTTTTTACATCTTCATTATCTGTATCAAATTCCATAGACACTTCTGGTTTAATACTTTCATAATCTCCAATATTAATGGTATGTGAAATACCGATTGTAATTTTCATTTGTTTGTCTTCCTCAAAACCTATTATTGTTGGTTCTGCATAATGTTCTATAACAATGTGTGAACTTCTTCACAGCCTCATCAATACTCGTTTGTCGTTGTTTTAATAAGTTAATAAACCATTTGTGTTCTTGTTTTTGGATAAATAATACACGGTCATTGGACTCACATGGTAATGCTTTTGCTAATTTCTCACACTCTTTAGTCCGTTGCTCGACTAATTTAATTAAGTCTTTCATTTTGTATAGCTCCCCGCTCTCCTAATTTCAAGTCTATCATCAATTAATTTTTTTAAGTCTGACGCTCTTTGAACTATAGTATCTTTCATATCTATCAAACGGTCTCTTTTTATTTTTAAATCTTCTATCTCTAATTTATATTCTTTATAGACTTTATTATGTTTTGGGTTTAATAGTATCCAATCTTCAATTTCTTGTTTAGTTATAGATCCCAACCAACTACCTATAATTCCACTTTCTTTCTTTTGCTTCCTCCATTCTAATAATGCATCTCTAGACTCATTAGTTATGTGAGCATACCACTCTTGAAAATCTAATGTTTTTTGTGAAATAGTTGACATTAATTCAGCAATAGCAGAAGCAAAAGTAGTTCTCCAAAATGAACACTGTTCAAGGTGAATGGACATATCAGCATCACTCCAATCAGAGTAATCTTTTTTAAATGAAACTATTTCATCAACTATTAAATCATAAATCTTATCTTGAATAGTAAAAGATAAATTAAATAAACCAGAAGAAGATATATGTTCTTTAGTTAGCGGAACCCGTAAACTTTCTTTTTTTCTTATACTTCCTATTTTCATTCTACCTTTCCCTATTAGGCTTACAGTTGATTTTTATAACTTAATTCCATTTTTCTATTCTTTTAGATATTTCAATGATTTTTTCTGTTAAACTATTAGTACAACCTGTTTCCTCTAATATTTTATAAACAAGGTCTTGATTTTGTTTTGGTTCACCTATTAAATTAACTATGTTGTCAAGATTTGTACATCTTAAATTTATCAAAGATTCCCATAATTCTAATTCTTTGCAGTTATCTATTTTTGACATTATCTTCTTTGATGCTGTACCCAATATAACCTTCTTCGCACTAATAGGCCCAATACCGGGAACACCTGGAATATTGTCTGATTTGTCTCCTGTCAATGCAAAAAAATAAGGAAGCTGACTTGGCATAAATCCGTACTCGTCCATTATCTTTTGAGTATTAAAGACCGTCATTTTGCCTGATTTCTCAACTCCTACATGAACCCAACCGTCTGATCGATCTTCTATCAACTGTCTTAAATCTTTATCTCCCGAAATTATAAGAATATTAAAATTCTCTTTTTGTTTATTAACAATATGTCCAATTAAATCATCTGCTTCTTGCGTAGCAACTTTTAACTGGATAACTCCTATGTTTTCTAATATAGAAGTGATCCAATTCCATTGTTCATTAAAGTTTATCTCTAGTGGGGTTCTTTTTCCTTTATATTCGGGGAACTTTTTAACTCTCCATAAGTTTTTTCTTTTGTCACCCCAACAGATTACCATCTCATCTACTTCATATTCATCCAACATTTTATTTAGAGAATTAATAAAACCATAAAAACCACCAGTTCCCTTGCCATTATAAGAAAAATCGATTAAAGCATGAAGACTCCGATAAAAAAGATGGTCCCCATCAATTAGAAATAAAATAGGTTTTTTCATTTATTATCCTTCTCTAAACAATCTAATTCAAATATTTCTCCCCCAACCTTTTCAAGTTTTTGACGTGTTTCTAAATTAAACTCTTTTGCACGTGAAGTAATTTTATTATAAGTGTCGTAAACAGTTCCACCAAAAGGTTGATCACTAATATCAATATTATTAGCTCTAAATGTACCCCTTTTAAGACTCATATCTCTTGCTCTGATTGTTGATTTTAATAAAACTCTTTGATCTTCATCTATGTTTAAACATGAATCTGCAAGATCTAGATTTTGAGTATATTTATTTATTTTTTTCCATATATTAAAAGCTTCTCTATCAGTTAACTTTATTTTTGTCATACTGATAAGTCTATTTGAAATCTCTTCCATTCGTAATTCCATAGAGTCTAATTGATTAAAAAAAGTATTAACACGATTAATATAATCTTCAACTCCCCTAAATCGAATTTTAATATATCCAAAATCTTGACCCATTATTACACCATTAGAGCAAATCATTCTATACAAACCTGTTCTTGCTGTAAGAGGTTTTGAAGTTGTGTCAGTTCCGTTAATTACAAAACCTATTTTGCTCGGATCTCCTTTATCTGCCATAATCTCTCCAAACTTTGGGTCAGTTGTGGCTATAGCTATTTTGTCATAGTCGGCGTGGATAAAAACGGGTTCTAAGTCTGTTTCTACAAACCTGTCTATTATACTTTCAATAGGTTGACGTACAAATGGAGCTTTATTAATCCCTATAACGTTTCCATCTTTATCATGGACTAAAGTTATCTCTTCACCACTGTTAAATGTTTCAAGCCTGTTAATATTAGTTGATAACAAGTCTACCGGGATTTTCCTGGCAAAAGGATCTGGTATACCCAATATACGACAAAAGTTTTTGAAAGCGTTTTGAGTCATAAGCATGGGTTCTCCATTCCATTGAATAGTGCCTTCTTCAGGTCCTTCAACATTAATTTTAATCTGTTCAATAGGATGAGTAGTTAACTCAAACTGTCTTTCGGATATAATATGTTCTTTCAACTGACCTAAAGACTCAAAACTTAGTTCAGGGTTATTTAAAAAAGTCCAATCTTTATACATTTCAACTCTCCTTATATTATTAATATAGAGTAATTATTATTAATATAGAGTAATCATTATTAACAATAAACCTATTTATTATTAATTTTTTTGATGTATTATGACCATTTTATTTTCTTTATTAAATACCTAAGATCTTCTAATTTTCTTTCTTGTGTTGACCTTTTTAACAATTTTTCCATTTCTTTGTAATTACTGCAACAACTAATAATTATTTGGTTTTTTCTCCCGTATATTTCTTTAGCTAATGGATGAAGACATCTTGGACATCCTGATTTTTTACTAAAAGCAAGATAAGGACATGCTATATTATATTCAGTATTTGCTGAGATAACAATCCCTTCATGAAATTTTAATTTATACATAATTACTCTCTAAATAGTATTCTTTACTATGATAAACAATAAAATTTCAAGATATAAGCTGTGGTTCATCCTTCCATCTATTACTTACAATACCTTCTACTGGTGTATATAAACCTGGTACTATTTCTTTTTCCATCTCTTCTTTTATAATTGCCATAAGCTCTTCTAGTTCCTCTTTGACTGCATTATGATAAATTGCATCATGCACCGAAAATAAAAATCTTGACTTAAAGTTTTTTTCTTTTATTCTTTTGTTAATTCTAATATTAGCTAGTTGTAATAAATCACTTCCCAATCCCTGAACTAATGAGTTAACAGCTTCTCTTTCTGCTTCCTTTATTAATTTATTCCCGTCTTTTGTCAAAGGGTCAGCGTAAATATTAGGCAATCTTCTAATTCTACCCAATGGACTTACAACATATCCATTTTTATGAACAAAAGCTTTAACCATCTTTACCCATTTAGCTACACCTTTATAAGTGTTCCAAAAAGTATTTATACAGTGCTGAACTAATTCTTCATCTACTTTCTCATCTTCTGGGTCCAGTTTTTCATTTATACTTTTAGTTAATTCAGTAGCGCCTCCCAAATAGGTTGTCCCAAAATTAGTTGAATTATGTATTAATATACCGTTTGCTATAAAATGATGAAATTCATTATTAACCATTAAATCCCAAACTTCCTCTTCTTCTTTTATTTCTAATTTCTTTATTCTTTCTATTTTTGAACTCAGGTCAAAAATATTATTGACATTCCAGTCTCTAACTGATTGAAATTCTTTATTTATATTCATTATCTTCAGCATCTTATTAATTGAACTTAGAGAAATTATTAATCTCCATTTTGTTTCTTTAACTTTTCTTAAATTTGAAAATACCCCCACAGATAATAATAGTTGTTGTAAACCTTTACAAAGGTTCTCTGAGCTAGAGCTGTAAACTATACTTATTGTCTTATTACTAGTTTTCCGTTTTGTTGTGTGAATTGAACCATCTCCTTTAAACAGAGATCTAATAAACTTTATTTTATTATTATAACTACTTCTCATAATTATTTTAGGGATATCTTTTTTATTTGATTTAAGTTTAAAATCTAAAATTTCGGCAATCCATGTAGTAAACTGTTTGCTAAAAATGGAAGCTTTTTTGTAAACATGAGTAGGATAACTTTTATTTTTTACTCTTCCTATTTTTACTTCACCAAATTTTTCCAATAAAAGAACAATATCATCAAAATCTTTTGAAGAGTCGTCCACCCTTTGTCCTATAGTAATTCCATAAGGATTGGGTGTTATTTTTATTTGGCCTTCTGAAATAATCCAACCTAATAAACTAGATAGATCTCCAGTTAAATACTTGGGATAAGTTAATTTTTTATAACCGATGTCTTTTGGTTTTGGTAATTTTATTTTAGTAATAGATGTGTCATACCCTTCAATAGGTACAAATAATCTATCTCCAATTTTAAGATCAGAAACTTTTTTTTCAATTATTTTATAATCCCTTTTTCTCGTAAACGGGGTTGTGGGGAGTTTATGATTCTCAGATAGTTTTAACTCTATACCGTTCTTCAAAACTATATTTATTATTTTTTTCTTTTCTTTTTGTTTTATTAAATAAACTTCAGGATTATCCCATAAGCCTAAATGATCTCCTGGTTTTATCTCTTCTATAGGTATTAATCCTTTTTCTAAAATAGGGATTAATTGTCCTCTTGGTAAGCATTTTGCAATTTTGCGTTGTCTCACTGTAACCATTTCAGGTTTAATTCTAAAAACCTCACAAGCCATTTTTATATGAAGGTCTTCGTTATCTTTGTAAGCCTTTAACATAACTGGGTCTTGAGAATACCAAGCAATGATCCTCAATTCTATCTGAGAATAATCATGTTCTAAAAAATAATTTCCAGAGTCTGCAATATATTGATGTCTTATTTCTTTTTCTCTGGGAATTGTATGGACAGGTACACCTCCTTCACGAACGGAAGGGGAGGCTAAACGGCCACTTACAGCCCCTGTCAGTTTCATATTGTAATGGATTCTCCCATCATCGTCTACAAAAGTTAATACAGGATTCAAATAAGTAGATATCATTTTTAATTTGTTTTTATACCTAACCGCATCTGCACATATTGGATATTTTGTAGCTAATAAATTTAATGTCTCTTTATCAGTTTTATATTGATTTGTTTTGGTTTTCCCTTTATGTGGAATACCCATTTTATCGAACAAAGCCTCACCCAATTGTTTCCCAGAACCTATGTTAAATTCATAACCTACTTGTTTATAAATTTCTTGTGCTAACTCTTCTGCATCTTTTTCGTATTGTTTTATAACTTTTTTTGTTTGTTTTAGGTCTACACTTATGCCTTTTTGTTCTGCTTCTTTATAAATATTGTGCATGGGTAAATACAGGTCAATATATAAGTCCAACAGTTTTGGTTTTTTGTTTATCTCTTCCCATAGATCTCCAGCTAACCTAAAAGTTACATCTACATCACTACATCCATACTCTTTTAATAATGCTATAGGAGCTTTATAAAGTTGACCTTCTTCATCCTCTTTTTCAGACAAATGTTGCTTTATCTTATGACTATAGCCCCTTTTATCCTCATACCTTCTATCGGCTTGATTTTTAATTGAGTGTAGTCTATTTTCATCCAACAGATAATCTAACATGACTACATCCATAGTCAAATTTTCTATTTTACAATCCCAGTGGTATTCCATAAACTTAGAATCAAATTTATAATTAGCACCTGCGACTTTTTTATTTGGATCAGATACTATTTCTCGTAAACTTCCTATAATATCTTCTTGATGTTCCCCCCAAAATTTATACATAAAAAACTCTCCAATAATATAATCTTTCTTTTTCTTTATTACTCTTTCGATTTTCACATTATATTTCTCTAAATCTCTTTCTTTAAATAAATCTTCATCTATATCTTTATTTATAAGCAATGGAATATAAATACCTTGTTTTTCTTCCCATGAAAAACTAATACCTATAATTTGATCTGTTCTATAATTCAAACCAGTAGTTTCAATATCTATTGCTAATTTCTCTTTTTTCTTTAAAATTTGAAATATTTCATCAAATTCTTCAATGGTTTTAATCAATCTATAGTCATATACTGTCTCATTTGCAGCAATTGGAGTACCATCCATTATTCTTTTGACTTCTTTTAAATCAGATAGCCAAACAGTCTCTTCAGCTGGGTTTCTTAAAATATACGCAGGATGGTATGTAGGAAGTATTGGAATTTTATAACCTTCACGAGTATATATATGACCTCTGATATTAGTAATTTTAGTTTTTCCTATTAAAACTTTCGAAGCTACGTTTCCCAGAGGTATTATACATTTGAGGGAGTTAAGTGATATTAAATAATTTAAGATAGTATCAAAATTAGATTTGCAAGTTTTAATCTCTGTATTACCAGGAGTCGTATTACCAGGGAGTCTACAGCAACATACATTAAAAAATACACAATCCTGATCATCATCAATACCGATAGTCCTTAATTCTTTTCTTAGCCGTTGTCCCGACCTACCTTGAAAAACTTTACCTGTTCTCTCTTCTTCACCACCAGGAGCTTCTCCTATAAAGGCCAGTTTGGGTTTATCAAAATTTCCAGTAGCATTATAAGGATTATAGTGAGAGGGATCATACAAAGGACAAGATTTGCATTTGTCAAGAGGTAGTATTAGGTGGTTTTTCACTTTTTAGTTTCTCCGATACTATTTTATTTTTTGTTTTTAGTTGAAAATCGGTCTCTACAGATTGAGCAATTAAACTATCTATATATTTTGACAAAGATGTTACTCTCGATTTTAATAATCTCTTCAGTATCCTTAGTTTTATTCTATATTCTTTATTACCCACCAATGTGTTTATTTTGAGTTTTTGTAAAGACAACATTGGAAGATAATTTCTTATTTCTTCAACCCAATCATCAAGTTCTCTATGTAATCTATTCATTTTTTGTATATAATCTATTTAATGGGTTTATGCTCTTACATTATACTTTTTCTATTTTAATATCTTTTAATGTTTTTACAAATAAATCTCTATCCCTTGATATATAATCTAATTTATAATAAATTTTCTTTACATTGGCTGCTATAAGTATTTTATAACAATTGATACAAGGATTATGTGTAACATAACAAATTAATGTTTTATACCTTTTAGGTAAGTTTGCAACTGCTCCCGCTTCACTATGGATAGTCCTAATACAATGGTTTGCATTGTGTTCTTCACTAAGTAAACAACCTACATCTTCACAATGTGGACTGCCTGATGGAGCTGAATTATAACCTACTGAAACGACTCGATTATCTTCAGTAGTTAAAACACACCCTACTTTTAGTTTCCCACACGTACCACGTTCTTTTACTATTTCAGCCATTTTCATAAAATATTCTATTCTAGTTAAGCGGCCCATAGACCCCTCCAAAAATTTTTCTTTTCCTATCCAATGAAATTGTTGAACCCTTATATAAATACACCATAAATTTCTCTACCTCGTTCATTGAATTAACCCTATAACTATATAAAGGGTTTTTTCTTCCTTTTATTGAACAATTAACCCATCCAAAACCTACTATTTCTTTAATGAAATTCATAACTGATTCAGTTCCTGCAATAGATACTATCCCTCTTTTGTATTTATTAAGATGAATACAACCATCACCGTCGAAATACCCTCTTATCCAATGTCTAATCAAATCCATTGAAACATTTTTTGGGGGCTCTAATACCAAAGACTTTCTTTCTAAAATACCTTTATTGATTAAATCATAATACATTTTATTTGAGCTTAACAGATATCTGTATCGATAGAAGACTTTACCGTTTAATTTTCTTGATCTCTTACGAGGTTCAAAATTGGCTTCAATTGCTTTTCCAAATTTCTTCAAATGTTTTAAATCTTTTTCAGCTAAACTTAAATTTATTCTCTTCCTTTTATATCTTGGAGGTGGTGTATATAAACTCCCATCTGCTGCAATCATTCCCAACCAATAAGCTTTTTCTTCATTATCAATTGTTTCAAAATAATTTTCATTAAAGGATTTCCATTTACCTTTAGTAGGTAAATGAGATAAGTTATATTCTTTTATTCTTTTTGCAATAGCTTGTCGTTTCTTTAACCCAAATACCTTTGCTATTTCTTTTTGAGAATGTTTACCGTCTAATAGTTTTTTAAGTTCTTCTGAATTAACTTCTACTTTCTTCATTCATCTCTTTCCTCTGGAATCAAAGTCATGCTATGGGCTTGATCTTCACCGTTAACTTTTAATCCTTTAATTAATTTTAATTTTACTAATATTTTTTTGAATTTAGCTTTTTCAATACAGTGTACAGTTCTTATACAATGACCTTTATACAACAAACAACCTTTATCAAGACAGTGGTCTTGTCCTGGAGGGGCCCCGTTGTAACCAATTGCCGTTATTCTGTTATTTCTAGTTATCACACACCCTGCTTTTATATGACATGTTGACCTTTCTGCAGCTAAGTCTGCTATTTTTAGATAGTAAGTGATTCTATTCATTCTAGTTCTGTTGATAGCTGGTTTTGTCCTGTCCACAAGATTCCTCAAAAATTTTTATATTTTAATATAGAAATTTTATATTGAAATTCAACATTAAGGATTGTCTTTTAATACATCATTCCAGTCTTTGTAAGGGTTTTGTGGAGAATGTATTTCAACTAATATTTTTTTGTCAAGGAATTTCTTTTTCAATTCTATAGATGCTCTTAAACCAGGATCATCATTGTCGAAAGCTACAACAACAGTTTCAAAATCTCTAAATTTATCAACCCACTCTTTTTTAAAATGTTGTACTCCTGGAATACCTATTGCGTATTTCCCCATTAACTCCAACGAAATACAATCAATAACAGACTCAGTTATACATATTTCTTTAACATCAGGGTTGTTCATAATTTCACAATTATAAGGAAAAAGCAATGGACTTCTTATATTTCTATAAGGAGGTACTATATCTTTTTCAAGTGTTCTAGCTTGTATCCAATATACTTCATCATCTTTTATAAAAGGAAATAATAATTTGTGTTTTAAAAATACAAAATAACCATTATCATTAAACAAACCTACTTTTTTTAACTCTTCTAAACTCCAGGTACTCAATAAATAAATTGAAGCTCTATTGTAGTTTTTTATATCTGTAATTCTCTTATTCTTAATTATTTCTAATGGTATACCTCTATTTAATAAATACTGTTTTGACTCCTCCGAAATCGGTCCACATTTTTTAATGAAATCTGTTAATATTTTTTGTGGTGGAGTAGGGATATAAGGGGTATTACGGTCTACATTTTTTGCCATATCAATCGGATTAAATTTCTTTCTTATTGTTCGTCTTCCAACGTTACCATTTTCAAACCATTTTACTGCTTCTTGAAAATTTTTCTCCAATACTATCATTACGAAGTCTATATTGGAACCGTGTAAACCACAACTAAAACATTTAAAGCAATTTTCGGGCCCATTAATAGAGCAACTGGGATTGAAATCCAAATGATTTGGATTAATACAATGAATAAATCCATTTTCGTTTACTGGAATAGCTAAGGTGTCACAGATATCATATAAACTAATTTTTTTAATTTCTTTTAAGTCCATTTTTGTGCTTTCTGTAACAGTTAAAATTTGATAAATTTAACCGGTACTTTTATCATATATTCCGTATTTCCAATCCATATAGGAACAACTTGAACTTGTTCATTTCGTTTTAAAGGTTTTCCAGTTATTGGACTTTCATTTTTTATAGAACGTTCTACTATTAATTTTTCAATTTTGTTCATTTTTCCTCCTTTGATTTTTCAAATTCGCCTAAGGCATCATTGATTTCTTTTTCATATTCTTTTCTAATTAAAATATCCAACCTGTCTTTATGAATCTTTGTAGGTCGGTGTCTAATCCTACGTTTAGGTAATATACGGTTCAATTTGATTATCTCCTTTTTCATTTCTAACTTTTACTCTTTTTTGAACTTTTTATCTGATATTTGATAATTCTTTTATAGAATCTTCATGTCTTAAAATCTGTTTGCAGATGTCCTCTATTATCTGAGGAACAATACTTGACCCCGCTTGATCATATTGTAAGGTTTTAGGCCCATAAAATATAAAATCATCAGGAAAGCCCTGACAACGAGCAACTTCTCTAACGGTTAAAACTCTTGACTCCCATGGGTGAACATATTGTGTCCTGTGACTTGTCATTGTAGGAGCGGGTTTATCAGGGTCCAATCTCCTATTATTTTGAGTCCCATAATAGGACTCGCCAATTTTTAGTTTTCTAAAACCCTCTGCCCTTTTTTGTGAATGTTTAGAAGGTATATGATTTGGTGTATTATCTAAATCTTTCAAAATATCTTTTAAATTTTTAAAATTTTTTATTTTTGGATTAGGAAACCAATATTTAAAATAACCTAAATCTCCTATTATAAAAAGTCTTTCCCTATTTTGTGGTACATTATAATATTTAGCATTTAAAAAATGTTTCTGAATATTATAACCTTTTAACTCTATAAATAATTTTTCATTAGTAGTATAGTTGATTAAGGATACACCATATTCGTTGATCCATATACTATTAGCAACTGAAGTTAAATTCTCTAAAATAAAATATTTGGGTCTTCTTTTTTGTATTACTTTTAAAAACTTGTAAATTTCCCAATCTTCTATTTTAAAATCTAATCTATTTTTCTTTCTAACGGCTAAATTACTAAAAGCTTTACAAGGAGGTTGGCCTATAATAATATCTACTTCACGATCATCAAACCAACTTATCTCCTTTGAAATACAAATATCATTAAAATTTTTAAAAATGGTTTCTGATATCGACCAATCTCTATTGTCCTCTAAATAAACGGGTTTCATTCCACACCATTTTGCCCCTAATAATCCGGAACCGATACCACCATAAACACTACCTATTCTCATATTTTCCTTTCTATTATACTAAAATCTATATCTTCAAAATCTCCCATAATATTATTAACTATTTCAATTTCTTTATAGGGTATATCTGAATCTTTTACCATTTTCGACCATAATTCTTCTAGAGCAGTTTCTAATTCATTTCTGGCGTTTATAACTTTTCTGTAAGAAATGGGAGTTATCATCTAATATATTTCCTTATTCTTATAATCCTTTTTATATATATGTAAACTATTGCAAAAATAAGTTAAATCTCCAACTGTCACTCCTATTTGTTTAGTTATATATTGTTGAAGTTTTATTGCTAATGCAATATCATTAGGAAAATGAGTAACAAAATCACAAGATCTCATTATATAGGACATGTGAAGTTTGTTCTCCCTTCTGAGAAACATATACCCCGTTGAACAGTTATGAACTGAAGCTCCTAATAAAGAATAACTTTCATCTTCTTCTACTTCTAAATTATAAACCTTTATTGATTGAATATATTTTTTTACTTCTATTCCTTTTACTTTATAATAAGCTTTACCTTTATTAAAACTTACTGTATTAATATTATTGTTTTTCCAATTGCCTTTTATATGAGGAAGACCAGGATAACATAGTTCTTTTAAAGATCTATTGGATGTGGAGATACTATATGAAGAATGATAAAAATGTCTCCCCTCAATTGCATGTCCGGATCTAATAGGTATGAACTGTATACTATAACTCACATTATTTCTTAGCAGTATTAGGCCTAATTGCAAAATTAGATCTTTAGAACAAGAAGTAAAAGTTAAACGACCTGTTTTTCCTGTGGATTTTTTATTTTTTGTTACATACCCATCTCCTCTTGTATATCCTACAACAATTTGGAGTTGCTTTTTAGGAGGTAAATACATAAATGATTTTGGAATAGTTTTTGTGTGAGAGTGTGAACCTCCAAACAAATTCCAAAAAAGATGACCTACTATTTTAGAAGCATAAGTTATTCTATAATTATTACCATCCTCTTTCCAATTAAATTTAGGTTTTTTTAATCCAAACTTTTCTAACATTATTTTTGCTACATCTTCACCATATTTTTCTTCTCCTTTTGCAAAATAAAATTTTATTTGTGATTTCCCATCTCTACCTCCCGTTGCACAACCGTCTGCTAAAAAGTAACCTACTAACCGTAAAAAATCTTCATCTACTTGGATTATTTTAGGAATACTATGACAGTTCTTTTTATCAGCAGCTTTAATAGTTTTTGAACTTATCTCAATAAAATCTTCAGTGTTAATATAATCTGTTATATTTAAATATTTTATATCTTTTCTACTATTATTAAAGTTAAATTCTATATAATCTCCTTCTTTAATTTCAGAAGCACTTAACCATTTTGATTTAACTTCACGAATATTCTTAGAGGTTATTTTTTCTTTAGAGGAATAAGTTAAAATAGGGTGGTCTTTTGTACAAATTATATCTTCCCCGCCATATCTTTTTATTTTTATAAGTTCATTCGTTTCATTCTCAAAAATTTTATTGACTCTTTTAAATCTACCTTTATGTGTTAAAACTTTATCTCCTTCTTTAATATTTTCAATATTTGTCCATTTAAAATCCCTTGTAATAATTTTTGTTTTAACTGGAAAGCATGGGATACGTTTTTTACCACCCATATTTTCTAAATCAAATACATTATTGTGTATTTCTATTATTGCTTGTCTTGTATTTGGTCGATCATGTAATTCTTGTATAACTTTTGATAACTGGGGTTTTATTCTTTCATTGTAGGTATAACTGAATTTATTTTGACCTTTTTCATCTTGATGTAAAAACTCTTGCCAAACGTCCTTTCTTAAAGTCCAAGCCATACCTGGATTTACAAAATGTTGACTAACCCTTTCTTTGGCTTCAGCTTCTATCCATTCCATTGACAGACCTGCATTATATTCTTTATTAATATAATCTATCATTTCCTTGATTCTCTCTCCTGTTTTTAATATAAAACAAGTCCCTCTAATTTCTTTTGTATAATAATCCTCATCCCCTTCAATAATTTTATCTTGCATAGAATAACCTTTTACTTCAGTACCCATTTCAATAAGGTTTCTTTCTTCCTCTTTTATCATTTGAAGAGTATCACTATATATTCTCATTTCTTATTATTCCTTTTGCAATTTTCATAAATACGCATTTATATTACTTCTTCTTCAGTTAATATATTCTTATCTGGATCTCCAATAAAAACTATATTGTTTGGATATGCATGTTTCATAAATAAATTTCTTATTTCTTTAACTGAATAACCTGCCAATCCAGTTCCTATAGCTGTTAAAAGAAATATTTTATCTTTATTTAATCTAGCAAAATTTATGAAATCAGATATATAATTATCTATTATATTTAATGGGAGTGTTTTCAAATTTTCATCTTTTGTTGGAATAGCATAAGAGTTACCTTGTATACCTTCTCCAATACCTTTAATTGCTCCATAATACTTATAAGCATATAGGGCTGCACCCCTACCATGTTTTCCTGCTTTGTTAGAACCAAAAACAAAAATATTAGATTTCATAAATTCTCATTTCTTGATATTTTTCTTTTTCTTCTTTTTCTTTTTGATTAATTTATCTCTTTGTATAGGAAAAGCTTGTGATGTTACAGCCATAATTCCCTCCTTTAAATATTATCCCACTCTTTTTAACTCGTTAATGATTTCTTTAACTAAATTCTCCATAAATTCTCTTGTCCACCAATCTTTGAATTGTCTTATAAATTCTTTTGCTCCGTCTTTTGCTACAATCTTATCATTAAATGTTTCCATATCACAATCAAGAGAATCAAGAATATCTTGATCTACTTTATATATGGAAATCAAGGCAACAGTTTGGCGATTTATAAGTATTGGTCTACGAGATTCTTCATTTATTATACCCATAATTTCCTCATTTGATACTATTCAGCGTTGGGTTTAATTACCCAACGCTGAATCCCAGTTATACATGCGCCTGTGAATAGTTGTCGCAAATCCTTATTTCTTTTTATTTGGTTTACAATTACCCCTTTTTAAACCTCCCCTTGGTTTACTTGGTCTTGGTGACTGTTTTCTTGGTCCCCGTCCGTCTCGGTCTGGCATATTAGACCTCCTTTACTCAAGATATGTTCCACATTTACTACAATATTGATTAGCTGAAGATGATTCTTATAAATAATTTATTATAATATACAACAAAGAAAAAACAATGTCAACCTATTTCAATTGAATTTTCATTTTTATTTATTACTAAGTACTCGTTGTAATTGTATATTCACCATATTGTTTTTTCCAAAGACTTCGTAAAAAGTTACTTAAAAACAAAATAGGTTGAGTTTTATAGGAATAATTTATCTCCCAAGGGAATATATGTTTTTCTTCATAATGCCATGCCATATCGTATTCAATATCTTTTCTATTAGTACCTAAAGATTGTGTAAAATCCTCAAAATTATACTCATTATTTTCCGGATAGTTCTGTTTTGCATTATTTAATTCGAATACTGTATTTTCTATATAACTTCTTTCTTTCCTTTTTCCTTTTCCTTTTTTAATTATCCTTTTTTTATGACAGTAATAGTGAGAAGCTTTAAGATAAAAATTACCAGGTTCAAGTTCTAACATCGATGCGATATACCGTTGTAAGAAAGTGTGGTGTAAGACATCGTAAGGGAGAAGGTTGATAACATCCGAGCTCCTCATGTTGACAAACAATAACACTTTGTTTTCTCTTATCAAGAAATGAAGATTTAATGTGCAAGGAGTTCTGGGTCTTGGATGTATTATATCTAAATGTTCTGGTTGCCATATACTTATTATTGCTTCCCGTTCTTGCCTGGCTTTTAGCTTTTTCAACACTTTGGGAATAGCTGGGACTAAGTACTCGCTGTAATTGTATATCCACTTTCCACCTTCCTTCTCAAGTTTACGTTTCCAGTTTGGACGAAATAAATAAGAAGTTCCTGGATTTCGATAATAAGGGTCTAGTCTATCTGACAATTCTGCAAATCCCCATTTCCAATTTTTATTCAAAGAAATAAGACAGTTGTTTGGATTAGTTAAGCAAAAATCTAAATTTACTTTATCTATAGTCTTACCTAATTCCTTACCATTATGAAGAATATCTTCTAAAATCTCAATATATATGCTCTGAAAGTTATCATTTATTGGATACATATTCATTCTTTTTCATATTCATTTAGTTTATCTAATATTTTTGTTAATAAACCATTAGTACTAAAAACTCCTATGCATATTATAATTAAAACTAATAATTCCCAATTCATTTTTTATTCTCCTCTTTTTTAAAAAATTCTTTGAATTGTTCAAGTTCAGTCATTTTTTACCTCTCGTTATAGAGTTTTACTAATTTTTTAACCATTATTTCTAGACTCATATTTTCTTGAATATAATTTGATAAGTCAAAGTTTGAATTGTATTTTTCCATCTCATTTTCCAAAGTTTCGACAGTTATATTTTTATTGTTTGTTCTTCCCGAACAATTTTTATTTAAATATTTTTTAAATATATTTTTTGAAGATACTATACCATCCATTCTATTAGGGTTAGCGACAATAACATTTTTACCCATAGCTAACCCTTCATAAACGGACCTACCAACTCCTATAACAACATCTGCTTCATTCAATATATGATGAACATCCCATGTATATTTACCTCCCAAACCTATTATAGTTAAATTAAGGTTCAGTTTTTCTGCAAAATGTTCAAATACATTCTTTTCTATTTTACCTTCTGAAGATCTGACATGATTGTTGAGAACAATCAAGTTTCTAGGATTTAAGAAATTCCGTCTTATTTTTTTAAATTTATAAATATCAATTCCATTATGTATAATAGGTATTTCTTTTTTATAATTTGATAAATTTTGTAAGTTAGACCTCACCTCTTTTGAAACTCCAACTAATTTATTAATATAAGGATAAGTATTAGATTCTGGGGTTTCTATATCCTCTAAAACTCCATGAGATACATATAATATTTTATTTTGTACTTTTAAGTCTTGTGATACGGATAAAATATCTCTTAAACAACTCCGATGATGGCAATGGATTATATCTAAATTGTGGTTTTGAATTACATATCTTAAACTTCCTATATCTGGTACGATATTAACTCCCAAATATTTCAATCTTTCTGAAACGTCTCCATGGTGTTGAGAGTAAACAAAAACCTCCGAACCATTATCTTTTAAAACCTTAGCTAAATCGTACACATATCTTTCTGTTCCTCCATAGTATTTTAAACTCACATTTGTTATAAGAATTTTATCTGGAACTCCTTCTATTTTTATTTTCTTCTCCCCATACCATTTGTTTATCAGTTTATTATAGTTATCTTTTTGAATTTTAGCCCATGTAGAATTTCTTTCTCTCTTCCAAGTATGATATACTACTACATCATTAGCTACCAATAAATGATAACCTGCTTTAGTTAATTTCATTGATAAGTCGTCATCATCACAGCCCCCAGAATTACCAAATAAACTGTTATCCATACCTCCAACTAGTTCCCATGCATCTTTTCTAATCGCTATACAAAAACCAATCAACAAATCCGTTTCAATATAATTACCCTTATTCAAGTCTGCATTCTTTTTTGAAAACTCTACTATACCATCAATATCTAAATCTTTTGGCATTTCTATGTATTGGAGTCTATGGTGATTAACGTTGTCAGATACAGGACCCACCGCTCCAACTTTTCTATCCACCCTAAAATACTTTATTAATTCCTCCTTCCAATTATAAGTAAAAATAAGATCATAATTACCAAAAATCAATATATTGTTTTTAGCTAATTTCGCCCCTTGATTACAAGCAGCAGTCCAACCTATATTAGTATCATTTATCACGGAGTGGATATATGGACTCTGTTGGGAATATTGACTAATTAACTCTTTTAAATCATCTGATGGTTCATTTGCAATTATAATAAGTTCATCCTTGTAATTCAACCATTCAATAGCAGTTTCTATAGTTATTTCTGTATCTTCTATCTTATTCCCATAAGTTACAATTATAAGTGAAACCTCATCAAAACTCATCTCTTCTTTTCCCCTACCCGCCTCTTCATCCAATCTGTCAAAAAGATCGGTATCAAAAGTTAAACCTTTTGCTTTGTATGACCTTTCTAAAGCCATTCTAACATTAAATATAAAATCATGACGTGTTTTATCATCTCTTTTTACCCATGCCTCTTCTAATAATTCAATACATTGGTCATGTTTCTTTAAATTTTGACATAATATCCCTGTCTCATATAAAGTGTTAAAGTTTCTGGTTGTTTTTAATTTTTCCATCCCATAATTGTAATACTTTAATTGTTTTTTTAATAGGTCTTCTTCTTCATGTTGAATATGGTGAACAGTTATTTCAGGTCCAACATCAACAGGAACTATATGTTTACAATCGGGGTCTATTTTCATAATAGACTCCCTGACTTGTTCATGTATTTTCCCGGTCCAATATAGTTGAGGAATATTCTGAAATAAACGTAGTTTATATGAAAAATTAAACCATTTAAATTTATACTTCTCTGCAAATATCCCCTTCGCCAATCTATTGGTACCGTAAATTCTGTTAGTATAATTGATGGTTGCAACCATATAAGCTAAGTTTTGGGGCTGTTTAGTTGCCCATTTGATCTTATAGTGTTCCCAATCTGGTAATATTTCATCAGCGTCAATAGAAAAGATCCACCCACAAGTAGCTTTTGAATCCGCGTAATTTCTAGCAGCTGCATAATCATCTATCCATTCAAAAGAATATACCTTATGAGTATATTCTTTTGCTATTTCTAGTGTTTTATCTTTAGAACCAGTATCAACTATAACTATTTCATCAGCTATAGGAACAATACTGTCTAGACACCTTGCCAAATCAGCCTCCTCATCCCTTACAATTAAATCAAAGGAAACTGTTGAAGGAACATTGAATTTTTTGTATAGACTATTGGCCATAGTTATAGATCCTTTATTGACAAACCTGATTCCTTTAATAGGTCATGAAATCTAAGTAACGTCCTTTTGATACTTTGCATTTTAATTTCCTTAACAACATTAATATCTGAATATTTCTCCTTAAATAATTCCAGCATATGTTTAAATTGTGGATTCCAAGCTGTTATCCCATACTGTCTGAGAAATAAAGCAATAGTTCCTGCCCAACCTATAGTTATAAAACTATTCATTATAATACAGTTTAATTCAAAACACCTACATTTTGAGGTTTTTTCAACTTCTTTGATAATCTTTCTAATTAATAAAAAATCCATAAATAATTTTGGTAAAACTTCAGTATTTCTAAAAACTAATTGAGCTGAGAAATCACTCATAGTGGTCTTTAAAAAATAAAGACTGTCCAAGCATTTCAATTTTGCCGTTTTATCATAAGGATCTCTTGAAAAGTATACAACCCCTCTTGCTTGTTTTGGGTGGAAATCCTTTAAATTAGTTTTTAATATACCTAGTTGTGCCTGCACTCTGTCGTCAAAATAGTCATGTTCTAATTTTGACATTTTCATTTTATAACTATACTTACTGTAGTGAAAAAAATCTCTTACAATACAACCATCTTGACTAACCAACTTTATTTTTTCCGCACTTCCATATGTCAATCTTTTAAAAATATAAGGATAGTTATATTGAACTCCATCACCACAACATATATCATTAACAAGATTAAACCATAAAATATCTAAACCTTCTCCTTCTACTATATTGATTTGCTTCATATTCTTCAAAAATAAAGGTCTTTATTCCTCTTTCCTTATCTTTTTGTTAAACTTATCAACACTTTTTAGTATATCCATATCTAAACCTATTTCTCCCATTTCTCCAATAAGTGCCTCAACATCTTTTGGAAGACAATTTCCACCATATCCCAATTTTCCATCATGACCTGGAACATCCATATGACTGTTTCCTATTCTCATATCTGCTTGGACTAACTTCTTAACTTCATTATAATCAACACCTAGTTTATTACATATCAAATTTATCTCATTAAAAAATGAGATCTTTGTAGCGAAAAAAGCGTTACAAGCATATTTTACTAACTCAGCAGTAGTAAAGTCTGTAATAAAAATTGGAGTATAATCAAACCTTAATCTAAATAAGTCTATCACTTTTTTAACTATTATATCTGTTGAACCTGTAGAGTTGGCCAATATTATCCTTGTTGAGTTTATAAAGTCTAATTTAGCAGTTCTAGCTGTTAAAAATTCTGGACTGTAGATTAGATTAAAACAAGGATATGTTTTTTGCAAATAATCCATAGTTTTTGGAATTACTGTACTTTTAACGATAAATATTTTATTTACATGGTCTTCTGGGTCTATTGTTATTTTTCGGAAAACATCTTCTAACTCATAGGGGTAGAATAAATAATGCTGAGTAGGAGTGGATACACATATAAAAATAAAATCCCCATGGTCTATTACATCATCAAAGTTATCAAAACCTTCTTTATATTTATCATAAATTTTAATATCCGCATGCAAAGAAAAACCATGTGCAATAGCTGACCCTACATAACCAAAACCTATTATAGAAACTTTTGGTAATCTGTTCTTCACAAAAATACCTCCATATCTTTCTATTGTTTACGTCTTTTTAAAATTTGTAATATCTTTTGCTTCTATTATTTCTAAATCACTTACATAACGATATAGGTCATAAGTCTTGTATCCACTTGTTCCTGTTACGGGTACATCAAACCTAATAAAATAATATAAAGGAGGGTCTAATTTATTACCAAATATTGAAACAGTTTCCCTTAAAAGTCCATGATCAATATTATCTTTAGCAAATGACTTGTGTAATTCTTTAAAAAGTGAGTCATTCCTCCTTAATGGATTAGTTACTAAAAATACTCTTGTTAAACCTTCTTCATTGATTTCTCTCATTACATCCTCGGTAAATGTTTTTTAAGGTTGACATCTAACAGGTTGACTGTGACAAATAGATTATTGCAAGCGTCTGTCACATTGTCTCCTATTGCGTCATATCTCTTTCCTCTATTACTTGTTATTTTTGCAATTATTTTCCCATCTTTATTTGAATTTAAAATTATTTTAATAGTTTGTCCATGTCTATTAATCATTTCATCATACAAAGGGTCTAAGATTTTTTTCCCGGTTTTTTGTTCAATAAAATAAGCACTATTTTTTATAGCTTGAAAAGGGATCGGTCCTGCATTAGGGACTACTCTAGTTTCAATTGTTTTTAACATATTTGTAATTGCCCAAATTAATTTACGACTATAACCCCACAACCATTGTCCTCTGGATTTTATACAAGCTATAAAGACCCCAGGAGACCTATGTTCCAAAAACAGTTCAATATCTGAATAAGAGTTGTTCTTTAATTCTCTTGTCAGTTGATCGTTTACAGCATAACCTCTTTTATCGAAAATCAATACTATTTCACTCCTATTTTGTCAATAATCCCATAAGTTATTGCTTCTTCTGCAGACATATATTTCGTATTTTTCATGTCTTTTTTTACTTTTCTTCTGGTATAATTTGAATGTTTAATAATAGCATTTGTTATAAATTCATCTTGTATTATTGTGTCTTTTATATGTCTTTGGACTACTCCGATATCACCACTCGTTTCGGCCCAAACGGAATGTATCATTATCCTGGAATTTGGAGTAGCATACCTCTCTCCTTGAGTTCCTCCTGCCAACAATACTGTTGCCATACTCCAAGTATAACCTATACAAATAGTTCTTATTTTTACAGTTGATTCTTGCATTACATCATAGATACTTATTCCAGCTGGGACGGAACCTCCTGATGAACTGATAAATAAAGTAATAGGTTCATCAGATTGATCTTGGAGATACAATATCTTCTCAATAATGTCTACAGACACTATTGGATTTATTTCTCATACTAAAAAAAGCCTTCGTGGGTTTAAAGAACTTAACATGTATCTCCCTATTTAATATTTTGATCTTTGTCTAAACTCGTTAATTATGCTTTTTCTTATATACAGATTATAAATATCGTCTGCTGTTAAATCTAATCTTAGACATAGGTCTAAAAAAGCAACTAATACTTTATTCAAGCATAAATAGAATTTGTTTTTGTCTGTAAGTATTTGAGATTGTTTCCACGGTTTATTTTTTAATACGTTTCCCACTAAACCTAATCTGTAATGGATTTCATGATAGTACTCTTTCACATCTCTCCGATCTCCTATAAAAGGATGTCTTGTATTAAAATATTCCTCTAAACTTGGAATTTTCTTTTTATCTATTTCAGTTCCAGTTAGTTTAAATATTTCTACTATAAAATGGAGAGCATCACTTAACTCTTCTAAGTAGTGAAGTGGATCTTTGTGTATTATTCTAGCTTCCCAACTTTCAGACAATTCTTCCGCAACTCTCCAGAGAAAATCTTTGATAATAGTTTGATTTTCTTTTATATCTATATCGAAAGGCCAGTCAGGTAACCCTTCAATAGTTTTGTATTCCTTCATTAGTTCTTCCTGCCTTTGGAATATAAGTTCCAATCTATTGTTTTTCTTTGGGGCAGGAATTTCATTTTTATTAACGTCTTTTATATTGATAATAACCTCCTATCTTTATTGTAGATTTCCTTTTTTAAATTCTTTTAATATTTTAGGACTTAAAGGTAATCCCCATTTTTTGCGCAAAATAATAATAGACATTGTAGCATAGTTTATCATGTCAATAAAAGCGTCTTCTACTCCTTCAAAATATAGTCTTGCTAAATCCACTGTTTTTATTACTTTTCCACTTGATTTCTCTATCATTTCAATTTCGGAGTTTATTTGTACATTATTGCTATAAAAATCTACCTCACTTTCATCATACAATTCACCTTCAAGAAATTTTTCAATCCTTGAGATTTTCATTTTAATTTTTTCCATAACTTTCCCTACAGCAGCTTTTTGGTCTAAATCCCCATAACTTCTCTTTCCATAACTGATATGTTTAGGAATCATAACCCTAAAAGCTTCTTTTAGTATATCTTTAAATATATCATCATAATACTCTGATCTTTCAACTCTACAGTCCTTTTTCATTTTCTCTATCTCTTCTTTAGAAAAATCTAGTTCGTTATCCATCTTATACCTCCTACAAATAGTTTTAATATCTAAATAATTTTAAATACCTTCTATCCATTCTAAAGTTCTATCATCATTCATTTTTACTTTACCCTCTGCTTTTAGCAGATCTACTACTTTATTTACTCTTCTTCTAGCCTTAACTTTATTAATTTCATTTTTGTTAAAAACTTCGTGAACTTCATTGACTATTTCAGTTTTTTGGTAACCTCCTTCTTTTATTAGTAATTCAATAAAACCTCTCCTATTCATTTTTGGGTCTAATTCTCTCGGTTTTGACCTTGTAATAATAGCAGGTTCATCTTTCTTAGATACATAGTGGTCCCATGCAAGATCTACAAGCTGATCTTTTGTAACATTAGAGGGGATATCAATATCCAATTCCTCTTTTATTATTGATCTTGCATTTTCAATACTTAATTCCTCATCTAATATTAGATGAGCTAAGTCTTGTTTTGTTATTTCAGTTGACATTGTTTTCCTCTTCTGTTTTTATTTATTTAGACGGATATAAAGGCTTTATTGCCTTTTTTAATTCACGCTTTGTTAATTTCCGCAATACCTTGAATTTCTTAACCCGAAATTTACCATCTGATAATATTGGAATAGCCACAATGTCTTTTGCCGTAAACTCAACTTCAATATACATCCGATTTTCTATATCCAAATTAGAATTTTGTAAACACCGTTCAAGTGTGGCAACATTTAATCCTTTCCCACAGTTTTCTCGTTCATCTGCATTACAATCTAGTTCTCTATATATTTTGCCAATCTCATAACGCTTGTTTTGATATAGAGAGATGCCACATTTATTCAAACATTTGTATGCAATTAATTTGCCTGGCTGAGATTTGAGAATATTAAGTGGAGAACGAATATGAAAAGGAATATTTTTTGCGCCAGTAAGGTCTGCATACCTAAGATCTGCGTCATTGAAATCTACGTCACTAAAATTTGCACCCCTAAAGTTTGCACCTCTAAGATTTGTATAACTAAGATCTGTTTTATTAAAGTTTGTTTCATTAAGTTTTGCATAATTAAGATTTGCAACACTAAGATTTGCATAGCTAAGGTCTGTTTTATTAAGATTTGCATAACTAAGATTTGCATAACTAAGGTTTGCGCCACTAAGGTCTGCGTTACTAAGGTCTGCGTTACTAAGGTTTAATTTCTCACAAGAATAACCATCATACCCACTTACGCTTTCTTTATTTGCAACACGCTCCAGAAATTCTTTTTTGGTTAGCTTTTTTATTTTAGTTGGCTGTTTTTTTGCCATTATATTCCCTTGTCTTCAATAACCTAAATATGGTCTAAGTATGCAAAAATATACAAATCCAAATAGTAACAGACATATTATTAATCCATACCAGAATTCATGTAGTTCACGTTTTAGACGGCTCATTTATCTCCCCAAAACAGTTTAATACACCGTTTGCAGTTTACTTTGGCAATAGTGAATTTCCAATCATGGCTTAATGACCTATACCATCCACCAAGAGCATTATAATATGTAGAAGTTCCAAAAAGAAAACCACATCTCGTGTAAATAAAATCACGGTTTTTTGTCATATTCCTGTGTTTAAAATAATGCACCTTACCACCTATTTTACGCACGTTGTTGCGGCTCATGGTTTCTCCTTATACCATTTCACATATTATTCACGTAGTTCACGTTTTAGACGGGTCATTGGATTGCTCCTTTATTTTATTTTCAAGCCACATATCACCATGATAATGGCAATATGGGCAATAATAAAAACCGCCCGTTGTTGGTTCAACTTCACCACCACAACGTTTGCAATATACTTTTATGGGGATATATATCATTTCCCTTGCTCCTTTCTGTTTCAAAGTCAAGTTCGCTCATAGCATTACCAACCCATCAGGCAACAATTTCCCGTCCTGCCACACAAAAGAAAATTCAATACCATCGCATGTTGCAATTCCGACACAAGACGGGAATAATCCTGTTCTTTTGAGTCCAATAACCACATCTTTTACCATACTTATCTCTTTTTTCTCATTTTGTCTTTTCTATATGTCTTTACAACAGTATTTAAATCTAGTTTAGTTCCACATTTTATACATAAATCCTTCATCGGTGGATAGATTAAATTGTGAGCTCCACAATGTGGACATATAATAACCATTTGATTTTTCCTTTCAATTATTGTAATATAAGACTTTCTTATTGAATATTCAACTTTTTAATAAAAATTTTAAAAAAATATATTAATTATAAAATTTATCTAAAACTTTTTCCACGTCTTCTGGAAATCGAGTTTTCCTCAGTTTTTGGATTTGATATACTGCTTCGTTGTATAATTCTTTCTCATGCTTTAATAAACCAGTTGTAATAAAATGTTTAATGGCTTCCATTATAAAAACAGACAAGGGCATATTAGCGTAACTCTTTCCAGTAGCAAACAATATACAAGCCATCATAAACTCTCTTTCATCTACTTTTGGGGAAAAAGTAATTGGTCTTCTTCTACAGTTTAACCTATCTTCTTCAAGCATTACTTTTAGTACACGTGGTATGTTACTCATCTTTCATTTCCTCTTTAGAGTTAATTATTTTATTTTGTTTTTCAGTATCTTTTTTCCAAAACTCTGCTTTATCTAATTGTTCTTGTATAGTATTAATAAAATCCCGTACATGTGCACCGTGACGAAAAATAAACTCTTCCTCATATGTTATTTCACCTTTGAATAGTACTATAAATGCATTTTTTATACGTCTCCATATGTCAACCCAACAATTGCTGTTCCCCCAAGGAGCAGGTCCTCTTACTTTAGTAAAGAATTCTAATGAATAATAGGGTTCTTCAATTTTTATATCTTTTCCACTCCACCCACTATAATCTACCGAAAAAATTATACTATGATTATCACTTCCACACCTACAAGTAGTTTTAAATGTGGGAATATCTTCATCATAATAAGCCATATTTTCAATATTTGTATTCATTTTATTCCTCCAATTTTTTTTCCCTTCAAGAAACTTTTTAAATTATTTTCTGACTGATTATCAATTATTTCTATATCAAAATTTAATCTTTCATATTCTTTTAATCTTTTTTTGCTCCATTTCTCTAATAGACCTCCGTCTATATCATAAAAGTCATATATTATAGCTTCTTTTTTTCCTTTACATATTGTTAATACTCTTCCTGCTATTTGGATTGTTTTTTTGTCTTTTGCTTGACCAGAAGCATTGAACACACAATCCATAGCTGGTAAATCAACTCCCTCGTTCAAAAGTGTAGATATAAGGACTGGATTTTCTTTCGAACTAAAACTATCTAATATCCTTTTTCTTTCTTCTGAATCTTTTGTATTTCCATATAGTGTAATAGCTTCTGGTATTAATTCTTCTAATACATTTCCTTGCTCCACAATCTCTGTGCAAGCAATTAAGATAGATTGCCCCCTTTTTAAAACATTTTGTATTGTACCCCGTAATATGGAATTCCTACGGGTGTTTCTAAAGATACCTTCAACCTTTGCTTGTCTTACATTTTTATAAGCTTTCGGATGATTCAGTTTATACATATACACTTTACCTTGAACAAGATAACCATCTTTAGTTAAATCTTCGACTGAAACAAAATCTATAACTCTTCCTGTAGCCATTTCTAATAGTTTTCTTTCATTACTATTTGGTGATCCAGGACTAGCGGTAAACCCAAATCTATAATAAGCATTTTCACAACGCATAGTTATTGTGAAATAAGAATTGTAAATATTTTTTTCACTAAAATTTATATGGTGACTGTTAGAAACTAAAACTCCATCAACAAAGAGGTTATGGTCTTTACCCCCTACAGTTATATCAAAAACCTCTTCTTCATCTTCTATTTCAATTGACTCTATTGTACCTTTTATTACTTGCATCCGTATAAGTTTTCCTTAATTTTAGTAATTGTTTAAACTTTTTATGTTTCCTATTCAAGCAAATAGTTGAACCCCTATATATTTCTTTACATATTAAATAAACTTGATTATTACCTCTAACCTGAAATCGGTATATTGCTTCATGATGTTTTTTTCTATGATATATATGAGAAAAATTCAAATTTAAACATTCATTAAAATAATCTCTAATAAATTCCAAAACTGTTTTAGTACCTGTAACCCCAAAAATAAAATTAGGTCTTTCAGAATTTAAACCAAAACTTCCATCTCCATCAAAATAACCCCTTATCCAGTGCCTAATTAAATCTTTCTGAAGTATTGGGGGTTTTAAAATCAAAGATTTTGCCCCTCTAGGTATTCCATTATCTTCTAAATTTTTTGTAAACTGTTTTGAACATACTGTAATCCTTTTACTATGAAATGTTTTATCCCCAATAACTTTTGTTCTAGTTTTAATAGGTCTATCAGTTTTAATATGACGTTTGAACTTTTCTAAGTGTTTCAAATCTTTTTCACTAAAATTCAAATATAGAGTGCCATTTTTAGAGATATGACCATCTGCTGCAATCATACCTAACCAATAAGCTTTCTTTTGAGTATTAATATTTTTAAAAAAATTAACATCTAAGGTATATCTTGTGTTTTTATGCATGTTAAGTTGTCTCCTATTTTTAAATGTTTGGCTTTCACCCAATGATCATTTACCAAAATTTTATGATCACCTGAACATCTAATAATATAAGAGATGTTTTCATCACATGCAACCTTTATTTTATAGATCTTCTGTTTTTTTGGTTTCTTAACAATGTTTATAATATTATTACCATAACACAAATTTATATCTTTGTCATAAGATATAATACATTCATTTTTGTAATTTAAATACAATTCCCCTAATGTTTTATATGAAAGATCTGCCATCAGTATTTTAGCAGATGAGGGTAAACATTCATCAATTAAGATACATCTTATACTATCTAGAAATTTTTTACACTCTCCAGTATCTAATCTATTTATCAAAGTTTGGACTGTAGCAACTGTTATTGGTTGAGGATCCCATAATCCGTTACCAATTATTCCTATATTTAAATCAAATAACCGACTCATCACATTATGTATTTGTTTTAATAATGTCTTTTGATTAACTAATATTAATACACCATATCCAACTTCTCCAGCTATCATACCCATTATCAATGTTTTACCTGATCTTGTAGGGTGATATATAATTCCTCGGGTTACTTCAAAGGCCTCCTCAAAGGCTCTTTTTTGGTACCAACGAGGGTTCATTTTGATACCCTTTTCATTAAGATATGTGATGGGGATAGGTGAATTTTTTGGTTTACATCTTTTGTCCAAAAAATTTGGAGCATTTTTTGAATTTTTGAGAAGTTCCAAAATTTTTGGCGCTAGTCCTGATGGGAAATAAGAGGCTTTTCTATCAAAATATCTTTTTTTTATCATTCTTTTTTTAATATATTTCTTTTGAACATAATCCCATTTAAACTCAGGAAAGACTATTGAACAGACTTTTTCAATGGCTTCAAGTTGGGCCAGGTCAGGGTTTCGCACCTCTGTATATGAATTGTTAACAATTAAATCCATAGTTTAATTAACCTTCAATTGATACACCTTTGATTTAATTATTTCTTACTATCTTAATATAGTTTTTATAAAATTTATTGTTACCATAATAATTGTTCCAAGACAGAGACTACCTATAATTATATTAGAAACTTTCTCTATTCTTCTATCTGATTTTTTTTGCCTCTCAATTTCATCATCAGTTAATGTTACAAATATAGGTAATGATCGCTTAGACATTATCACCTTCCGATTATTACTTCTATCTCCATGATAAGGCATAATACCCTCCTTTTGGGTTTCACACTTCCGTATATGAATTGCTAACAATTAAATCCATATCTCATTTAATACGTTTTTGCGACCGATTAACATAATTAACATTATATTTCCTCCAAATTTTTTACCTTTTCAAAAATATCACTAATTATAAAAAAATACCAACTAACCATTTGGTTAGAAACCTTCAATTCTGTAGCTATCGTAGAATACATTATAGAAGGATCTTTTAATTTCATTTTAAAGGCTTTCAGAACTTTTGGATTGCCTTTTGATAGTTTCTTTTCAACCTCTTTTACATAAAAATAAAATAAATCAGTACCATCATTTATGGGTTCAAGAACCGATTTGTTTTTTATCTGGTTAAAAAATTTTTCCTCAAACAATAATTTATCTCCATCCTCTCCTCTTTTTTTGGTTTCCATAGAAATAGTATGAAACTCTTTAGTTATCTTCTTTATTTCCTTAATTAATTCCTGTTCCATACTCATCCTTAAAAAAGAGATTATTTTACCCTTTCCTTTTTTATAGGAATATTTCCTTAAACCTTTCAACAGCCCTATTTTTAAAACAGCCTCAAAATCGCTTCTACATCTTACTCCAGTAGGGTCATAATATTTTTGAAGATCTATTAAACCCCTGGCCATACTCCATAATTTTCCAAAAACTGTCTCATCACCATTTTGAAAACGGTTGACCAATTCGGCATAATCTTGATTAGTCAATTTCTTTGTTGTGATCAAAACTATCTCCAATAAGATAAATTATACTGTCTGGAGGGTCTATATGTTGTTCCAATTGAATTCTACTTGAATCTATTGGTATAGGCTTTTGTTCGTTCTTATACCTACATGGTTCAATATTGTACAATATTGCACAGATACCTAAAAAAATCAAAAACTCCTTCATTATAACCTTTCTTTTTCAAATTCAAAAAATCTCCAAATTTGGTTTATAAATTTTGCAATTATAATATACAAACCAAATTAAAAACTTGCAACTTTCATTTTTTATTTCCCCCACAACTTATTTATCAAAATTCTTGCAATATAGCCATAAATACTAAGATCTCTAAAACTGTCTATAATTGGTTCATTTTTAGGGGTACGTTTTTGTACTATCAACAGATTAAACAACCTTTCGGCTTTATCATGCATACGCCATACAAGTCCTTCTAGGTATAACTTGAACTGTTTTTCATCCTCCATTGCACCATCTGGAGCAATATTGGTCGTACCATAATCCATCTGTTTTTTGCAAAAAAGTTCAAAATCTTCTTGCTGTAGATCTAAAATTTTATTTATCATTTCAGGATAACATTTTTTACAGTAACCTATTGGATCATCATCTTTATGTTTTACTTCCAATTCAGTTACTGTTCCCATTTGATTTACAGTAGCTTTTAGGTCTGGTTTTGTAAGGCGAATTCTAGGATCTTCCTCACTATATATATGATTATTCCCTGTTTGATCTTGCTTTTCTTCTATAACTACAGTCATACCACATTTAGGGCATTTATATAAAAACTGAGTATGGTGAAATTTCATTGTTCTGTCACATTTTTCACATATTATGTTCATTATTTACTCCTCAAATATTTTTGGTTGTTCTCTATATACTGGTTTCATTGTGAAAGTTTCACCAATAAATTCAAACTCGGCTATCACTCCGAAACCTGCTCTCCCACTATTCTGTTTTGCAATATTAACTTCACAAATATCCTCTAATATAGTACTATCATAATAAGACTCCCTGTACAATAACATAACCAACCTTGCCACCTCTTCAAAAGCTCCGCTGTCTTTTAAATCAACCAAAGTGGGTCTTTTATTCCTTCTTGCTTCGGCTCTTCTTTGAATTTGTACTACAAGACAAATATGTATATTTAACTCTTCCGCAATTTGTGATAATATACCCAATTTAGTTCCAACTGTAGTGGGTTTATCCTTTACAACATTAACATCAGCTAACTTATCAAACAGGTCTATAAATACAATATCTAAACCAAATCTTCTTTTGATATATCTTAATTTATATTTTAAATCAGTAGTGGTTAAAGTTCTTGATACTATATAATGGTGATTCCAATACTTGTTAATGTAAACATTTGCATCATGTATCTTTTTTATTCTCCCATCTGTATTTGACCACTCTTTAGATCTAACTATTTCCTTGAAAGGGATATTTGTAAGGCAAGAATCTGTACGATCCTGTTCAGTCTCTAAACTGTGTTCTGTATTAACTTCACAAACTTTATAACCTCTATTACATAAATTTACAGTTAAATTCTTTCGAAAAGTAGAATTATGTGTAACTATAAAATCATCTGTTACATATAAATCGTCTTCTACAGTAATACATTTGCATTCTTGTTCACCTACTGACTTGATATTTTTTATATACCATGGTTGTGGATTTTTATGGTTGTATTTTAAAAATAAACTCTTTTTTCTTTTACAAAATACTGGGATTAAATCTTTTGACAGTTTAAAGTTTATCCTATAACTAACTCTACCCTTTTTCTTCACTCCTTTTGAAATATAAGTTGGGATACGAGTTTTATGAATAACAACAGAACCTCCTAACGATTTCACTAGAAATACAATGTCATCTAATAACAATTTTGAAACTGTTTCAAAATTAATATAACAGTCTGATCCTCTTAAATTTTTTTCAGTTTCTTTAGTACGTATACAGCCATCTATATCTATCAAACCCCTAAGTAATTCCAGTCTGTCCTCTATTGAGGATAAAATATAATCCTCAGGAATAAATTTGTCCCAATTATGTCTCCCTCTTAAACCTAAATCTTGTAACAATTTGTCTACTTTCGCTTCTCTCCCTTTTTCTCCTTTTTTTGTCTTCCCACAAAAATTAAAATGTGAAGTATTATTTTTTCTTTTTTCTTCTTTTAATTCATCTTCAACTGGCAACAGTAAATGAACCCTCTTTCCAATATCTATATCTTTTGTAGTAAAACCTATAGTATTACCTGATAAACAACTATTACCTAATAAAACACCTAAAATATAAGGGTGAATGAGTAAATTCCGTTTTTCAAATTCTATAGGTTTAACCTGGTCAATAGAGTGACTAAATCTAGGATAAACATTATTGACTTTAAGGGTTTCTAATATCTCTTTTAATGGTTTAACGGTTGGAGTTTTACCAATTCCTTCATTGTATCTTTTTTGTTTCCAACTCTTTCTTTTTTTATGATTTCTGGTAAGCCATAAATGATCCAACGTACATCTTGTTTTTAGACCTGTGGATAAAGTTATTTCAAAAATCTCCTTTTTATTTTGAGGGTGAATTGCTAATACCTTCTTAATTTTTCCATCCCCACCAATAATTTTATCTCCAACATTAATTTCTCCCATAGTGGTCCAACCGTTTGGTGTTAATATTTTGCTATATAACGGTTGCGCTTTGGCCATCCCAGGTCTACCAGCAATAACAGATATATATTTTTTAGGGAAACCTTCACTTAATAGTTCATCTAAGTTTCTAAAACCAGACATTATGGGTTCAATTTCATCTCTTCTTTTCAGGATCTTTACTCTTTCCTCAAAAGCATCAACACCAGTGGAGATAACCGAAATATCTGACCTTATCAAGTTTAACTTATTTAAAAGTTTATCATTTTTATGTAGGACTTCTTGGGGATCAACCCCATCAACTATCTCCTTTTCAAATTTACTAAAATGAGTTAATAGTTCTCTACTTGAATAGTATTTTATCAGAGTATCTATAGATTCTTGATATTCTTTCTGGGTTTTGAACCTATTTTCAATACATTCCTCTATAAACTCTGAGCTTACCTTTGAATTTAGATTTTTACTTTTCAAAAAATCAAAAAGCAACAAATTATTAACAGTTCTATTATTATCCAGTAAAAATATAAGACTCTGATATAAAATTCTTGTTCTTTGGTCACTAAATACTTCCGGTTTTAAGTTCACTAGAACTGTTGGAACTGACTCTTCTTTTATCAGAGCTCCGATAACTGCTTTTTCAACCTCTATATTATCTAAAATAATTACACCTCAATCTTTTTCATCTTACTAATAAATTTAGCTATTGCAGTTCCCACATTCTCCTCAATTTCTCTTAAATTATTATCGGTGGTAATTATTAAGTGCTGTCCGTTATAACGATCTTGAACTAACAAACTATATATAAGCCTACATTGAGAAGGAGATAGAGACAAACTACCAAGATCATTAAAAAGCACTATATCTGACAATGAACTAGTCCATTGAAGATTTTCTAATTCCTCATTTTGAGAAAAATTGTTTAATGTAAAAGGAAAAGATGGAACTTGAATAATACATACCCTCTTTGTAATTTTACCTTTCTTTATTATCTGGTTTATAATCCATACCCCTGTTTCAAAAGCAGAGAAATAAGAAGTCTTACTCTCTTGATGTCTTTCGAATATAAAGAGTGATTTTTCTTTGTTATTTGGAAATTGCTCTATATAGTCTTTTAAATATTCTAACACACCATCCGATAAATTACCAGGTTTTTTATCATCAACATTTATTTTTTTGTAGGTATTAAAAGGTACACCCCAAAGCAAAGCCGAATTAAGTTTCATCTGATAATCTCTTCTTGACTTATGATATTTGAATTTCTGTTAACATTTTTCTGTATTTGATATTTTGTCCAATGTCTTTCCATCATTGTAAAACTGTCTATCTTGTCTCTCCAAAATTTATTAGTTGTAAAATAAATGTAACCTTTTTCTACATCAGAGGAACCATAAGAAGATACTAATCTTAAAGCGGACTGATAGTTCACAAAATCCCATGTCCTTGGAATTTTAACTCCTTTTTCATATAAATTCATCTTCAAGTTATCTTTTAATTTTACAGCACTCAAACCTCTATTTCTTTTTATGGCTCTTTTAAGATGAAGTATTAAAGCTTTTCCTTTTGTTTCTTTATCAGTAGAACGTAATAAAGAACCTATAGAGAAATTATCTGTGTTTTCCTCGTGCGCGCGTGGTACGTATCCTTTAAGGGTATTAATCAAGATTTCTTGTTTTTTACTATTTTGTTTTTTATTATTTTGTTTTTTACTATTTTGTTTTTTATTATTTTGTTTTTTATTATTGACACTTAGTGTTTTCTCATTTTGCGGTTTTTTGTCTGTGTTTTCTTCTGTGTTTTTGATTGTATCTTTATACTGTGTTTCTGTGTTTTCTTCTGTGTTAATGGAGTTTTGTTGTTTGGTGTTGTTAGTGTTTTCTTCTGTGTTTTCGTTTTTTGTTTTTAATGTTTTCCACTCTGTGTTTTTGTCCATTATAAAATCAAAAGCGGTTTCGACGTCTTTTTGAAAAATATTAATGTCTGTATAAGCTGAAAATAGGTCTTCAAGTGTCTCTTTTGGGTTGGGTGTTTTATTGTTTGCCATTTTCTCTAAAAGGTAAATTATAATGACTTTATGAAGGATGTTGTAATCTTTAGAACATAATATTTTAAGATAATTAGAAGGTGATGTTTCTGAATTGTACTCAGGTTTCATAACTTTATCCTTTAATTTTTGTAAGTGACCGATTATAGCTTGGAAGGAGGTGAGTTTTGTATAATCGGTCACTTAGTCATTTTTGTTAATACAATAAAGTTGTTTTTTTGAAAATTATAAAATAACATTAGATCTATTCATCTTCAGAATTTATATCTATAAATCTTTCAACTATAATTACTACAATTGAATATATAATAATTATTAAAGATGGGTCTATTTCAACTAAACTTTCCACAATTATACCTCAAAATTTTTATTTTATTGTTAATATAATACCGAAAGTTACCCATATCAACTTTTTGGTATCATAAAGTTATTAACTGTATCCATAAACCTTGTGTTCAATCGAAGGTGTATCTCATTTTTAGGTCAATTTAAGGTATACATGGAAAGTTTTCGGTTTTTAATTCAACCCACTTAAAAGTTAACTTTTTTGTAAGTGATTATTTATTGTAAATAATATACAAACTTTTTTGATTATTGTCAACAGTTTTTAAAAAGAAAGTTGATAGTTTTAAATTTGGAGATATATTAAATACAATTATATACAATTTATTTTAACATTTTAGTAAACTTAGGAGGAATAGATGAGAATAACTGAATATCTAGATAAAGTTAAGGAGTCAGGTTATGTTTTTGGCTATAGTGATTCTGAACTTTTGAGGAAGTTAGGGGGAAGTATGGAACCGATAGATGTGGAGAACTTTCTTGAAGATTGGAAGTATACTTTAACAAAAAATGAAAGGAATATTTTTGAGAAGTTCTTTGGTGATACATATCCTGAGCACCGTACTAAAGTTATAGAGATTTTAAATCAAAAACAGCTTAGGTGTATATTTGAGTGGTTTGTAAATGAGTATAGGGATATAAAAGATATTATAAAGATATTTGAAGATCATTTGGAGAAATATTATGGTTGATATAAAAATAAATCTCGAAGAAGTTGAAGAAATAATCAAACTCGCTGATGAAGAAGGCATGAACCCTTACGAGATTGCAAAAGAGTTAGGTTTGTTAAACGAACAGTCAAAAACTTTGCCTATGGCAAAAATTGTTTTAAAGAAAATAAGACAAACAGCAAGAAGAGTGGTTGAGTCTAATAATTGGACAATCAAAAAAGAGGGTAAAAAAGTAACTTATATAGCAATAAAATCTGATGAAAAATCAAGAGCAAATAAGTCAGCGGAACAAGTATTAATGGAAGAATAATAAAAAAGTTTTGATGATATCTGGTAAGACTGAAACAGAACCAGTTATTTAATGAAATTAAGATTACCTTGATGTATAAAAATTAACTAAAAAGTAAGTTGTAAGTGTGAAATTGGTTTGTATATTGTATTTGTCAATTAATTATTGTAAAAATCAAAACACACTTTTTGAGGTTTAAAATGAGTTACAAAGGAAGTTTCAAAAGAGAAGATGTGACACCTATTGTTAATGAAGTTATTGAAGTTTTAAAACCAATGGTTTCAAAAATTGAAATTTGTGGTTCTTATAGAAGGGGCTGTAAAACAATTGGTGATTTAGATTTTATTTTTACGTCAAATAATGTTTCAAAGGATATTGTTTTAACTAAATTTTATTCTTTAGGGGATACTCAAGATATTAGTCCTGGTAAAAAGTTTACAATATTATATAATAATGATAAAGTAAAAAAATTGCTTGTGGAATTAGTTCACTTTGAAGAGTACAATATTGGGGCAGCTATGATGCATTTTACAGGTCCTTATGAATTGAATATAATTCAAAGAGCCAAAGCAAAAAAGAAAGGGTGGTTGTTAAACCAGTATGGTTTATTTGATAAAAACAAAAATATGATTGCTGGAAAGACTGAGAATGAAATATATACTGCATTGGATTTACCATACATAACTCCAGAAGAAAGACAAGAATATGTGGGGAAATTAAAATAAAAATGGCACGGTGGCTGAGAGACAAGGCACATGAAATGGAAAAGTGGTATAGTCATGAAGCAGGCTATTGCGGGGTTTAACTCCTGCCCGTGCCACTAAGTTTAATGGGGGTTCTTATGTCACGAGAAACACAATACATTGGACTAAATAAATACGCACATGATTTTGTCAAGAATGCAATAAAAACAGAAAAATATATAATGACTCAAGGTATGTTTGGCGAGAACATTGAGGGAACTATTTATTATATGCCAGTACCCTATCCAGAATTTGATGTTAATGAAGAATATTATTATAAAGAAATTGTACAATGCGAACCATGGTCGTCAGGTCCAATGATATTTACTTGTTTACAGTGTACTTTAGTAAAAAAGACGCAGGTTCTTACAGATGAGAAAGGGGAGGAGTCTTTTCGTTGGATGATAGATCCCTCTATCGAAGAGGAATATGACTATGAAACAGGTAGATTAAATTTATAGAAAGGAGGTAAAACCATGAGTACAAGATGTCAAGTAGGTTTTTATCAGGAAGGTGAAAAAGATTTAAATAAGTTTGAGGTTTTATTATATCACCATTGGGACGGTTATCCTTCATATATGATACCAGAGATGGCAAAAGTTTTAATTCCCTTTCATAAAAATCGCGGGTTGGAGGATTTTGAATATGCTGCTGCAACTCTTATTAAGTGGTGGGGTTTAAGTCAAATGTTAGATAGTCAAAAATGGAAAGACGATAATGATGCAATTACTCTTACAAAAGAAAATGTTTTTGACTTGCTTGAATTTACTGGTTTTGGTGTTTGTAAGGAGTTTCATTGGGATATAGCATATTTTTATGCTATATACACTGATGGGGTAATTGAAACTTATGTATGTCCTTATTCTGGTATCAAAACTGATGATTTGAAAAAGATTGGAACTTTAAATATTGGTGATTTGGAATTTGGTGATCCAAAAGAAATTGGAAGAGTGATAGAAAATGAATCATATTAAGGATTTAGAATTAAAAATAAGGCGACATAATGATTTGTATTACAATTATGTTCCAGAAATAACTGATGAAGAGTATGATCAGTTGGTTGCCGAAATGAAATTATTGGATCCTAATAATCCAGTTTTGGATGAAGTGGGTGCTCCAGTTCTTGGTTCTATTACTATGCGTCATAAATACAAAATGTATAGTCTAGACAAGGTTATGGATCTTGATGAGTTTTTGAACGGTTTTGCAAAAAAGTTTAGTGGTGAGGCTTTTTTGTGTTCTCAAAAATTAGACGGTTGTGCAGTTGAAATATTTTACAATAATGGGAGATTACAATATGCATTAACTAGAGGTGATGGAGAGGTTGGTCAGGTGGTAACTGAACAGGTTAAAGTTATAGAAAATGTTCCTGAAAAGATACCCTTGATTAAACCTCTACATGTATATGGTGAGTGTGTTATTTCAAACAAAGATTTTGAGGAGATTGGAGAAGGTTATACAAATTCAAGAAATTTAGTTAATGGAACAATAAGACCTGATGGTGATTTAGAATTGGTTAAAGAAAGAAATGTCCGTTTTTTTGCTTATAATGTAATAAAGCAAAATAACAATATAGGTTCACTCAATACTGATCTTTTTTATATAGGTAAAGATCAAGGTTTTGAGACTGTTCCAAAGGATTGGGGTGAAGTTGAAAAAGTAATAAAAATGTATAATGAATGTTTAAAGAACAGAGATAGGTTAGATTTTCAAATTGATGGTATTTGTGTTTTTGTTGACAACAAATCTGATTGGGATAGTATAGGTTATACTTCTCACCATCCAAAGTTTGCGGTAGCTATTAAATTTCCAAGTGAGTCAAAGATTGTGGAAGTAATAAGAGTTCGTTGGGATATAAGTAGAACTGGTACATTGACACCGGTAGCTGAGTTCGAACCTATTTTGTTAGGCGGAGCTATAGTTCAAAATGTTACTTTGCATAACTGGGATACAGGTAAGAACATATCAAAAGGTACTAAAATTAGAGTAAAAAGGAGTGGTGATGTAATTCCTTGTTTTATGGGAGTTGTAGAATATCCCAATGTGGGGAATACAAATTGTGCTCCAATAATTTGTCCATATTGTGGGGAAAAAACTGTTAATGACGGAGTTAGATTGAAATGTTCCAATGAAGGTTGTCCTCAACGTTTAGTAATGTTAACTGAAGATATCTTGGATAGGCTGAATCATAAAGGGTTAGCAACAAAACAAATAGAAGAACTTTATTATAATACTCCATCAGGGTTTAAAAGCCCATGGTTATTGTGGAAAATACCTGAACAGGATTTTAATGTATTAGGATATAATCAAGGTCCAAAAGTTTATAAATCTTTACATGAAATAAAAAAAGGCATCCCGTTATGGAGAATGATATATGCTCTTTGTATACCTATGGTGGGTAAAAAAGCTTCAAAAGAGTTAGCTAACTATTATAAGACTTTCGATAAGTTTTGGATTGATAAAGGTCAAAAAAGGTACCGTGAATATAGAATAGGTGAGGAACTAGAGAGATATATTGAGGAAAATCCTGGATTGAAATTTTATTTAGAAACATTAAGTTTTGAAATAAAAGAAATAAAGGAGGAAACAACAATGCATAACTATAGTTTTTGTGTTACTGGGACTTTATCAATAAAACGAAAAGAGTTTGAGGAATTAGTTGAATCTAAGGGTTATATTTTTAGTAGTTCAGTTACAAAAGATCTTGACTATTTAGTTGTTGGGGAAAACCCTGGAGAGAATAAATTAGCCAAAGCACATAGGTATCAAATAGCAACAATAAGTGAAAAAAGATTTAATGAGATAATGGAGGTATGAAATGACTAAAAAAGAAGCATTGAAATGGCAAAAAAAGCTTTTAAAAGAGCCACCAGTACATATTGGAAAAGTTGAATTTGTCAAAGATGGTGATCTTTGGGGATTATCAATTGACGGGGATGGATCGCCCCAATATCCTTTCGGATATCCCAAAATAATATGGGATGTAGAATCCGCAGAATCGTTTTTGGAAAGCAATTTTGATTTACGAAAAAGTGAGGTGTGAAATGAAAAAAGAAACAACTATATGCAACCGAAGTTGCATATAGTTATTTTTTAAGCAAAGTACGTGATTGGCGAGAGGCGAAAGCACAAACAATTATTTATGATCATGATAATAATTATTATATGTTTTCATGTAATATGGATAAGGAAACAGCCGCCGAAGTAATGGGGTTAATCGCCCATTATGATAAACAAGAGTTGCTTAAAAAAATTGAGGGTGAATTTGTAATAGACTCGACAAGCCCTGGTTATGCAATTACAAGAGAAAGTTAATTGCTTACCTAAGTTATACTCACAAAATTTTTTGTAAAGGGAAGGTTTATAAAATGGGAATACCATATAAAAAATGGAAAATGAAGAATAATGAGGTTCTTCCTATCGTCCAAGAGCTCAGGGGAAAGGTTCAAGGTATTTTGGATGATGGTGGGGATTATATCTATATACGTTTGAGATGTCTTCTCGAAGGTATAAACTCTGTTACGGTTGTTAATCAAATAATAGATGAATTTAATCTTCAAGTATTGGGGTTTGAAAGAAGAGTTATTAGCAAGAGACAACCTTTTTCATTACAGTCTATGTTTTTGATTGAGGATGGTTAAAAAAGTAAGTTGTAAGTTCTTAATTGGTTTTTATATTAAAATTCAAAAATATTTTTGTTATAATATAAACCTTACTTTAATTGGAGGACGATATGCTTGTGAGTTTGAAATGTTCAATTTGTGGAAGAACTCAAAATTATGATTTTCCTGATATAAATAAAAAAGGTTTGCTTGAAAATTTTTTGAGGGATGATTTTATATGTTCTGAATGTAGAAAATTAGATGAAATAGATGTATTGTTACTCACTGTTTTACAAATGGAGGGTGATATGTCATCAAATAGATTAGCTAAAGTTTTTGGTTTAAGTATTGAAGAAGTAAATACAAGGCTAGATTATTTGACTCGTACAAATATAATAACAAAATATGATGGAATAGAAGAAGAATAAGGAAGAAATAATATGATTATTATGTTATTTGTATTTTGAATAGAAACAGAGGTAGAAATTTATAATTGAAATTGTATACAAAATAAGAGTTGATTGTATTAGGTTATAATACAAAATAAAAAGAAAGTTGAAAGTTACATAATGGTTTATATATTATATTTAACAATTAATTGTAATACAACCCTTAACTTGGAAGGAGGTAAAAACAATGTCCAAGAAAACAGAAACTAATAATGTAAAAACACCTGCAACTGAGTCGAATCAGGAAAAGGTAAAAACACCTGCAACTGAGTCGAATCAGGAAAAGGTAAAAAACATTATTACAGGTAATGAATTGACTGCTGTTGAAGTTGCTACAGAATTGGGTTTTCTTGACGGGTTGAAGGCTGGTAGTTTTGAATATGAAGGTGCTTTAAGAAAAGCCCGTAGTATAGCGCGGTCAGTTTGTAAAGCCTATGGTGGAGATCATAGCAAGCGTAGAGGCAAAAATGCTATCTACACTATTCCAGTTACCACCAGGTAGCTAAAAGGGGAGGGACGGGGTTGCAAATTTGCAACCCCGTACCCTTGGTATGTTAAATTTTTTTGTAAAAATTAAAAATAACAAATAAAGTGAGGTAAGTTATGAGTCATTTTTCATGCCTCGTTGTTGGGGATAATCCTGAACAACAATTGGAACCTTTTTGGGAATTAGATCTTGACTTGGAAGAATTGAGAAAAGACCATAGAGCGGTATTCAGGGTAATTATTGAAGAGGGAGAATTAGAAAAAAATTATAATAAATGGAGAGATGAATATATATTGAAACTGAATAAAGCGATTGGAGAGTTAGAAGGTCTTAAATCTCAAAAAACTCCTGATTTATCTTTAATTGAGTCAACAAAAACTGACATAAAAAACTATGAGCACTATTTAGAAGATTATAGGGATCCAATGGACTGGGTATCAAAATGGTATGGTTACTCATATGAAGAAAAAAAGGGTTGGGGTTATTGGGAAAATCCAAATGCAAAATGGGATTGGTTTCAATTAGGAGGTCGTTGGCGTGGTTATTTTAAATTAAAATTAAATTCTGGTGTAGATACAACTCTTGGGGAGATGGGAAGTTTTGGAAATGAATCAAAATATGATGCTGATCAAGCTGTAAAAAAAGATATTGATTTTTATAATATGAGAATCGGAAATTTTGAGGAAGCTTCAAGATTATGGGAGGAAGCTTGGAAAAATTACCCTGAAGAGGATAAATCCGTTCGTCGTTATTTGGAATACGGAATAACAAAAGAAGATACAAAGGAAAGTTATCTTAAACGACAAACTTCAATTGCAACACATGCAGTTTTAATGGATGGTAAGTGGTATCAACGAGGTGAAATGGGTTGGTGGGGACATATTAGTAATGAAAAAGATCTTGATGTGTGGGAGAAAGAATTTAATGAATTATTGGATAATCTACCAGATGATACTTTGTTAAGTGTTTATGATCTTCATATATAAAGGAGGTATAATAAATGAAAATGGTAACACTACAACAAACAGGGTATTATATTAAAGGTCAAGTTGACGTTACTCTTTGGACGGGAGATATAGGAAAACTTTATATGGATCCGACGGTGGTTCCTCTTGGTAATATGACAAAGGAAAACCTTATGAAATGTATTAACGATGGACAATATGGAGTACAGTTTATCGATAGAGCAGAACTTGCTGTTTATGATTATTATGAAAATAATTATAAAGAGTTTAATAGGTATATTGATGTTAATGAGTATTTTTGTAAAAAATATCAATCAATATTTTGTAAAGGTATAAAAAAGAAAGTTGATAGTGAGTAAAAAAGTTTGTATATTAAATAAAAACAAAAAATATTTATTGAATGGAGGAATCATGCCTACTTCAAACAAATTTTTTTACTTGTCTTATATTGCAAAAAATTTTGAAAATCTTACTTTTACCGAAAAATTCTCTCTTTTGAGAGAAGCGATGAAGAATAAAGAAATCACTCCAAAACAATTTTTGAAACTAACTTCAACAAATGGTTATAAAGATGAACTTAGAGAAAAAGTAATATTCAATAGGTATTTGTCAAAAGCAGGTTTTGGGAATCAAGAAATAAGAAAAGTTAAAGTTAAAAGGAGAAGTACTCCTGAATGGACAGGGCAATCAGAAAAAACATTTCAATTTGATGATAGTTATTATGGAACTAAAAAAACATTGATTGTACCTCCAGAGTTACAAGGAGCAATCAATAGGATACATAATTGTCCAAGACCGAGGGGTTAAAATGACTTATAAAGAGTTGTATCAAAAACTTGTACAGTCAAAAAGAAATATTGTAAAGGACAGTGGGGATTTTTATTGGCACAAAGGTAAGGTAAAACTGTCAAATGGTGATATAGTTCTTGCTTGGATGTTGTTGGATCATGGTTCTTCTGGTGAGCATTGGGATACAGTGTTCTTTTTTAAATCTGAAAAGAAATTATATTGCATTGCTCAGTCACTGTTTAGTTCTGATTTACTTTCTGAAACCACAAAAGGTTTTATAAAGAGGGTAAAAGAAGGTTATCAATATTGGATAAGTGAACCTTATGATGGTGATATACATATTGATAAAAATGGTTGGGTCAGTCAACCGGTATATTAATGATCGGTTGTATTTTAAAAAGGAGAAATAAAATGGGTAAAAATTTTAATAGGGGTAAAATAGTAAATATTACAGTATTCAAGACTGATAAATCGTCAATGGAGTTTTTAGGGAGATATGAGATATTTGACTGGTATATTATTGTTCATGAGTTTGAAAAGGTAGACGGTGATTGGAAAGAAACAGGTAATCTCTATCTGTTTAATCAGAATATTGTTGAAGAAATACATTATAATAGGATATAGACTCCATTATTCTTACAAATAAAGAGGAGAAATAATATGAGTTGGTCAATATTAGGGATAACTTACAAAAAGAGTCGAATAGAAAGAGACTATGATATTTTTGATAAAATAAAGATTGGAGCTTTGGTTGAATTAAGTAATTGTACCAATTGTAAAGGAGAGATAACATTAACAAGTTCTTGTGAAGAAAAAGTTAAAATTTACCGTTCTATCTTACTCTATTATAATTATATTGTCGTGATTTCCTACTCAAATAAGGGAACAGCGACCTTATTTGCTAAACCTACCTATTTATCATTAAATAGGTTCTCAGCGGATAATATAAGACCACCCATGTATCCATAGAGATAAGGAAACTAGACTTTATATAAAAACTTTTGGAGGTTGAAATTCCTCCATCAGGGCTGGGGTTTTTTGACTCCATTCTTTCCCCAGCCCGCCACTTTTAATCTGTGTTGCTATATAAAATAATTATACACTATGTTTTTGACAAATAAAGGACATAACATCTTTTTTAACTTAACGTTAAAAGAAAACACACAACTCTCTTTTTATCTAATTCAAATTGAAACTTATCCCATTTCATTTATGGAATACAAAAAAGTGTGTTCCACAGCGTGTTAAAAGTATGTTGTAAGTGGGAAAATGGTTTTGTATATTAAAACAAAAAATGTGTTTAAGAAAAGAAAGGAGCTAACCAATGGAAAAGTTACAAACAAGAAAAATTGTTCAGGTTAAAAAGTCAGAGATAAGGTCAAAGAAAAAGAAGAAATCAAAAGACAAAGCCTGGCCTGGAGCTGCAAGAGATAGGGATTTTTGTATTCGAAAAGAAAAATTTGATGGGCGAGAAGTTGTTGTCTCGTATAGAAAAGAGTCTGGGAAAGTGGATTTTTCTACAAGAGAAATTATATCAGATTTAGAAGGTGAGCCAAGTTTACAAGACATTAGGTTAGAACGATGTAGATGTTTCCTTTGTGGAAAAGAATTCTTCAATGAAGATGGCTTGGCAAATCATGTTGGAGAGTGTGAAGGCAATCAGGGAGCAAGAATCCTTGACGGTTTTAAGCTAAAAGAGCAAGCAAAAGGGGTTATTTCTGATATAATTGATGTAGCACAACCACAAAGGTTTTGTGATGGAGTTTCAATATCAGTAGGAGGACCTATTAAATGAGTTGTGGTTTACTTTCAAGAATAACAACATTATTAAAAGAAAGGAGCATAATATGTCAGATTGTATAAGAGTATGTCCTGATTGTGGTCAGCCTCTTGATGAGGCTAATGATCCTAAATATAAACAAAATCTTTATTTCTGTTTATATTGTCAAGGATATTATCAAGAGCATCATACTATTGAAACATCGGATTGTCCAAAGTGTTATTCTAAATTACAGTTAGCAGGTGTAGCTATTGACGAAAAAACAAACTGTGAGTTGGATATTTTGATATGTCCAGAGTGTAATTATGAAAGTATTAGATAAAACAAAAGGAGATATGACATGACTAAGGAAGAAATTCAAAAAGTACTGGATACTTCAGAGAATCCAATCGAGGAGTTAGGGGAGATTGGATTCTTTGAAGTAAACGACTGGGGGAGCTGTCAATATACTGGAGCATTAAATATGTTCAAAACTTTGAACATATTAAAAGAAGTTTTTGGTCGGGAAGAAGCCACTAAAAAATTAGGGATAACGGTTTCATTAGGAGAAGTACGAAGTGAAGAAGAAGCAGTTAAGTTGTTTCAAAAAGAAGAAATAGAAGACCTCAAAAATTGGAATTCTCTGGAAGAAGCAAAAGAGTTAGAAAGGATTACATTCTCTTCGTTAGATGATTTTTTTGATTATGCTAATAATGCAGCTTGGGATTTGTGGAGTGCAGTTCAGTGTATAGTTGGATATGTTTTCCCAGAATTAAAAATTGAGAGTATATTTATTCAGAATGAAAATTACAAAACAGGGTTTTATTGTTGGTTGTTATATGAATATTGCGAAATAGACGAAGCGAGTTTTGCAGATTTTGCTACATAGTAGGTGGATATATGATAACTACTGACAAAGCTAAGAAATTAATGCAAAGTACTAATGGTAAAATATTTGGTGCTTATTTTATCAAAAAAGATTCATCATACAGACGTATGTCTTGTAGGACTGGTGTTAGGAAAAACCTAAAAGGTGTAGGTTTTAGGTTTAAACCAGAAGATAAAGGATTGTTTCCTGTTTTTGATATGAATAAACAGAACTATCGTTTTGTTAATATGAATACACTTATATCTCTAACAGTAAGTCATAAATATTATAAAGTAGAGGAGTCGTAACATGGAACATTCAGAAAGAATTAACAAAAAAATTCATGAATTAGCTCTTGAGATAGTTGATGTTCTTGAAGATCTCAGAGAGAACCCAAAAACTGATTTAACCGAAGACCTTGATCCAGAAGGGGAGCCTTATACAAATTATGACAGATTGAAACACAATCTTGAGTTTGTTATGATATTGTTCAAAGCTCTTCATGGAACTTACGAAGACGGTTATCATAATTCAGAATTTAGGGGGGTTTATTTTGATAACTTCAAAAATTATATGATACTTGAGGAAGCCATAAAGTTTCAAGGTTTGTTTCTTGAGTTGTCTGATGTTGACCAGCAACGTGTTATTAAAGCTATAACTCATGCATTAGGTTATTGTACTTCCTATAATATCAGAGGGACTTGGTTGGAAGATTGGTATGATACCAAAACTACCATATGTGAAGAAACAATTAAAAACCTTGAAAAGGGACTAAACCCAGAATGGGAAAAAGCAAAATGACATTCTATGAAACAAAGCAAAAGATCCTTCGGAATATAGAAAAAAGGAAAACACAGTTAATTCAAGAGGGGAATTACTATTATTTAAAAGAGAAAGTTTCCCAAATGGTATCAAATGACAATCTTTTGGAGCTTTATTTAAATTGTATAGTATTTAGAAACTTTATATTAGAACAATATAAGGAAACTCAACAGAAACAATTAAGTATTAACAAGCATACTAAGATAGTTATACCCTCACATATAGTGTACAGAGGGTCATTAATAAAATAAGGGGACATGAAGTGGTTAATTCGATTATCACTATAAAGAAAACGGAAGTCTCTAAGGAGTTATGGACTAAGTTTTTAAAAAAATTAGAAGCTAAAGAGACGGAACATAGTATAGATTCCGTCCATTTCACAATTAACTCATATAACGCTGGGGGGTTTGTATGGTATATATGTAATACAGAAAAACCAAAAAAGGAGTCCAAAATGGATTTAAAAACAAAACAGGAAAAAGATTGTTTCAAAGGAATTGATGAAACAATCGATTCAGTAGCCGAAAAACTCGATAGTGGAAAGTGGGAACTAGATAAGGCAAATGCAGTAGTGCTTCAATTAATCGGAAAAGTATTAATTGGAATAGGTATAATCTTGTCTGATATAAGAGCCCATTTAGAAAAGGGGGCATAACATGAAAAAATTCTTACTATTGTCAGTGATATTCTTTTTTTGCAGCAATCCAGTAGCAATTCAAGAGTCAGAGTCCTTATTTGAATTGAGAGACATTTATCCTAATCCTTTCAAAGAGTTAACTGAAATTAGTATAGTTCTATTAGACGGGTCAGCCTTTCTCACCCTTAAAATTTATAATTCTCTGGGGGAGGAAGTCTGTATTCTCGAAGAAGATAGCTATTATAGTTGCATATCTAAAAAACAATTGGATTGGATCTTTAATCCAAAAGAATTCCACCTTCCTCAGGGTATTTATTTATGCAAAATCATAGCCAAAAAGGGGAGTTTGGAACAGAGTCTTTCTAAAAGAATAACTTATATAAAATAGGAGTCGTAACATGAAAATTACAACTAAAACGTTAGGAGAATTTTTAATTAAACATGATAGAGCTCTGTCTGATTATACAGATTGTTCCCTTGGAGAAGATCTATCTCCCCAGAAAGAGAATTTCCAGAAAAGTTAGTTATTGAAATTATGGAAAATCTTTCAACCATGTCCAAAAGAGTCTTAAAAGAGAATGGATATTATTTGTTGGATAAGGTTTTATACTTTCCCAGTTGCGGTTCAAAGGAACATAAAGCTATTCCCAAATATTGGAGAGAGTTAGAAGAAATCTTTGGTCCTTTCGATGGGGAATGGACAGACTATGACCTTTATCCTATCTCAGATTTGTTAAGAGCTATTCATTATTTAGTTTCCGAAAATTTGATTAAGGAAACATGAATAAAAAGGTTCTACATTCCTTCAGTTTTATATTTTTTTTGTATAAAACTTTTCTTAGAAAAGAATAACAAAAATACAATTCCGTAAAACGATTGAACTTGGTGAAATTCATGAATAAAATCCTTTTAATTGTCATTAGATCAGAGACAGCGAACTTTCCAATAATGATGGTTTTGGATGTGTTCCACAGCGTGTTAAAAGTATGTTGCAAGTGGGAAAATGGTTTTGTATATTAAAACAAAAAAGGTTTTTTGATTAAGTGAAATTTCCATTCAAAAAAAGAAAGGAGCTTACTAATGGAAACACCAAAAATTGTTCAACAAGTGATTGATAATTGCGAATCTGGATATTTTGAAAGGGACACAGAACAGATCGCAAAAACATTAGGCATTTTTGGAATAAAAGGAGATAATCCTAATTTGGATAAACTCCTTGAATTTACAAGTGTTTTACTCCAAACGTTTATGACACTTCAAAGTGAGTATAAGTATGTAACGGAAACTCCAATTGCACGTTTAATTGAAACGTCCTATAAACAAGGATCTAATGCAAGAAAGTAAAAAGGAGTCATAATATGAAAAATTGGGATGAGTCGGCTGGCGAATTTACTGGACAACCAGATGAAACATTTAACAGTTGCTTTATTGAAGAATTAATGAAAATAACTAAAAATAACTGGCTTGTATTTCAACGAGTAGGTAATAAAGCTCAGTTATTGGTGGCTCACGAAGCAGGTTTAACAAGTAAAAGGTTGTTTGGGCTTCCAGAAGTTATTGAAACTAAAAACTGTTTTTGGAATAACGGAGATCCTATAAAAGGAAAACTGTTTTATGAGTGGGAACTTGATCCAGATAAGAGTGGAATACTTATAGTGTGGGATCATGATTTAGGGGACGTAGTTGTTGATACAGTTGATATAGAAGTAGTAGAAAAGTTTATCGATAATGAAGACTCTGACTTTTTTCCAGAAAAAGTATGTGAAAATGTTTATTTCTCCTATATAATATAGAAAAGCGAAAAAGCAAAATGACAATCTTTTGGAACTTTATTTTGAAAAGGATTGATTATGAATAAAGATCATGAGTGTAGAAAACACTTTAAGGCTTATGGTGGGCAAGCTATAACAAGCGAAGCATTTTTTAGAAATGGTAAAAGGGTTAACCTTTACCCTTATTCAAAAAGAGCTTCAATTAAAGTAAAAGGTTTTTGTACTGTATGTGGACGTAAATTACAAAAAGCTTTTATTATAGGGAAAAGGGAAACTACTCTGAATATTTTATAAGATAAGGAGCATATCATGATAAGTACTTATAAAGTATTTTTTATAGAGAAGCCAGAACCAGAAGTGTTTTCAGCTTCTAACTGGACTTTTGAGGCTATAACAGTTCGTTTTTTTAATTCGTTAGGTTCTCTTACAAGAGAATATCCTACGGAAAAGATTTTGAGGATTGAAACAGATAGTGCCTATTACTTTTTTGACAATACTAAAGTAGTAGGTAGAATGCTTAAAGATATAAACTGAAAGGAGAACTAATCATGAGTAAGTTTGAAGATTATCTCGAAAGAGACGACCATGTCTTAACCTCAGTAGAGGAGGTCAGAGAACATTGTACTGATGAATCTTTGGGGGGGAATGCAAATTGGCCTCTTGACCGTATTAATGAAGTATTAAAAGCTTCCAATGGTAAACTGAGATTTAAGTATTATTTTCATGGTGGGGACGAAGAAACTGGCTGTCATGTATTTGAATATGACACTTGGTGTGATGACAAAGAATTGACTGATAAAGAATGGGAAAGCTTAAAAGAGATCCTTACTCGGGAACAGGAAGTAATGCATAATCCTACTCCTTCTTTTTGTCTTTGTTTAGGTTCGCTTTGGCATTTTGTACCTTACAATCTTTAAATATATAAGGAGAACCGATTATGAGTACAGTAGTTAGAGAGCACACCAGAAGCAAAAATGAATGTGCCAAAACCAGATCGTTGAATAATCCTTATGAAATCTGGGTTAACTCCCAGGACTGGGAGTGGCGAGTATTGAAAAAATACCAGTCTCCTAAAAATGAAGTAAAGAATCCTTATGCACGTTGGTTTTGTGCGGTAAAATCTCCATTTACTTTTGGATCTTGGGAATACGGAGATGTTTATGTCAGAGAAATAATAAACAGTGCTTATAAGCTTAGATGAAAACGAATTTAGTTAATCCAGCCATAAATACCCGAAGAAAATAAGAAAAGCTTGTCGTTCTTGAATTGTTGTTGATACCAAAATCTTAGACATAAAAAACAACTCCCTTCTTAAATTATTTCTTTGATTCAGCAGAGTCAAAGAAATAATTTCGTGTCTCTCTTTAACCATCCATAAATTGAGACAGCGAACTTTTTTATTTTAACAAAAATTTTACCAGATATTCTTTGGATATAAGAGAACATTCCATATGGTTAGTCTTTTTTAATGACCTCAATATAACCTTAGTAAAAATAAACTTTTAAATCAAAAATTTTAACCGATAATCTTTAGATATAAGGAAACATTCTATTTTTTTATTCATTTTTTAATGACTTCAATACAGTCTTAAAAATTACCTACCTATTGTCCTAAGTTATGTCTAGACATAATTTTGTACTATCTCTTTTTTTTGATTTTGTCCTACTTTACCAAACAATAGCCAAAAATTTTGGCCAATTGTTATCGGCTTTTTGGCCGGTTTTTTGTTTAAGTGTGTTAGACAGCGTGTTAAAAGTATGTTGCAAGTGTGAAAATGGTTTTGTATATTAAAACAAAAAATATGTTTAGATAATAATGCCAACCTCAAGAGTGGAGTTGAAAAATGGAAGCAAGAAAAATAGTAAAAGTTAAGAAGCTAACTAAAAGTAGAAAAGAAGATAGCTTGAAAAGGAATTGGCCAGGAGAATGGAGAGATAAAAATTATTATATCAGACAGGAGAAAGAAGGGGTTATGCAGTATGATAAAACAAGAAATGGAGAAACCAAGTTTGTAGATTTTAAAACAAGGGAAAATATTTCCCTAATATCAATTGAATTATAAAAGAAAGGAGCTTACCATGTTAACAAAAGAAAGAATTGCAGATTTAAAAGAGAACGGTCCTGGATATGTTAGAGAAGAATTACATATCACAATAGTTGATACAGTTCGGTCATTAATGGAAGTGTTACAATTAGAGTTGTTTGACGACGGACTGGCTTATGGAGACCAAGGTTCAAGAGAATTAATGAAAAAAACAATTGACATGATGGATAGGTTTTTTGACTATCATGAATGGAAAAACAGTCAACATGATATTGAATGGGTTAAGAAAAATAACCCAGAAGTTTTATTATAAAAAGGAGATAGTTATGCAGACATTTATGCAAAATGAATTATAAAAGAAAGGAGCAGAGCCATGGTAACAAAGGAAGAATTAGAAGTAGCATTCAATAATTGGAAAGCAAGTGAACTTACAGAAGTTGATTTGTTAAAAATTATTGAGGCTAACGTTCAAACCCCTGGTAGTGAGTATGATTGCTTTCTTGAGGGGTTTGAAGGCGATCTTGATGTAGTAGATGATTTGGAAGAAGTGTTTCGATTTGGAAGACTGGATAACTGGGATATGGAAGATCTTTTATTCTGGTTAAATAATGATGATCCAGACTTCAAGTTCAAAGACGAGCTTATTGACTGGCTTGAAGGTTATGTCGAGCCAGTCAAATAAACAAAGAAAGGAGCAGAACCATGATTTCAACAAAAATGTTGAGAAGGAAACATGCCCAATTTAGTGATATTGAAGGAATAATTGCTAAGCTGGGAAAGAAAGGTTTCCAGATAAGTTATGAAGATTTACAAGATGGGTCTGAGCCGTCTTGGATAATCAAAGCAAGAGAAGGGAACGATCCTGCTGCAAGAATTGAAAAAATTACAAAAGAGTTTATTGAGTCTTGCATAGATTGGTACAAAGGAGATGAACATTGGCAAGAATTAATGAAAGATGAACCCATGCCAACTGTAGGGGATACAAGTTATGATATAGTAATACCCAAGAAAAGTTGGATAGGGGAATATATGCTTGTTGTGTTAAGTTGGGATCACAACCCTGAAATGTTAAGAGAAATAATACCTTTGTTCAGGTATTATGAATATCACTAAACAAGGAAAGGAAATGAACTATGAGTGATGAAAACTATGATTACTTAAGTGCCATTAAAGCTGATGTAAATGGTATCGGAGAACACCTGCTTTCAATGGCAAAAAAGATTAATGAAACAAGAGTTCATGAAGATGAAATGGACTGTATGACCGCTTTTGGGGAATTTGTTTGTTGTGCTCTAAAGGAGATTTCAATCAGTATAGGAATTAAAGCTATGCCGAATGATCCTTACCGTGATAAGAATAGAGTTGCTTTTCAAGAGGCTTATGAGCCAGTAGAGGATTTAGTTGAGTATTTTACAGACGAGATTTTTGAAGGTGGAGATGATATTTCCGTTTTTAACAAGATTATTAAAGAATTATCAGAGCAAAAAGCCAAGAAATAATTGTATACAACTTAATGGTAAAAGGAAGGAGCTTATCATGCAAGTTTTTTGCACAAAGGATTTAGAAAAGTTAGCCGAGTTTGAAAAAGGTGAGTATAATTATACCTTTGACGAACCAGGTTGGATTGTACCAATTATTAAAAGGATTGTGGATTTTTCCCCAGATTATTCTTTCGGTGGATATATCAGAGTAGATAACGATGATGAAGGTAATGGATTTGACGGGATTATGATTATTAATAATGCTGACACAATTGCCAAAGAATCTGAATTCAAAACTTTTGTCAAAGAACTTTTTGAGAATCCAGAATGTTTACAACCCACCCCATCAGTAATTGATGTATGTGGTGCAATATTCATTTATGCCCCATTTCAGGTATAAAACAAGAAAGGAGATTAATCATGCTAAGATTTAAAAGTGAAAGTATCAAAAAGAGAGTTTCTAATCTTGATACACATGGAGATGAAATTGTTGATGTACTTCAGGTATTGCATGAATGGAGTATACAAGAAGATTATCCAGTAATAATAACTGGCGCTGGTCAAAAACCGGAGAAATATAGTGCATACATTGATTTTGAATTTGATGAAGATCTTCAGTTTGAAAATAACCTTGATAATATATTTGAAAGGTTTCATTTGAAGATGTTTTCCAATGGTAGGTATATTGACTTGCCTTATAATGAAAGCTCTATTATTGGTAATCCAGTTGATAGAGATTTTGATAATCACTTTCAGTCATATTATTATGAGTATGAAATAATAGGTAAAACTGTCAGGTTACTTTTCGGATTTGATGATTCTACAAGATAAAAGAGCAGACATTATGAGTAGGAAATCAGATATGCATACGGCAATACGATCTAAAGAGAAAAACACTGAATGAACAAAAGATTTGAAACAACGTAGAGATATTCGAAAGAAAGATAACAAAAACGTTGTGGCTTTTTGAAAGGATCTGAAGTAATAAACCCTAATACAGGGGCACTATTAATTTTAATTTAACACCATCTTATAATAGATAAAGCTTACCTGTAAAAGAACTTATAAGGAAAACTTATAAGAAAGAACACTGAAACACTCTACAAATCATTCGACCAAAAATCACTTCTCATCACACCCTATGTATAACAATGTATAACAATGTATAACAATGTATAACAATCAGTACCTGACCAAGTTGAATAATATTTTTCCCTATATATAGCATAGGATTTCAACTATGTGGCTAAATCAAAAAAATTCTGGGATATTTGACCTGATACCCAGTGGATATAAGGAAACAGACCATTATTAAAAAATTCCGAAATAAGAGCAGTTTTTTCGATACCCTATAAAATACCAGGTATTTGTAATAAAACTGTCCCAAACACCCCTCTATGGAATCCTGACGCTATCTTTTGAATGGGTACAGTACCCTCTTTTAAAAGAAATAAAATTATACTCCTTCTTAAGGGTGTATTCTTTCCGTGTATAAAACTACTCCTTATACGCGTGTATATGCGCACACGCGTACGTATATACGTGTATGTACGCGCGTATAGTAACAATCTCATACTTTAAAACTTATGTTCTCTGCATGCATATATATGTGTACATATATATGAACATGAAATAGCTCTTATAAATAAGGGAACATACTTTCTTATAAGCTTTTATATTAAGATTTTCATACCAACAGACCATCCACTTGGTATTATTGAGATATAAGGAAACAGACCGTCTTATAGACCATATTTGTATAAGTCCTCTTAAACCTTGTGAAAACAAACCTTTAGCTAAACTTTAATCAGAAACGTTATGGATAACACACAATGTGTTCATTAGCACTCACTAAAACCTCCTTGTAGCACTAAACACATTAGTGTTCATTTAACACAGATTAAAACACTAATGTGACACTAGAGTGTATACTCATGCCGACAGACCAAAACTTGACCTGATATCTTGTGGAAATAAGCGACCAACAGACCAAGAAAGTTAACCTCCCCTCAGACGAAAAACTATTACCGCTGTCTATCCAACTATCTCTGTTGAGTAACCGACAGACCAACCAAGTCTAGACAGCGTGCCAAATTTCCACGCGAAAACTGGACGAAATAAGGAACCTTGGATATGAAGTAAAAAAAATAAAATAATTTTTATTTTTTTATTTTTTTAATCAGTTTTAATTTTTATTTTTTTTAAACAATTTTGATTTTTATTTTTGGACACAAAAAAACACCGTACACAATAACAGTGTACGGTGTTTTTGTTTCCCAGATTGGCTATAAGGGTACTATTTGTCTAAAGAGTACACATACCTGAACAGTGGTGCTATTGCTTTTAAATCCGCTTCTGAGAAGTCCCAGTTTGAGACGGCAAGCACATACTCACCCTCCCACTCTTTTTTTGGTACGTACCTACCTTCAGTCATTTCGTTAACAATAAACCAATCTGTAATTTTACTGATGAAACCTGCCACATAGTCTGCACCCACCTCATAAGGTTCGATAGTGTAAAAAAATTCCCTCTCATCGTCTGCGTTGTAATCTTCTTCATAATTAACCACAAACCCTTTTGCCCGCAAAAGTGCAAGTATTCTATCAATATCCGAATAGATTAGATGTTTAACGTGTTCACTTTGGTGATAGAGTCCTGTATCAAATAGCATTTCATTTTCATTGTCGCTTTGGTTTTTAGATGGAGTTAGCTCGATTTGAGGTTTTATCTCGTCTATAATATTTTGAATGACTTCTTGAATAGGTGTACAGTCGGGCTTTTCCCGCAAATGATAATTTAAACACAGTGCCTCATCAGGTAAAACATTGGTTATATCATCTTCAGAACATTCGTCTGGTATTGAAAAAATAGGCTTTCCACAATTAGGGCATGTTTTGTTTGCCTTCATTTTACAGCTCCTTTCTTTTTTAGTAGCCAATACAGGTGCTAAAATATTTATTTTTTCTTTATTGGTATAAAAGATAGCCTATCGACATTACTGATAGGCTATCTTTTATGTTATTTTCTTATCGGCTGTTTCGGTTAGTCATTTTTGTTATTTGCTTGCAATACCAAATTTTTCGAGCAGGCTATCTACTTCATCGTCTTGGATAGGTCGTACCTTTGACAGCGTTGCACCCATACGCTCAAAGGTCCTGCCGTAATATTCGCCCGTGTTGCTATCAAAAAAGACAGTCAGTAACCCTGCATAAGCCTTCTGCAGGGTCTCCACCTGACTTGGTAAGACTACCCCATAGATTGACTGGCTTTGTATTTCAAGGCTTTCCAATACTTCACTGTCGCTATTTGTATCGCTTCCAATTCTAAAGGCACACATCCCACTCCTGGCGAAATATTTGAGGCAGTCCCTTATTTTTGCGCGGGTGGCTTTTAGCGCGTCTTTATGAGTTGGAACAGCTCCATTGTGAGACGCTGCATAAGCTTCGATTTCCGAAATGCCGTTAATACCATTATTTAGCATTAGCTTACCGATGTTAGTATCAAGCTTATTGCTTGATGTGGTACGTCTCTCGATTACTCTTGTAACTACTGGTTCTGATTTGTTTGTATCAGCCTTTTTTTGGGCTGATATTTCAGCCCGGATTTGTTTGGTTGTTTCTTTACTCATTTTTCCACTCCATTCCTTTTTTTGAAACAGCCGATAAGAGAAATTATTAAATGATAAGCTTTCCGTTTCCTGTTCCACATTTTTTGCACTCGAAACTTAACCATAATCCGTTAAACTTGTCCGACCAAAATACTGCACATTCCGCTTTGGAGTCGAGAAAATAATCATTATCATAGCCACAGTATTCGCAATGCAATGCTTTTTTAGTATTGTATACTTTTGTACCTACTTTGAGGCTTTTAATATCGTCAATGATAGTATCCACCACGTCAATCGGTACGTAACCCGCAATGACGTAATCAACTAACTCGCTATCAGAGTTAATATCACTCCAATCGGTATACTCAAAGTAACATTTATTGTACCAGTCAAATTCTTTTAAAATTTCCACGTTTTTCCGCTCTGATGATATTAACACTTCTACTGTTGTATAGTCTTTAATGTAGTTTAAGTCTTTTTTCGGGCTTGAATAATGATATTTCGACCCTTGAATGCTCAGACTATATCCGTTGATGTGGATATGCGGAAAAATATCCGAATTAACTCGTTTTAGATTTTCCATGTTTTTCTCCATTCCTTTTTTAAAATAGTCAAAAGAAAAAATGTCAACTGTCAAAACATTTTATACCAGTAATAAGCCTTCCATTTCTTGCACCACAGTTTTTGCATTCGAAAGTTAATAACATTTCGTTCATTTCGTCCGACCAAAATATTGTACATTCTTCCATTGAGGCAAGAAAGTAGTTATTATCGTACCCACAGTATTCGCAATGCAATGTTTTTTTGTCGTTCCGTTTTAGATTTTCCATGTTTTTTCTCCATTCTTTAAAGTGTAAATAATTCGTACTCTTTTTTAATGTATTCTTCTAAATCAAAAATCTCTTTTTCTTTTCCGCAAACAAAAAGGATTAGACTTTTTGAAAGTGAGTAATGATAATCAGCTTTCTCAGCTTTCCTTTTAAGCTCGTCAATAAGCCTTTCTTTTATTTTACACATTATCAGCTTTCTTGCTTCTTGTTTTGATTTTCTCATTCTTTTTTCCTTTTAAGTGTTTAATAAAATTGATGATAGTTCGTCGATAGGTACTGTTATTATTTCGCCTTCTGCTGTAAAAAATAAAATTTCACTGATACCATCAGAAGAACAAGTGTCATTCGGCTTGTAACCAACAATATTTATGTCAGTGTAACCCCGCCCCGTCTCAATAGTTGCGTTGCTTTTGAGTTTTACAGTTAAGCTTAAGTCCCAATCTTCTGTATGTTCGTACCAACCAAGTTCATGGATGTGGGCAAGCCTACATTTTAAATCTATTAACTTTGCTACCCTGCTTTCGTTATCTTCATTATCGTCAAAAATGACAGGCTCAAAGTTATCGACCATTTCTGTTGATATATGCATGATTTGTTCCCTTTCTTTTTTTAGTTTAACCTTGCGTGGAAATCATTCAAAAGTTGAGTATAGCCGTCTCCATAACAGCACCAGACATCTTTAAACAGTCTTATAATGTCATCTTTTTTGAGCATTTCTTTTGCAAGTTCGGAGTATACTACTAACTCCCACGCTTTTTTGTAGGGATTATACTCAATCTGAGCGTATCTAAGACCTCCGTTAATGTTATAGTACGTTTCTTCTGCCTCACTATCCCAATGTCTTGTAACGGTATATCCCTTACTTTCTAATTTTTTGATTATTCCTTTAATGTCCATTCTTTTTTCCTTTCTTTTTAATGGAGTAGATTTAAAAACAGTTTCTAAAACAATTTTCAAAGAACAAGCAAAAGAGGTTATTATAGAATTATTACTTTGCTCTTTACTTTCACTACATACCTTATATCTAATGGTAGTGAATTTTTAATTTAATGTCAAGAACTTTTTTTCAAAAACGAAAAAAAGTTTTAAAAAAATAATTTCTTTTCTCATTTTTAAGAATATCTATTAGATATTCTTTTTATCTGGTAAGAAGTCATATTTCTTAAAGAAAAATTATTTTTCCTTTTTGTACAAACATCCTTAATAAAAAAATAATTTTTTCTTTTTTTGTAGCTCCACTTATCAGAGACCGATTTAACTTATTTTCAACTAAATGCTAATAGCATTATTCAATATTCAATATTCAATATTCAATATTCTGTGTTCTTAGTGTTAAAAGTTATTATTTCTTCTCTAAATCTTTGTTTTTATTAGAGTTAGGAAGAATAGACAGGGAATTTATCAATAGAATAACTTATCCAGATATATCTGCCACATTGACAAGTATACCCTCTACTTCTATGAGAATCTATATCAAAATATTTCCATTGTGAATAACAATAAGAACAATAACCATTGTTCCAGTCTTTCTTTTCTTGATTGTAAGCCCAATATATTCCTATAATAAAAAACAGTATTAATATACTGAATAGTATTATATATAACATTTTTATTTCTCCTTTTAAAAGGAATAATATATTTTAAACACTTTAGTGTTTTTATTAATTGTTTTGGGTTTTTGTTTTAAAGACTTTTTTTAAAAATTTTCTGATAGACAGGGAACTTTTTCAAGTTGTATTGTCCATTGAAGATATTCTTTCCATTATTGCTTCTTGTACTTCTTCTGGTAAATCTTCAAAAGGGGTTTCTCCATATTTTGATTGACATAATTTTATATCCAGTCTATCAGTATTGCCCTGATATTGATTATAACCCTGTGGAGATCTTGGATTGATTGACATACCATAAAAGGAATTTCCAATTACAACTATATAGCGGTCAACTGTTTTAGTACAATCTGGGCAATTGTTTGTATCAAATACTTTTACATTTTTCATTTTGAAGACTTTCATTGTTTTTTCTATACCCCTCTTTAAAAAAATTGTCAATAATTGGTTAAAATAATATTCATAATAATTAATTTAGGATACTATATGCAATATTAAATAAATAATTGATATTAACTATTGAATACAAAATTAGTGTTTTTTAAATATTGAGATTTTTGTTAATTTCCAGTCAGTAAGTCTAGTTTATTAACAAATTCGTTCTATTGTTTGTCCTTTGTTATCAAGAAGATAACAGGGATTATTTGTATATATTTTTAGAACTCCTTCCTTCTGTTTTGCTATAATAGTTTTATATTTGAAATATCTTACATCTGTTTCAAATGCTTCTTCTACTTTTTTTGAAAATATTTCTTTTGGCATATTTTCAAGCCATGTAAGTAAATCACTTAAAAATACAAAACCATCACCGTGAATATATTTTTTATCAATATCTTCACGTAAGGCGGTCATATTTTCATATTCAAAAGCATCAATATATTTGAAATCATTATGGTAGGCTATATATTCTTCCACTTCAAAGATCCACCATTTAGATTCCTTGTTATGAGTATCTAAAACTTTGATTAACATAACTACCTTCCTTTCTACTTACTATTGACTTACTGACTGGAGAATTGTTTTAATTTGTTTTAATATAGATTAACTTTATTGAAAATTCAACTTTAATTGTTAATTGCATTATTGGGGTTTTGGATATGCTGAGTTTCTAAATAAATATCTAATTTATTAGATAATTTAACGGTTTTATCGAGATGGGTTTTCATAGCTTTTTTCATTCCATTTACAACTTTTTGTACCGGTAAATCTGCTATAGCTAAAGATAAAAATTTTAAGTCTATAGGATTATTTTTTTCACTTATAATCCCAAGGAAGTAGGCAGTAAGCAGGGCTTGTTCTTCTTCTGTCATTCTTTTTAGTTTTTGTTTAAGGTAAATTTTGTTTTATCATTCTTTTGTATTCTACAAACTCTCTCTCTAATTGTAGTATATCCTTGTTGAGGGGTTTTAATTTTTTTAAGTATTCTTCTACGTTGTGTGGAAGTTTCCTTTTCATTTGTATATGAGAGTGAGTATGATCTTTAATTGATTTTAATAGCATCGATATTATTTCTATTGTAGTTATTATATCGACATGTTTTTTACTTCCATGGCTTGGGAATTTTTTCCTTATGGAAATAATAGGATTTTCTAATAGTTGAGGCTCTAACATATTTTTCCTTTGTTATTAATATAGAACAGTTTTTGTTGAATAAGTAATATTGTCTATTATAAATATATAATAAAATCCTTGACAAGTCAACGAAATATTTATATATTTATGATATTAAGAGAGAACTAGGAGAAAACAATGAACAAACCAAGCAAGGTTTTAGTATCTAATCTGAGCAAAACAGCGAAAAAATGGAGTATTGTGGATGAAAAAGGAAAGTTACCTGTCCGTTTTGTTGAGTTGTATGAGAGAGCAGAAAAACTTGAACAGGAAGATTTAGTTAAATTGGACAATGAAATAAAAATGTTGTATACTTTACAACAGCATTTGTTAGAAAGTGGTGTTGTAAAAAGAGATGGACAACGTAAAGAAGTGGATTATGATTCAATTACTATAAGACAGTTGCTTTTAATAAATAAGCAATTGATCGCCGCTAAAGAGGTTAGACAGAAATTAGAAAGAGAAATTAGATTGGATGTAATGACTATAAGAGAACTTTTAGTTCAAATAGTTGAACAGGTAAAGATATATGTTCCCGAACACCTGACAAGAAAAGTTTTGGGGGCCATAATGAACAATGTTATTGTACCTCATCGAGAAAAGAAAAAGATTATTGGAGATGACGGAGGAATGTTAACTACTAAATCTATCTCTGAAGAATTACATTTACGGGGAGAAAATGGAACTTCTTAAAATAACGGTCTTTTTTGATAATACAAAAACAATAACTGTAGAGGACCCTATAATACAAAAGATAACAGTACTTTATCCTTTAACAGATAAAATAACTGTTAAAGTTAATATAAGTTAGGAGTGTAATATGGCAACTTTGACACTTACTGATGGTAAAATTGAAATATACAAAGGAGATGATCGTGATATCCAATTTACTGTTCAAGATATGGACGGTAATGCTAAGGACATAACTGGAGCAGATCTTTGGTTTACTGTAAAGAAGAATATAACTGATAACACTGCCAAGATTTATTTGACTACTGGTGATGGTATGACTATAAGTGCTTCTGATTCTGCTGTTGGAGTATTTACAGTTAATATAAGTACAACTGATACTGAAGACTTGAAAGCTGGTGAATATGTCTGGGAAGCAAAAATGAAACTCAACAACAGAGTAACTACTTTACACCAAGATAAATTTGAAATATTAAACAGAGTATCATAATGACGGATTTACAAGCTATAATAAAAGATGAAGTAGTAGATGAATTAGAGTCTATTATTCATGAGGAACAATATAAAAGACATCAAAAACTTCTTCCCTGGACTCCTGAAAAAAGAACGGAGTTCGGGAGTTTATTAGAAACTCCCGAAGGAATAGAGCAACTTATAAGAGATGATTATTTTTTGGGTTGGGGGGATAGGATATATGATAGTATATTACAAGACGTAACAGATCTTTTTATGGAAAGAAAGAAAAGGGATATAAACTTAGCTATATTTATATCCAGTATTGGGGCGGGTAAAAGTTGTGAAGCTTCTATTATCTTATGGCTTACTTGGTTAGAGTTAGTATGTTATGGTGATCCTCAAAAATATTTTGATTTGGGTGTTGACTCAGTTATAGCTTTTATTATTTTGTCAAGGACGGCAGTACAAGCTAGAAAGGTTGCTTTTAATGAGGTGTGGAATCGTTTTCAAAGTCCTTTTAACAAGGATTATTTTCCTGCTAGCCCAAGATACAGGACAGAAATTATAATGGAAAGAAATAATATTGTATTATTCCCTGGTACTAGTTCTGCTTTATCAGCACTCGGATATAACTTATATGGAGGAATTGTTGATGAAGCTAATTTTTTAGAGGTTGTTGAAGATAGTAAAAGGGCAGCAATGGAGGATAGATATGAAGCGGCTGAAGATATGTATAATGCCATTACTAATCGTATGGTTTCGAGATTTATGAAGGCCGGTAAATTACCAGGATTGTTAGCTATGATATCTTCTCCTCGTTATCCTACGGACTTTTTAGAAAGAAAAGTAAAGGAGGCTATAGATTTAGGAAAACTTTCTAATGTATTTTTTAGAAAAAGAACTTTGTGGGAAGCCAAAGGAAAAAAATTCTACCCCTCTAATCAATATTTTTATATAAATACTGAAACGTTAGAAGAAGTAAACCCTGGTAGAGCTGAAAAATTAATCAAATTAAAAAATATGCTTTCAGAGATGAGAGGGAGTTATGATAAAAAGTTTGCTAGATATGCTAAATATGGAGTTAGGGTATGATATCAGCCGTAGTTGACATAGAGACAACCGGATTAAATCATAAAAAGGATGATATAATTGAAATAGCTGCTATTTCTTTTAAAGGACATAAAATTTTAGATATTTTTCATTCTTATATTAATATTGATAAAGAGATACCTCAGACTGCAATCAATATTCACAAGATAACAAATAAAATGCTTAAAGGTTTTCCTTATTTTAGTGATATTGTATATGATTTGAACAAATTTTTAAAAGATAAACAATTGTATGCTTATAATTCGAATTTTGAAAAAAGATTTTTGAATAGTTGTAAAGGTCTTAAAATAACTAAAATTTTTGACATATTGAGTTATGTAAAGAAAGTTCAACCAAGTTTGAGTTCATATTCTTTAAAACATGTATGTAACTATTATCAAATACCTTTAAAGCCGCATGGTGCAATAAATGATGTATTGGCTTGTTATTGGTTAGTAAATATATTATTCAAATAGGGAGATCAGTTATGCCTAAGATGCCTTGTACTAAAAATGGTAAAAAAGGGGTAAAATGGGGAAAAAGTGGGAAGTGTTATACGGGTCCTGGAGCTAGTAAAAAAGTTGATAAACAAAGAAAAGCAATTTGGGTTAGGAGAAAGTCAGGATAATGGCTATTATTAAAGTTCCATTAGAGTTAAGAACAAGATTTTATTCAAGTCGAGCTAATTTTGTGAGGGATATATGTTGTTATCCTATGGATGCAATCAGGCCTTTTTTTAAAAGAAAAACAATGCTTGAAAGGATTTATGATGCAGAACGACAGAATCCTTTGGATGAGAAACTATTAAGATTTTATGATTGGTATACTCCCATTAATCTTGAAGCTCCAAGATATTTACATTTTGACTTAGGTGTTACGCAAGACAACGTTGGAATTGCTTGTACTCATGCTAGTCATTTTGTTGAAAGGACTGTTACTAAAGAGGGGGAGACAAGAACAACTTTGGTACCTTTTATTTATTTTGACTTTCTTGGTCGGATTGAAGCTCCAAAAGGTCATGAAATTATATTAGAAGATGTAGTTAATGTTGTATATCAATTTGCTAGATATGGAGCTTATGTTAGACTTGTTACTTTTGATGGTTTTCAATCAGTTAGTTCAATACAGTCACTCAACAGGGATGGTTTTACTTCTGCTAGATTATCAATTCAAAGAACTGCTAATAAAATTATAGTGGATCCTAGAGCTGAAAATGGATGGAGAAAAGAGTCTACTGAAAAACAATATATTGCAGCTATGCAATCTCTCAAGGATATTGTTTACCAGACTAGAGGTTCAGTTCCAAACCACCCATATTATTTTAGAGAGGCAAAAGGAGCTGAATATGATGAGAAGATGGTAAAAGTGGATCATCTTCCAAACGGTACTATTGATATGTTGCAAGCTATGGCAGGGGCCACTTTTAATTGTGAAAACAATTCTTATCCTCCAGTTGATGAATCAGAGTTTAAGGGGAGTCACACTAAAATAGAAGATAATTTTTATGAAGAACATAATTATTCCGATTTAGGGAAATCAAAAAATGAAGTAGAGGATTCTTTTTATAAAGAAATAGAGGGAGATTATGGATTTTAAAAAATTGTTTAAAAGACCGGAAGTAATTACAAAAGAAGAGCATGACAGAATAGTCCATGATGTAATGATTGCAACTAGGGATGAAGAAAGAACATATTGGAGAGAGAATAATTCTGATATGGAAAAGTGGAAACCTATAATAGTGAAAGATTATAAAGATCCTTTTTATCAGCAAATGTCTGAAAGTGCGATGTATTGTCTTCCAAAATATAAAAGACACAGTAAGATAACATTGCCCACAAGAATTGGAGCTATTCTTGAGTCAGTTACTGGAGGTTGGATATCTTTGGGAGGTGGAGCTCACCTTTTAAGGAGACAACAGGATCTTAATTCTTTATTATTACTTCAAGATGCAATTTTTTTAAAAGTTCAACAAGATCCACATGCTAGAGCAATTGTAAACAATATTAAATATTATACTATAGGAAAAGGTACTAATGTAGCCTGTCAAGTTCCACAAGTTGCTAAAGTTATAGATGAATTTAGACTATTGAACAATATGGAACAAAGAGAAAAACAAATGGTTAGGACGGGTTATATGTATGGGGAGTATTTTGTACATTTAATAGTTGACAGTAAAGGGAATGTTTTACTCAGGGGAATTGACCCTTCTGAGATTGAAGAAATAGAAACATTGGATGATGTTAATACCCCTTTATCTTATAAAAGAAGGTGGGTTTCATCAACTGGAGATTCTCAAACTGTTTGGATACCCGATTTTAATTATTTTGAACAACTTAAAAGGGAATGGAGGAATGTAAGTAAAAGAGTTAGAACTACTGAAGAGAAAACAAGGAAATATATACAATATATTAAATACGGGGAGGAAGGTGAAACTAGAGGTAGACCCCCTATGGGTTCTACATTAAAATATCTTAAATATTATGAAAATTTTTTAATTGATAGATTGAGGTTAAACCATGAACGAGCGAAAGTAGTATGGATTAGAACTGAGCAGGGTAGAGGAAAAGATTCATATGCTAACCCTTTTCAAGCTCCCAAGGGAGGAATTATGTTAAGGGAAACTGAGGATGTTAGATATAGAATTGAATCTCCAAAATTGGAAGCCGCGGATGCAAAGACTGATGGGGATGCTGTACTTTATATGATAGGAGCGGCGATAAATATGCCCATACATATATTACATCAGGATGCCACTACGAGTGTCTACGCCGGGATTCGGAAGTCTGATACTCCATTTGGGCAGATGATTTTGGACAATCAGGATTTTTGGGGTGACCAATGGAAACTTCTTCATAAGTTTGTAATACATCAAAAAGTATTAAAAGGTAAACTTCGAGAACATTATAGAGTTCCTCATTTTGATCAGAATGCTATTGAAGCTGTTTTGAGGATAATAAATGAAGCAGTTGTTGATGGGAAAGATTCAAATGATATTACAAAAGACGCCAAAAAGCTGTTAAAAAAAGAAAAACAGATTAAAGTAAAAACTGAAGAGATCCCTGTTCTTCAAACTTTTCCTTTAATGGTTAATGATAATCCTCTGGAGGTGGCCAAGGTTTTAAAAATACACCAAGAATTAGGTATTGTAAGTCAAGCTACATTATCAAAAAGGGCTGGTTATGATTGGAACCGTGAACTTCAACAACTGTTAAAAGAGAAGGAAGACGGCTATGACCAGTTTAAGACTGATAAGAAAGGTTTAACTGATGATCGAGGAAATCCAGAAGACCGTGACCACGACAATATACCTCCCGATTTACCAAGGAGTTAACAATGTTAGAAGATAAAAAAGAAAAACCAAAAGCTTTGCACTTAATGGACGATAGCAAAGATGTTGTTTTTAGTTTTACAGTAGTTAAAAGAAAGAATAATACGGTAGATTTAGGTGGGGATGATTTAGACTATGTGGATTTGAATGAGATATACCGTTGTATATGTGATATAAAAAATCAACTTGAAAACCTCAGGGTTATTGAGGGTATGATGAATTTGGTAGGAGATAAGGAGGAATAATGCCTGAAATACCCAAAAAGGACAGAGAGAAAATTAAAAAAGTACTATTAGAGAAGTTTGATAAGACTCTTGATGTTAATAGTTTGGCAGATGGTGTACCTGTTTGGAAGGTTTTATTTTTTATGTTAGACCGTATTAATACTGCTTCTTTTTATGGTACTTTCGAATGGAAGATAATAGGAACAAAAGTTAAGGATGTGAAAATAACTAATCAAACCTTTCGTTCTGATGGGATTTACGATATTAATGGTTTCTGATATTTTAATTGAGTTAATCTTTTTATTTGGAAGTTTGAGAAGATTTTCCTTGACAATGTAGGTGTTATATCTTATATTATAGTGCAATTCAATTAAAACGAGTACAATTATCTAAGTTGACCGTTTGTTAGTATTATAATTATTTGTAATATATGGCGAGCGGTTTTTAGTTTTAAAGGTTATTGAATGCCTTACCTTTGTTTAAAATATTATTATTGAAAATAAGGAGAGATAGCTATGCCGTGGAATGTCTCAATGGTGAGTAGACATACTAAACTTGCTAAAACTAACTCTGAAAAGAGACAATGGGTTAAAGTGGCAAATGGGGCTAGAGATGCTTGTTTGAAAGAGGGGGGAACAGAAGAATATTGTGATGCTAAAGCTATAAGAATTGCTAATGCTCATATACGAAAAATGAAAAATACAGAAAGTAAATGGGGTAAACTTAATATTGCCGTTGCTCCAATAAACATAATGGAGGCAGAAAAAGAAAAAGGAGAAAGAAGAATTATTATTAGAGTATTACAAGGAGATGATGGAGAAGAAAATGATGGTATATCTTTAAACAACAATTATTATAGTAAGGAAGTCGCTGAAAGTATAGCTGTGCTTCTTCAAGATAGTAAAAATATGTATATAGATCATATTGATAGAGATAAACTTCAGGAAATGACCCCTTATCTTGGGGCGGGTAGACCTTTAAAAGACTTAGCTGGAATTATTGAAGAGACTTGGGCTGAAAATGCAGCTACTTATGCTAAAGTTCATTTGCCTGACAAACCTGAAACTGGTTGGTTATATGAAGTATTGAGAGAGCACCCTGATGCGGTTGGAGTTTCTATTGATGCTATGGCTTTTTCAAAAGAAGGTAAGATAAGAGATCGGGAAGTTAATATAATTGAGAAGATTGACTATGTAGAAGAAGTTGATTTTGTAGGTAAACCTGCTGCTGGGGGTAATTTTATTGCTATGGCCGAATGTGTTCAGGAGGGTGTTATAAGACAGTTAAATGAAGAGGAGATTGTAGATGATAGTTATATAGATAAAACTATTGAAATATTAAAAAATTATGATCAATCAGACCCTGTAGTACGGGTGATAATGGATCTTCTTAATAATGCAAATGATAGAACGAAAGACACTATTGAGGGTATTATAAAATTTTTGAGTTATAATAATATAGACGAACTTATTGAGAATATTATACAATTTTTGAAAAAGGATGAAATTGTTGAAAATATAACTCAAATTTTAGAAGAGATAAAAACTACAACTCAATCACTTATTTTATCAAAAGAGGTATTTCCTACAAAAGAAAAAGCTAATAAATGGGTCAAAGACCATAATAAAAAGATCCCAAGTGGGGGAGCAAGGGAGACCGAGAACTCTTGGAGATATGAACAAGTACCTAAAGGTCACTTTATTCCTGAAAGTTTTAGGACTATAGAATTAACAAAAGGTGTAAAGGCTGTAATCGGTCATTTAAAGAAACAGTATAGGAAAAAAGAGAGTTTGAATCTAAAACAAAATAACATAGGAGAGGATAACATGGAAAACGAAGAAATTCGGAATTTAACTCTGGAACAAATCAATGCTTCGGGGAACAAATTGGTAGCTACGCTTAGGGCAAGTCTTAAAGAAGAGCTGATAAAGGAAATGGAAGAAGATGGTAAAATCAAAGAGCTTGAAGAGAGAAACAAAGAGCTTGAGGAAAAAAACAAAGAGTTTGAGGAAAAAAACAAAGAGCTAGTTGAGAATGAAGCTAAAAGAGAAGCGAAAATGAAAGCTCAGGAAAGAAAAGCTTTCATTTCTGCCGAAGTAAAACGATTGGAGATCCCAGAGAGTTGTATAACGGAAAGGGTTCAGGAAGTTTTGGAAGAAATGGAGGGAGATGAGAAGGTAACTGGATTTCTTGAAGATATTGCAAAGGCTGTTAAAGAAACTACAATTTCTGTTGACAATCCTGGAAATGATAAAGATAGCGATGAGGACAAAGGTAAAGACAACAATGAAAACAATGAGAAGAAAATTGAAGAAGCTTTGAACCCTGAAAATTTTACGGGTCCTTATATAAGATATATTGACTCAGAACAGTTTGCTAGAGATATGAAAGCGAGGTAAATTATGGCTACAACTAGTAATATTAAAATCTTACACTACTCAAACAATCCATTTGATAGATGGGAATGGCCTGTAGGATCGAGTGTTGTTTTTGCTCACGGAGACTTAGCTGAAAGTGTTAGTGGTACTGCTGGTACTGCAACAGTTGTGGATGGTGACGATAACGATCAATTTATTGGGGTTGTAGAAACCGGATCAGCTACTGGAAGTACTACACCAATTGCCGTCCTTATAAGATGTATTATCAAAGGTAAACTAACTGCTGATGCTGTTGATGCTGGTGATACAGTGAAATATAATGCTGGTGCTAATGGTACTGATTGGGTTTTTGCAGATGCTACGGCTGAAGGGATTGCGTGGTGTTTTGAAGGGGATGGAATTGCTGCTTCTGGAAGTGGAAAACTATTGATTGATGTCCCACGTTTAGATGTCGGAATATTTGAAGTA